TGACCGATCGCTTCGTACGTACCGTGCTTCTTGAGCAGGCCTTCCATCCGCTGGTTCGAAGCGTAATACCAGTTGCCGTCCATCGGATCCTGGATATAGAAAACGCTTGCCGATTTCATCACAACTCCGGGCGCCAATTCCGTGCAAACCTTATCCGTGCCGCGAAAGTTAATCGTGATCTGTTTCGATGCCATGTTTTTCTGCCTTTCTTTTGGGTTTAACTTACTACGTTCTCTTAATTCTTTTTATATTATATATGAATCTAAGTTGGTCGTCAATATTATATTAAAGAACCTTTAGCCTTGACTTCTATTATATTTCCAATCAATCATTTAGAAGATAAGAGAGTCCTGAAGACATGTTAAATAATAAGTCTTGATTTCCAATCTATTCTATAGACATTAAATAAATTGGAAATGTGTATATGAAATGAAAATAATTATTGTGTTGACAAGCGTTAGGAATCTTCTAATACAAAGATTTCACGGAAAGCCGGGTGGGCGCAATGCGCTCTCTCAAAAAATTTTTTAACCAAAAAATCCAATTCTACTTCTATATAGCCCCATTTATATCTTTATAAATCACTAAATATATAAAATGATTTATAAAAAATTTTTAATAATATTATGTTTAGTGAGTGGATGTGTATCGGCTCGTGCTCGCATATTTGATTGGAACGAATCTGCTAATAGCCCAGTATACGGTCCAACTAATTCAAGCGATAAGGCTTATTATCCTTGTGTGATTTATGATACCTACCAATTTTCAGGACACGGCTCATCAAACTACTATAAAATGTGGTATGCAGATGGTAATGGACAATATGAGGCTCTAGTGTGTTCTAGTAATGGAATCAATTAGGGCAATGTATTTCTATTAATATAGAAGACTAATAATAGAAAACTAAATGAATATTACATAATGGTGTGGATTAAAATTTAAATATTTCTTCAATCTATTCTATTATTTTCATAAATATTATATGAGACATATTTATGATAGACATCACTATTCCATTGTTTGAAGAGTTCTTAAAAGAAACTCCAGATACGATTTTTAAGACTGTAGGCTCATTTAAATCTAACTATACGTCACCATGTGCTCGATCATTTTTAATTTTTAATAATATTATATTTTATGTAATAAACGAAAATACAGCAGATACCACACATTATACTATGAGGAGATACATAAAAAACATTTTAAGAGACCTCAATATTACTACAGTATCTCATTTTGCTGAAGCCTTGCTCAAAACTTATCCAGATTGTTCAATGAAGACTAATGGAATTAAATCCCAAGATCAATTTGATCTGTTTAAATACGAACACATGAGTCACATGAGTCACTTGAATACAATTAATGGGAGATTGTTTTTAAATCCATTTAAAGATGGTAAAAGTATATTAACTTTTTGGGCAAAAGTAGATATTGTTAAACCTTATAAAACATTATTACAACAAATGCTCAAATATTTTGGTTTACATGAAGAACAATGTTTATATCAACTCTCTGACCAGGAGGATAATGAATATTTTACCTATTATCAATTTTATAATTTGCCTGTGCCTTCTTCTAAACCAGAATGGCAGCAAAAAATAGATAGAGAAAAACATCTTATGAATCCTATATTGAAACAGGCTGTTAAAAATGTTAATACAACAATAGGGTTTGATAGACCTGTTGATGCTCGTCTTAATTTTATGAGAACCATTGGGGATTCTGTTGAAACACCAAAATTTAATAGGTATCTTATGATACAAGAAAATATAGTTCGTCCATTTTTAAAATTTTATCATGCCTTTAGTAGAGGCTCCTTACCAGATAAAGAAATTGTTATAGAATGTCTTATGATATTAGAACAATATTATAGAGAATATTTAGAATGGTATTCAGATCATCCGGAAAGAATACTGGGATATGAACAGGTCTATGAAGATTTTACCCGACAATATAAAAACATTCAAAGATCAATAAAATCTGAAATGTTAACACACATGATTGCAGCAGTAGATACAGGCATTAATCAATGGCACCATGACTATCCTGTTATTGCACATTTAGGTATGGAAGTAAAATTCGGCGATAAAGAAGATATATCCGACAAAGAATATAATACAGCAGAAGGAATAGCTGGAAAGGTTTATGATATATTAGTTGGTCTAGGAAGATTGCCTAAAGAATCTCCATATATTCCAAAGAAAAAAAGTGATTCTCAAGTATAATTATATATAATTTAATAAAGGAATGTAATATGTTTAATAAAGAATTGTATGATAAATATGACCTTGCAGGAAAGCAGTTGTTATTTAAAATACTTGAGCCTCGTGGATTTGAATTAGTAGACGGTTTCGTGGAAAGATTTAAAGATTGTGATATTGTTGTTAAAAATACTGATTCAGGACAAAAAACAAAATGGGATGTAGAGGTTAAAAATTCTATTCAATTCGAAAAGGTGTGGTCTGGAGAATATAAAGACATTATTCTTAATCAGCATAGAGGGTCAACAAATGCAAAACATTTTGTTATATTTTCAAGTGCCTATGATAAAATGATTTTATTAAAAATGGAAGATATTAGGATAGCTCCTACAAGGTTTCTTACTACATCAAGAGGTAAAGAAAAATTTTATACAGTAGATAGAAAATTAGGCAACTATTTTGAAATCACATACGATCAAGAAAACAACCCCCAAGTTAGAAAGGTTAATATTATTTAAGGATATTTTTGTCCTTTCACTTTAATGCTTGTAATAGGCGGAACAATTGCTTCCCAAACCATTTTCCAACCACCAATTACTGTATCGTCCCAAGTAATCCAGAACTTCTTTTTATTAAATTCTAAAATGTATTTAATGGTGTGCGTACCTTTCCAAGAAGGCACTTTTACTATTCCCCAATGGTCTGGTGGTTCTGTTCCTTTTCGGTCACATTCTTTAATAAGTGGTTCGCCAAAATTAATTGCTCTATTATATAATCGAACTCCATATGTTCCATTTTTATAAACAAAAAATTCAGTTATCTGTGATGTGTCATTTGCAAACAATCTATCCCATCCTGACCCATTGCTTTTAATATTTAAAGTGATAGCGAATTCATTATCTCTATCAAAGTAAAATTTGAAAGAATCATTTGAAGTTGAACAGGTAATACCTTTAAATTCTGCGTTTACCCATCCTTGAGTGGGATCTGGTGGAGGTGGTGGTTCAGGTGGTTCAGGAGGCGGCTCAGGAGGATCTGGTTTAAAAATTTTATTCCACAGATCTACTATTGTTCTCCAAAAACTTTTTAAACTCATTATATTAAACTCCATTATTTATAATACTATACCATATCCTAGTGCACTACCTACTTTCCAAGAGACAGGAAAGACTACTGTCTTTTTTCCTTTACTCCATTCTGTGCTCCATTTATGTATATTCGGCCAGCCACATTCTCTACATAATGTTTCGCCACCATGAGGACACCACATTCCGTTTAATGATGCCACACCAAAAAATTCATTAGATGGTTGCCAGTCTCTAAAAGATGCTACCCAAGCAATAGTCCAAATACCATTATCTAGATAAGCTGCAAACACTGCACCTGAATTGCCTCCATCAACTTCAACTGCTCCATGAACAGAAGCTGCCCGTATCCATGTACAGGTTGCATTTTTATTAGCACATTCATCTGGCTTACCCTCTCTTACAAACACAATATCATTAAGGGTAGGATTAGATAATACTTGAGGAGAAATATTATCTGACTGAGATCCGTTATAGTTTAGTGGGCCTTTGAGTATGGCAGAAACATCAACAATATCATGACCAGCTTCTTGTCTAATAAATATTAATCCATCCTCGCCAGGAGGAGGTGTTGGACCTGGAGGAATAGGTGGCACTGGAGGAAAAGCGCCAAATGCCGGAACTATATTTTGACCAAATATATGATTCTCATCATTCCACCACCAACCTTCTACAAAACACATTCCGCGAGATTCAGCGGACGCAATACCTTGCTTAATAGAATTTGTTGGTGCTCGAGGAGCTGTTACACCATCATAAGAAACTTCCGACCAAAGATTAGGCTTGCCTAGTATTAAATCTTCTATTTCTACAACAGCACCGTTTTTCATTTCTGCTTGTTGAATACCAAAATCAACATAGCTTAAATGAGCATTCCATTCTGCTGTAGAAACTTGTGGCCACAATAATTTCTTTCGAGTGGTTTGATCACCTACAAGAATTCCTGGTGCATTAGATTTCCACCATTGTGCAAACTGGATTCTATATGCATCGGATATTCTCCAGCTTTCACGCCCTGGAGCAACAGCATATTTTAAACCAGAAAGAGTATTTCTGATATATTCGAAAAAGGATCTATGTCGTGAATGAACCGAATCATAGCACCCTGCAAATGAACCATAATGACTTACCAAAACATCCATTGGAGGATTATTGCGAGTTGTACTATAAAAGTTAATAACTTCTATTACAGGTATTACACCAATTGCATTTAATTGTACAACTAAATTTCTTAATGCAGTTGTAAAATATGAATTAAAACCTGCATCAGGATTAGTTAAACTTTTGTAAGGATAATACGTATCAGGACCGACCCATTCACCTGTTGAAGTTTTCCAAGTATGATGATCCAAAATATCTATTATTGTAGTTTGTGCTCCAATACTTGCTAATTGAGAAATGACTTGTGGAACTTGTCTTGCTAATCGCGAAGCACTTGTATTGAAAAGATAAAAAGGTGAAATACCTCTACCAAAACCTGAAGGGGGAGGGGGAGGTGGTGATGGATCTTTTTCAAGTGCAATTGATCCCCAATTGTCTTGTGTTTTCACAATCTGACGAACAATTGAATTTGAAATATATCCCGTTGCCGATGCTGTTATTGTAATATCACCTACTGCAACTTTTGCAAAATAGTATCTTGCATCGCTACCAGTAGTTGCACTTTGTCCATCGTTTAGTGTTACTGTTGCACCAACAATATTTTTAGAAGGATCATATATATCATGTTCTCTAATCACTCCCATTAAATTACCATATTCCAGTGGTGGTGGCGGTGGAGGAACTGAACTCCCTGCAACTGTAACTGTTAATACATCTCCAGCCTTTAATTCTATTTCATATGTTGACATAGTCTCTCCTTAAATTATATATTCGTACATCCATTTTTCTAGTTTGGATGGCTTTGTTCTGTCTGGTTGTTTGCCAATATAAACAGAGATGTACATTAACCACCCATCCTGATATCTGTTTCCTAAATTAATCCACTTAGGCACTTCGTTGGCTGCATTGTTAGCATTGAGTTCTTGACCATCACCATTTAACAATCTAATTGCTGTTCCTGTTGTTGACCTAATATCTAATGAAGGATCGCCAGCCCAGGATGCACTAGCAATACCATTTGTATATAATCTACCATTATAACCAATAGATCTTAACCATGCTCCTAATTTTCTTTGCCATTCAATAGAAACAGGTTCCATAGTTTCTAAGCAAAGTACAATACCCCAAATCCGTCTCATACCTACTCTACGAAATAAATCAGAAAAATAGTTTTTAGCATATTCAAGTCTTTCATTTGTATAGAGTTGCTTGCCGGACATATTTTTGTATCCTGTACCGGCCATCCATGGTCCACGCCCTTTTCTAACAGAGGGTTCATTTTCAAGAGTAATCATAATACGAAATCCCCAATTGTAAATTCGTTTTATATTATCTTCTAGTAAGTTGGTTACACTTTGCAGTTTGCGCCCTTCTTTAACATACATACGCTGGCCTGGTTGATTGATAGGCAGGTCTGCAACAAAATACATTGTATTGATTTGTTTGCTTCGCCATTTCTTGCAATCATCCCGACGATATTTGACTAGGTCATTCATTTGGCCCCAATCAGTCACCATCAGCCCACGGACCTTGTCATTTGAATTGGGTTGTTTCTTAGGATTGATATCATCCCATAGATCAATAAAAAAATTAGTAAAGCTGCTCATATATTCTCCTTTTTAATTTTTGTTTCTCCTGCAGTATATAATAAAACTGCTGCATAAATACCAAGCGCATCGGCCAACAAATCATTTGTATCTAATTTATTGTGTGTTATAAAAACTTCAAGATTTTTCAATTTTTCATGAAATTCTTTTAAATCATCACCAATTAAACTAGGAACAATAATATTTATGGGGTTATTATTAATATCCAACCCTATATCTTTTAATTCTTTTTCAAACCCTATTTTTAAAACTAATAATAGTGCTGCTAAAGATATTACAACAGGATTGCTTAATTCGTTTCCTACATCCACTAATCCAAATAATCCTTTAGAAATTAATACATGTTGTTGTTTATCTTTAGGCAATAAATTTACAAATTTGTTAAAAGCTAATTCAAAATCAAATACCAAATCATCTTGATCTAATTTGGTTACTGTACTATCACTTACTGCATCAGAAACATCGCCCACTACAAAGGTTGTACCGTTAAACAAATGTACTTTTCGACCACTAATTTTAACACACAAGGATGATAAGGCCATTTCCATAGTGGAACCTTGTCCTCTAATATTTTCTGTATAATTCCATTCTTTGCCATTATTATCTAGTCCATAAAACCAAGCTTGTTTATTGTTGTCTAAAATATCAGCATAGAAAGACCAATCAGAGGTAGTTTCCCAATGTGGAACTATTTTAAATTCTAAACCCTTTTGGTACAATTCTCTATACAATTTTATTTTATTTATAGTAATCATTATAATCTCTTTAAATATTCAACAGGAACCCTTTTTCTTGGTGTTAGTGTTTTAGGATTAGCAAAGAAAATAGATACATCTTCCACACCCTTATTTTGTAAAAATTTAGACAATGCCCAGGCTGAAATTTTTAATGTATCTGTATCGTATGCTACTATTTCTGCATGCATAGATGGTTCACTTGGAAGCTGACTATATGCACTGTTTAAAACACCTAATCTCAATGCACCAATTTGTAAAGCAAGATCATAAGCATCTACATCTTCTAAATCTTTACCTCTTAATCCAAAAACTTCTGGATGTTCTCTTACATAAGCATCATGATCCTCAAATGGAACTTTAAGTATTTTTTGTGATGGAGTAATCCAATAATATTCATTATCACTTATATTGCGTTCTATGAATAGTTTTTTCCAAAAGGTTAAAAAGCTAATATATTTCATATATATACTTATTGACTTTCTATAAAAAATAAAGTATAATATAAAGCATAGGGATATTATGAAAAAGGAAAATGATATAAAGTTTCTTGATATGACTCGTGAACATTTTGATGAATACATGTGCAAAATATACCCCAAACAATTTCGTGAACGAAATATGGATATGACACAAACTTGCATGTGCTGGGGATTTGATATTGGGTGTGGGTGGTATGAATTATTAGATGAAATGTGTTCTAAGATAAACGAAGTACATAAAAAGACTGGCATTTTTCCTGTGTTCACTCAAATTAAAGAAAAATTTGGAGGCGGACGCTTTTATTATGATATTGATAATTCAGAAAGTGCTATTGACAAAGAAATGGAAGGATTTATAATTGAATATATTGATATGATTATTAGCAGGGCAGAAAATGAAGCAGAGCACACATGTGAGACATGTGGCAAATGGATATATAAAACATTAAATTGTTATGGTTGGGTGTATGCTTTACATCCTGAATGTTACAAAAAAGTTTTTCCAGATAGAGAATTGCCTAAACAATACATAAAGGAAAATAAAAATGAAAACTAGAATTGAACTATTAAATGAACTACAGAAGTTGGAAGAGAGTGCTCGTGATGTCAGAAGCCAGAAGAAAGAATCTGCTAAAGATTATAAAGATCAATTGAACGATATTGAATCTCAAATTAGTGAAGTGTTAGACGAATTGAAAGATGCGCAAGAATAAGATGCGTTGCAATTGTGGCATAGATCCAAAACATTTAACTGACCAGTGGCTTATTGCAGAGCAATGTGAATTGCTTATGATTACAGGAAATCTGTTAAAAAGAAATTATATTTCTAATAGAGATATTCCTCTTAAACTACAATTAGGAAAAGGACATATGAAATTTTGGTATAATAAATTGTTTTATCTTAATAATAGACACAGAGAAGTAAAAAATGAAGTTAAATTAAGAGGATTTAAAGTTACGGATAAAATAATAGATTTGTCTCAATTTCCTTTACGGTTATGCAATGATTGGAGCCCAACTCAAAGAGACCAAGACATTCTTAAACAGAGGCTATTGTGGAAATTAATTAATAAGCCTGATATTTGGCGTAAAAATAGTGCGCCGATAATATTAAATGATTTTTATGATGTATTAAAACATTCTCTATTGTACTTTGTTTAATTTTTTAGCGTCTTTAATAAGTATTTAAAATGAATACTTTTGATGGCCTATTAAATAACGTACTGCAATCTCAACTAATTAGAGAATCTGTAGTTGACATTCCTCGGGATAGTTTAGACTCTACTGTGTTTCAATTTTTTAATGATGGACGTCCACCCATTCTAAAGGATGGTATCAAATCACAAATATTGAGAGATGTAGATTCTATTGGACATATCGCACAAATTGATACCTTTTATGGCATTGGAAGTATATTCACACAAAATTATACTAGTAATTGTGATATTGATATTACTATTCAAATTAATGTTAATGATTTAGAATCAGTCTCTGCCGCTGATCTTTTGGCGATGATCAAAAAACTAAATGGTAAACTGGCTGTAGGATCAACACATCCTATTAACTATTATTGTATTACTAGTGAATATGATTGGGATAAAGCAGAAGCTGTTTATGATATTCCTAATGAACGGTGGTTAAAAATACCAGAGGTATTAGAACCAGATATAGGCTCTTATATAGTAAAATTTCAAGAGACACTTCAAAGTATAGATTTAACCACGGGTGAATTGCGCCGCAATTTAATTGACTTTAGCGACATCAGAAAAATGAAGATTAAAAATGTATTGCAACTTAAACACATGCTTCATAAAAAATTAAAAGCAATCGAAGAAAATATTAAACAGTTAACCACTGTATACCAACATCTTAAAATTATGAGACAGATGGCATTTAATAGAGCAATGACTCCACAAGAAATTCAAATTTATGGCAGTAAAAATATGCTGCCGGAAAATATTATATACAAACTAATGGAAAAATATTACTATATTAAATTCTTAAAAAAATTAGATGAATTGATTACTAATCATGACGAGGTTGAATTATTTGATATTCCAACAATATCGAAGATTAGTAAAGCTTTTTGGACAACATAAAATGGATTTTCAACAATACATAATATCTGAAGATTTAAAAAGATTGGGCAAATTAAAACTACATAAGCCTCATGACCCTACTAAATCATTTAAGTTTAAAATGGCTCGTGGTCAAAATAGAAAAACATTAACTCAAGTGCCTGCCTCACAATCGTCAACACAAATATCAGACAATGAAAGATCATTGTCTAAATTTATTCGTGGAATGAATATCAGTAATAAAGCCGTGGACGTAGCTAAAAGAGCACCCAGTGGTGTGTGGAGAGTTTCTGCTCCACAAGCTAGCGATATTGCAAAGAAGTATAAATTTTATGTCCCCAATGATGCTAAACCTATGAAACATTTGGGATCAACTGGTATACAATTAATTCAATTAAGACCTGGGGTATTTTATTTGTATAAGCCACGAAAAAGACACAAAAGAAAAAAGAGTATTAGAAAGGGGTCACACTTTTCAATTCCTATGGCAACATTTGGATAAAGGAGTAATATGGATTGTGCTAATGGAGCCAATTTAAGATATCTAAGAAAAACCGCTAATGAGGGAGAAAGAAGATTATTCCAATCATGGTGGAAAGATATTGTTAATATGTATGGTACATATATAGATTATTATACATATGATTATCAAACGTCTGCACACGATTTCTTTTATGGTGAACATCCACTAGCACCATTTTCTGGGCCTAAAGGGATGGCTGTATATGCTCAATTTCAAAATGATTCATTAATGCTATCGAAGTTTGGAATAATTAATGATGCCGACGTGCTCTTCATAATTCCAATTATGGCATTTAGAGAAATAATGGGTTCTAACGTAGAGCCTAAAGCAGGCGATTTAATTCGAATGACAGAATTAGGATGGGATCGTCCTGGTGGAATAGATGATTTTAATGATCCTACTGTATCTCCTATATCAGCTTGTGAAGATACAACAAATCCGTTAGATTTAATATGTCAAGATGGTTTAGTAAATGTTACTCAAGATTGTGACAGTATCAGTAATCCCTATTCACAATATGATGATGCTTCTGCATTTGATGCATTAATTCGCGGAGCACCAATTTTTGAAATTACTGAAAGGCGTGATGAAAATTTCACTATGCAATTTAATCCTATAGCCGGACATTATGTGTGGATATTGCATGCTAAGAGATTTGATTACAGTTATCAACCCAATGCACCTAGAGAACCTGGAAGTGATCAAGTTTCTGATGAAACTTTATATGGTAAATTAAGCGGCGGAACAAATTATCCAGAAGCTTCTAAGCCATACGATCAAAATATTAACGAAGAAGCTAAAAAAGATTGGGATTACGACGGCTCAGACAAGACAGATGATCAAATATACGGCGACTATTAATTAAATCATTTTTTCAAATGCTTTAGCAGACTGTTCTTTCTCGCTCCGCCAATCTTCTTCCGTGCCGGATAATCTAGCTATAAATTGATCTCCCTCTGTTAATGATATAAACTCACAATTTATTATTTCATTTGTTGAGGTGTTATTAAACGAATAAATATACTTTATTATTTTTTTATTTTCATAGATGGGGCGGATGGCTACAATAGTATATCGTTTGCCTTGATCAAATTTGCTATCAATTTGTGCCGGCGTGGAGTGTATTTTTGCCATCTGAATTCGTTCTGTTATTGAAACACTTTTACTTTGGCGGGGTGCACCAGCTATGAAAGAATGACCAACAATATAAATCATATTGCATTAACCTTCACTGGAGTTAAAGACTTAATAATATCTTTTAATTGTTCATTACGATGGAGTTTTTTATTATCTTCTTCAATTTTGATAACTTTATGGTCACAAGTCCCTTCAATATATTTTTTAATAGTTAAGGGCTCCAATCGAAGATAATCAAATTTTACATTTCTTTGTTCACACTCTTCTGCAATTAAATTGACAGATTCCACTAAACATAACCATCGACCCAATTCAAATATATCCATATCTTCTATCTTTTTTTTCATGTACTTTCCATTTTAATTTTTAAGGGTTTATATACACTTTCATTAACAAAAGATTCCATGTATCCGTGTAGCTGTGCAATTATATTTTTTGTATTATTTATCTTCGATACATTGGACTCGTAATCCTTTATTATTAATATAATTATATTATTTAAAATTTCGAAATGCACTCTTAATGATTCGGATGATAAAGATAATTTTTTATATTCATTAATCAATATTTGTTTAAGAGCATCAAATAATCTTTTAATTACTAGCAGACTATTTATTTTTGTACTGTCTCCAAATTTGCCCAATGAAACACCATCCAAATAATCTGTTAATAAACTACTAGAAGAATTTATGCTAATAACTTGCATCCATAACGCCTCGGCATCTTTAACAAGATCGATAGTTTTGAATGATGAAATCTCAGGGAGTTGATCAGCTATTTGTGATGGTGCAATTTCGTGAGTAATAAAATCTAAATCGCTTTTATGTTGATCATTCATGTTTAATTTTTATTGATTCATTTATAGTTGATTGGACAACATCATCTGCGTCTAATTCAACAGGGGATAAATTAGAATCTGGAACATTTAATGGTTTAGTGATTCTAACTACGGTTAATTGAAAAATAATTTTATTGGCTTGGTTGCAACTTTTACACACAAATGTATTTTCTGTGATTAAAGATAAAGGCACACTGTTAGCCATATTACAATACGCACAACTCACATCGTATGGAACTTTAATTTCAGCTGCATTTTTAAAAACATCTCGTTGGAATTGTAAAAATTGTTCTGTGCGTCTTTTAGAAGTTATAAATGAAGCCCTGATAAATTCTTCTATAACCACAATAATACCAACGCCAATACCAGTCGATATTGATTTAGATATAAATCCTGCAGCCAATCCCGCTGTGCATGCAATCAATAAAACTATTAAAAAGGATTGAAGTACTGTTTTGATTAAAATGTTCAATTTATTCCTGTACCTTTTCTGCTTCAATACAAACAGTTCGAAGTTCTTTAAACAGTTGATTGATAAACATTTCCACAAATTTTTTATTTTTATATAGTCCAGATTTTGTTTTATTAGTTAGTTCAATTGCATCACTATACGTCATAATGACTCTACAGGATATGTTCAATTCATTAAGACCAAAAGCTCTAATTTGCAGACCAGGAATATCTTTATCGCCGTTTAATTTAATTTTCATATTAATAATTTAATGTAGCTGTAAAAAAAATCAAGGGATTATGTGATGCTAATTCTATCTAAATCAGCTGAAATGCTTTTAATCATTTCCATTACACCTTTAATTTTTCGTTCAAGATGGGATAGCAACGCCTTTTTTTCTTTATTGGTGATCATTATTGCATTATATTTAATACAATTTTTAATTTGTTCTTCAGCATTTTTTACGTAGATGTAAGCTTGTGCTAAATGATCATCAATAGTTTCTAATGGATATGGTTTTCTTCGGCCAGCGGTTGCTGCGAATTCTGCATCATCATCGGCAATAGTTTTTATGTTGACGTCATGGTCTCCACCAGTCATGTGTCTAAAAGGAGGCGATTGTGGAGCCCATGTTTTTTGTCCGGCCACCTGAGCATATGCAAACGTACCAGCTTGACCTCCTCCACCTCCATAGGTAGAATCCTCTTCTAGTACTTCTTCCATGCATTCATTTAATAATGGTGAATTATTTTTTTTCATCTAGTGGTTCTTGTGAGACAATTCCCTCTTGTATTTTGGCACCACATCTAGAGCAAACCCACATAGCTTCTACTATCTTAATTTTGTTTAGTCTATCAATAGATTCTGATAAACGAGGCATAACTGGCGGGCCGCCACAAATATGACATGCCATTGGTACTGGTTGTATAGTTCCTGTTAACATAATATTCTCCTTTAATTATTTAGTGTTTTCTGACAAAGATTCAATCGTCTTAATTAAATTGTTACGAGAGAAGACGTGTCTCCAATCATTAAAGTTGTTTAAATATTCCTCAAAGTTATATTTTTCACAGAATTTTTTAAAATTATCCAGGCTTTCTTTATTGTCAACCTTCATTGATTTAAATTGATCATCATATGATTGTTTTTCTCCTAGTTGCATAAGATATCCCAAATCTAAATCTATTAATTTCATATTCTTTTTAACTATTTCTTTATAATCTTCTGAAATGTTGCTTTCTTTCCACTCTTCAGCTAATCGTTTAGATCTTACAGGACCATATCCAGGCAAGCCTGGAATAGTATCAGCTGGATCGCCTAAAATAGCTTTATACAATTTAAAATTGGATTGATGGACTCCAACAATATCTTTAAAATTAGTCGCTGTAATAATTTCTTTAAGATTATATACAGAATTTTTATCATCTACTAATTGATATAAATCACGGTCCACAGATACAACAATATTAGGCCCCTCTAATTTTCTAGCTAGATAACCAACAACGTCATCTGCTTCTAAGGTGTTTGGGAACATGTGTTTACATCCCAAATATTCCAAAGCTTCAATCAATTTTACTTCTTGTTTAAACATCTCTTCTATGTCTGGTGGCTTTGGTCTTCCGACTTTGTATTGGCCTTTCATAAGAATTTTGCGAAAGTTTTTAGTTTCGCGATCAATCTTTCTATCCCATGCACAATATATATTATCTGGATTAAATTGGTTTACTAATCTTTTAAATGTTTGCAGAAATTTAAAGATGCAAGAAGTTTGTTCTCCCTCTTCTGTGAACATTTGTAAAGATTTTGAAACGTAAAAAATCCTAAATTCGAGATTAGTTCCATCTATAATTAAGTTTTTAATATTATTCACTATAGTGCTTTCTTTTTGTGATATTCAAAATTAGCCTTGCATACATCATATACATCAGTTGGAAGAGATTCAATAAATTCCAACAACCCCTCTTTAATCCACAGATTGATTTCATTTTTGTCAAAGTATATGCTTTCCATTGGATTGGGTATAGATAAAAATGCCAGACTATCACCCATATTATGTTCTTTAATATAAATTATAAATCCTCCAGAATACTCACCCGTTCTAATAGCATACATTCCTTTGTATTTTAATTTTCTTTTAAATGGCATAGGTACTTTCATTTCAAATCATATAATATATTATCTATAAATTATTTCAATGAAAATCATAAATATTTATAAGATATAATAGGAGATACTATGCGCACTAATGATGATGTACTGATTTTTGAAAAATACAAAGCTTCTTTTACAAAGAAAAACACGAAAGAAGATCCTAAAAAAGATTCCAAGAATGGAAAGAAAGGCGATTCTAAAAAGAAAGATTCCAAAAAAAAGGGCAAAAAAACAAAATGGATTCCGCCTTGGGTAAAAGATAAAAAAATAGTTAAAGAAGATATTGACCCAGCTGCTCCTGGTGTATCCAACCCCTCACCAATTGAACAGCCTGATGATGATGATGATTTCATGGCTGATATTGAAAATCGACAAGCCGGTGAAGAAGCTGAAGAAGCAGGAAGAATAGGAAAAATTGATCCTGAGATGATCAATACAATTAAGCAAAAATTTATTGCTAAATTAGAAGAATTAGCCGGCTTGGAAGAATGGGATCCTAGCTTTTTAGCTAAAGTTACAGCAGAGGTTGAAAAGGCACAAACCGCCGACGATTTAATTGAAGCAGAATATATGTGGCTGAATAAAGATGAAGAAGTTGTTCCACCTGAATTTTTTGGTGATACTGAAGAAGACGCTTTGCCTTCTGCAATTTAAGTGTTGAATTTAATTATTTTTGATATATTATATATCATATGCAAGAAAATTCTTTAGAACTTCCTGTCTTAGATAAAGGATTTGTTAGATATATAGATCACTTGGGGTCTGATCAACGAATAGTTGAAACAGCTCGTATTTGTTACAAGTCCCCATCTAAAGGAGAAAAACAAGATCGTGGATTGTTAAAATATCTCCTTACACATAATCACACAACTCCCTTTGAATCTTGTAATATTACCTTCAATATTAAATTTCCAATTTTTTGTATGCGCCAGTTTGTTCGACATAGAACATTTAGACTAAATGAAATGTCTGCTCGGTATACAGAAATGAAAGAAGAATTTTATTTCCCACAAAAATGGCGGAAACAAGATATTAAAGATAAACAAAGTAGCATAGATGGAGATGTTGGTTCTGAATCTCAAGATGGGAGATTAAAATTAGTTTGCAATACATCCTATAATCTATATAGAGAAATGATAAAGGATGGGGTAGCTAAAGAATTGGCTCGTATTATCCTACCTATAAATTTATACACAGAAGTTTATGTCAATTGTGATATTCATAACCTGATGCACTTTTTTGAATTGAGATTAGATAAACATGCTCAATGGGAAATACAACAATATGCAAAGGCTATGTTTGTAATATTTGAAAAATATTTTCCCTGGACAGCGGAATTATTTAAAATAAAAAACAAAAAATTATTTGTGGAATAAATTATACTCCGTGCTTTTCGTATAATTTTAATTACAATATCATAAATATTTAAAATGGTTAATTGGATTACATTTGAAGAATATATACAGATTGAATCCCACCAATCTATAATAAATTCATTTAGTGGTGAATATAGTTTTTTATCTAATTTTTATCCTAGCCCTATTAAATTTGAAGGTGTAATATATCCAACGGTTGAACATGCTTATCAATCTGCAAAAACAAATATACCTGAAGAAAAAGAAATGTTTAAAACTGTCCCCACTCCCGGTAAGGCTAAAAAATTGAGCAAAAGAATAACATTAAGATCTGATTGGGATGATATTAAAATTTATGTAATGGATGAATTGCTTAGAAAGAAATTTAATAATCCAGAATTACGAAACAAACTAATTCAAACCTATGATAATGAACTTATAGAAGGCAATACTTGGTATGATACTTTTTGGGGGGTTTGTAATGGCGTTGGAGAAAATAACCTTGGTAAACTATTAATGCAAATTAGAAAGGAAGCACAACATGGTCAAGAAGATTAAAGATGTACAAGAAATTATTAATGAACATTCTGAAATTTTTGCAGATAATGTAAAAATTAGAAAAATAGAAGATAAATGGTTGCCTCTATTGAAGGCATATTGTAATCATTTTGATTTCTTGGATGAAACTTTTGAAAGCGGATTTACTATAAAAGAATTATACGGAAAAGATTCAGCACTATATGTAAGATTTTCTATTACAAAGGGAATTGAACATGAATATGATATATATGCAATTTATCAAGAATTAATAAATAACTTGATAGTTAGGACTGCTTTATTAAACGATTCTGATTATAAAAACATTTAAAAGAAACAGATTCTTTTACATTTGCATGTAATGCCGCCATATATTTTTTTACAGAACCTTTAGTACATCCAACTTTCTTATTAGATCCTTTTTTGTAAACACATTTACCTTTAGCGCGATATGGCATTTTAATTATTTAGGAATTTGAGAATAAAAAAAGCTATTCAAAAGAATAGCTTTTTGTTCTAATATACTAACAGATTACACACTATCAAATAATCCGGCGCCTGGTTTTGATACGGGACCTTTAGCGTCAGCTTTCATACTCATCTTAGGACCTAATGTGGTACTTTTTGCTGCTTTAGCCTTACCATCAGCCTCACCATGTCCAGGACCGCCAATGGATCCTACACCTTTGCCTGTTGGGTTAAGATCTGATTTAACCTTAAAATTGCCTTTAGATGTCATTTTATTTACTGAATCAGGTAGGGGTTTTAATTCTTTCATAGCTTGTGAGGCTTCAGCAACTGGAGGAACTCCTTCAGGCTCACTGGATATATCTGATAAAGGATCTCCACCATCTTCATCGGTTGAATCATAGGCACCTAATCGCTCTGCTACTTCTGTCAGTCTGTCAATAATCAATCTTAGTTCTGTAGCAACATCTACTTCTTCACCTATATCGCCTTCACTTTCACCTTCTACAGAAGGAAAATCTCCTTTGTCATCATCAAAGGATGCCGCACCTGATTGTTCAATTGGGCTTTCATCTGAACTAATAGATTCTTCTTCTACTAATTGTGATTTAAATAACATATCAAATTTGCTTTCTGGTAACATATTGTGAATCTCCTTCTTTGCTTCTTTCAAATTCTTTTGACTTCCTGTTTCGCCTTTGCCACGGGAATTAAGACCAGTGCCTGATTCTTGAGGACTTTTAACGCTTTTAGCTGCTTTACTATCTGTGCCCATATCACCTTTAGGTTTAGCTTTTTCTTCACCTTCAAAGGTCTTACCAACTTTTACGGCACCGTCTACTGTGCCCTTCTTTTCGTTCTCTACAATCAATCGATAAGCATCCATTAGTCCATCTGTCTTCATAAATATCTCCTATGTTTTCTTTTAATTATTTATGTTTCTTTCATCATTTTTTTGTAAATACTTTTAGGAAATGTAGATTGCATGAAAACAAAAACAGATATAGAAGATGTTATTCCTGTTGATAATGATAAATTTGATCGCTCACAAAGCTATTTAGGTAATAAAAATCTTCCACTTTCTGATATAGAATTTAAGTGGACTGCTAAAATGATTAGTGAAATGAAAAAGGCAAAGGACAGCCTTTTACATTTTGCTGAAGCATATTTTTATATTGTAACACCCGATGATGGTAAACAAAAAATTAAACTATATGCTAAGCAAAAAAGAATATTGAAAGCATTACAGAAAAACAGATTCGTTATTACGGTAGCTAGCCGTCAAAGTGGAAAGGCTTTAGCACTAGATACGCCGATTCCAACACCTGTTGGGTGGAAAACAATGGGTGAACTAAAAGATGGCGAATTGGTTTTCAATTCATCTGGAACTCCTTGTCAGATTTTAAAGGCCCATGATGTTATGTATGACAGGCCTTGTTATAAAATTGTTTTTGATAACGGAGAAACAATAATTGCAGATGAAGGCCATTTATGGTTTACACAATCAAAATCTGAAAGACAAAGAAAATGTAAAGGGTCAAGAAAAACCACAAAACAAATTTATGACAATTTATTTTGTGGAATTAAAAAAGAACCCATGCATAGAATTTTTAATGTTTTACAGGGGGTAGAATATCAAAAAAAAGAACTGCCTATTGATCCATATGTTTTAGGATTATGGTTAGGAGATGGATGTATTGATAATTCTGCAATAACAGTTGGTCCTAGAGATATTACAGAATTGGTTGAAATATTATCAAACAATAGTGAGTATGAAATTGGACTCAAAAATTATAAACCAAGATTATATACTCTTAGATTAAAAAGCAAAAACAATTCACTTCATACACAATTAAAAGAAAATAATTTATTATACAATAAACACATTCCAAATATATATTTATTTGGTAATAGAGATCAACGATTAGAATTATTAAAAGGATTAATAGACAGTGATGGATATATAAACCAAAAAGGAACCGCACATTTTTACAATACAAATATCGAATTAACAAAACAGTTCAAAAAATTAGTTGAAAGTTTGGGGTATAAAACTACATATAGAACATTTATTCCTACTTGTAATGGAATAAAATGTTCTGAATGTGGAGAGGTTATATTTCATCCACGCGAAGATGTTTGCAAATTGTCTTTCAAAAAAAGTCGTATTAAAAAAGATATTAATATCGCCCCCGATTCTAAAAAAAGAAATCAATGGCATTATATAGTTAATGTTGAAAAAACAGAAAGCGTGCCTGTGAGATGTTTAACAGTTGATTCTATAGACCATCTATTTTTATGTGGTAAAACATATATTCCTACATCAAATACAACAATGATGTGTATTTATGCACTATGGACGACTTGTTTTAATAGTGATAAGAGAATCGTAGTTGTTGCTAACAAAGAAAATACAGCTATTACCATTCTGCGTCGAATTAAATTAGCCTATGAAGAATTGCCTAATTGGTTAAAGCCTGGTGTAGAGCAATGGGGTAAAACTGAAGTTATTTTTGGTAATGGTTCTAGTATTGCAATTAGCACTACAACAGGTTCTGCTGTTCGTGGTGAAACTGTTAATTGTGTAGATGGTGATAGTATTATTACAGTACGAGATAAATTAACGGGAAAAGTATACAATACAAGTATATCAAAATTATATGAAGAGCTTCAAAAGACAGAAGAACAACTCAATATAATTTTAAAAGAATGATGTAAGAGATTTCGTCCAATGAAAAATAGGAGATCATATACAAAATATATTTTTGCATATGATCCATATACTTTAAAATTAAAACAATTTAAAACAAAAGATATTGTTCCTGATAATTTTGTTTTAGGGAGACCTAAACATGGCTGATTTAAAAAATCCAGAAACCTTTAAAAATACCAAATTTGAAATTCTTACAAATAAAGGATTTAAAGATTTTAAAGGATTAATTAAAGGTGCTAACAACGATAAACTAAAAATAACTTTAGATTCTGGTGAAACGCTTATATGTACTACATTACATAAAGTCATGATTAACGATTCTGTTTCCGCGCGCGCTCAATCATTAGGAATAGGAACAAAAATTTATGGGAATAAAAAAATTGTTAATATTGAAAAAAATATTAATGATAATCCTGTTTATGAATTTTTAGAAATAGAAGACACCCACACTTATTTTGTAAATGGTTTACTATCACACCAATGCATTATCATTGACGAAATGGCACATGTACCAGACCATATCATGCAAGATTTTTGGGCCTCTGTAATTCCTGTTATATCAGCTTCTAAAAAACGTACTACTAAGATTTTTGCCGTAAGCACTCCAAAAGGAGCATCTAATAAATTTGCTAATATTTATTTAAAAGCAGTAGCAGGAGAAGATACAGATGATGGTGTTCACTGGCATGCAGAGAGTATAAATTGGAACGAAGTTCCTGGAAGAGGAACTAAGTGGTATCAAGAAATGCTTGCTGCACTAAATGGAGATACTGATCTTTTTGCTCAAGAATTTGAAAATGTGTTTTTAGAAACGGGCGAATCTGCTATTGATAAAGAAATGTTAGTGCAAATGTCTGAGGAGTGTAGAGAGCCTGTGCAGTTATTAGATTCTGATCATTATAAAATATGGAAAGCCCCTCAAAATAAACACATATACGGAATAGGAGTTGATGTGGGAGAAGGCATTGGCAAAGCTGCATCCGTAGCACAAATTTTAGATTTCACTGATTTAACAAATATAGAAGTAGTGGCTTGTTATCATCACCGATTAATTCATCCTCTTCAATTTGCTGAAATTTTAAATCGTATTGGCCATCATTATGGGTGTGCACCAATGCTTATTGAAAGAAACAATTGTGGAGCTCAAGTTATTGATGAATTGTACAAGACACATGGATATCAAAATGTTGTTACATATGATCATTCGGATATAGGAGTATATAATCAGTCGCGCATGGGAATTATATCTCACACAAATACCAAATATGCAGGTGTAATGAATATGAGATATTGGATTAATACTACGAAAGCAGTTACAATATATGATCTATTAACTATTAGAGAAATGGAAACTTTTATTCGCTATCCTAATGGTACATGGAAAAAACGTTTAGGAGACAATATATTTGATGATAGAGTATTAGCATTAATATGGGCCTTGTTTCTTTTAGAAGATTCTATAGTTACCAGTTATTATGAAGTATCTGAAGTAGATGATTATGGCAAGCCTCTAAAAATTAATCAATATGTTATAGAGCAACCTTCTTTATATAAATTAGATAGCATATATCAAACTCAATCTAATGCCCCTTTGCCAACATTTTTAGATATTAATCCTACTGCAGATCAAGGAATGGAAGATTTAATTAAACAAGGTTATCGTCCATTAATTCATAAATAATTAATATGAGTGAAAACATTACACAAGCTGCACTAAACAAAGTTCGCAAAGATAAATTTTTGTTGGTATTGAGTCTGCCAAACATAATGAAAGGTTTAAATTCTCGCAAATCTAGAGAAGATGAATTATTAAGTTTGGACAGTTTACAATTTTCATTGTATGACATTATAATACCTCAACATTCGATTCCTGAGGTACCTATACATTTTGGCCAACAGAATTATAATGTTACATCTTATAACAGACCGGCCTATCCACCAGTACGGGTAGGATTTGAAGTAGACAATGAATTTAAAAACTATTGGGTATTGTGGAAATGGCAACAATTAATAAATGATCCTATAGAAAGCACATATGCTGGAAAGGAAATATTTCCAAATGGTGCTCCTGAATCTATTCCCCCTATTGTCCCAAATTATCAAACAACTATAACAGTTTTTGGTAGAGATGAATATGATAATAAAATTATAGAATTTACTTATAAGTATGCATTTATTACAAAATTAGGTGAATTGTCCTACAATTATCGTGAGCACGATCAATTAGGATGTTCGTTTGAATTTGTTTTTAATCAAATGGATATTCATCTATTGTAACTTCAAAAAACTTTTCTAAAAATCATAAATAATTATAAAGAATTATGTATTTAGTTTTTAAATTAGGAGAATAAAAAATGCGCACAATAGAATCACCAGGCGTAGAGATTAATGAAATTGATTTAAGTTTGATTGCACAACTTCCTGTTGGTACAACTGTTTTTGCTGTTGGTTATGCAGCTCAGGGCCCTGTGGATGAGCCTATTAATGTTACCAGCATTTCAGAACTTGAACAAATTTATGGACTGCCTACGAATGCAGCTGAAAGATATTTTTATCATACATGTCGGCAGATATTATATGCTAATGGAACATTGTTAACCACAAGATTGCCATACGGGTCCGCCGCAGGCGATGGTTATGTTAATGATTATAGTGCTCTGGTTTATCCAGTATTTCCATATACATCAAATGCAACCGAGTATACTGTAACCGATCAGGGGTGGCGCGGCACCGGATCGTGGCAGGAACAAACACTTTCTACAGATATTAATACTATTCCAAGCGGCAGTGTATCCTTTTTGGTGTTAAACTCTGCTTCAAATATGATTAGTGGTGTAGATACATCTTATATAGAACTTTCTACGGGGCCTGAAACTAATATTACTTTTACAATTAATAATGGGTCTTTAAGTGCTTCAGATCCTATATATGGCGGTAGCTTCGTATTATCAGATTCTGCAACAGATACGTATGATTGGTGGGTTTCATGTTCAGGCCCATTAACCGCCGGAGACGATTTTATGATTACAACGTATGAAGTTGTAACAGGTGGATCGTTTGCTCCATGTAATTTAACAGATGCTGAAGATTATTATATTGGCGCACCTTATCATGTTACTGTCGATAATACAACTTTATTAACTTGGAAACAGGGTGGTATTAGTTGGAAAGATGGTCTTGATTACGGACACACAACCTCACAAATTACTGATTTGTCTGGTGTTGGATATGCGGGCTTAATTCTTGTAAATGAAGCAAAGACAGCTATTAATGATTTGTTTGCAGGTTACTATGTTGCTATTGCGGATAATTCAAAGATAGATAAAGGTTCTAATTTTGACAGTATTCGTAATGTTAAAACTTTTAACGGAAGTACTGCAGAGGATAGCTGGTTAGAATTAACCACAGATCGTCTTGCTTTTGCTTTGACAGGAACATATTCTACTCGTAACAGCATTTCAGAAATTGTAGAAACTACACCTGGATGGGATTTTAGCAATACAGGACAGAATGGATATTCTGATAGTATCATTTTAGCTCTATTGAAATTACGTCCATCATTATATAATGATGATGAGCGATCTCTTGATAGAGTACTAATGGAAACTCATGTAGGGTCTTTTGATAGCACTCGTACAATTAACAATCCACGTGGAGGTGAAGCGGTGAACTTCTTCTTGGAAAATGTTATTAATAATAGTGGAGGTGCATTAAGAGCATTTATCAATCCTAATATTTCTACTCGTGGAAATGCATGGTTTGATCCAATAACAAATGATCCTCTAAAGAAAGTGCGTGTTATGGCACCTGCTAGAACTCCATTGGAAAGTTCAATTTCTGTAAGCCCTCCAGAGCCTACAGATTTTGCTCGTCAGTTATTTAATTTGAACAATGCATCTACATATATGTCCGATGGAGATAATCTATACGGAACTGGTATTTACACTCCATGTAATGCACAGTCTGAAAAATTAATTGGCAACCTGCCATATAAACTTGAAAGATCATTAAGGTTGGTTGAAAACCGTGAACAGATTCGTGTTGATATTGTACCAGAAAGTGGATTGGGAACAATTTGGACTGGTATGGTGTTAGATATGAACAACTGGCCTGCTGATGCAACTAATCGTGATACATTTGAACAAGACAATCAATTGTTTGATGACACTATATATATTAATGGTATTTTAGATGCTCATACGTTTGATAGAGACAGTGAAGGCTTGGCTGATCAAGAAACAGGATCTGCTGCTGAAGCACAAGATCTTTATGAAACAATTAATCAGATCTTTATTACATTCTGTGAAACAACTCGTAAGGATTGTTTGCATGTAGCAGATCCATTAAGATACATATTTGTTCAAGGTCCAGGTGATGTTAAAGTTCTTACTGATAAGTCAAAGAACTTTTCACAACATATTTTCTGGCCTTTAAAGAATCTATTTGGAGCTGCGAATACAAGTTATGCATGTACCTATGCTAATTGGTTCAAGATTAATGATAATACATCTGGCAAATTTATATGGGCGCCTCCATCGGGGTATATATCAAGATTAATGATAGATACAGATACACGGTTCTTCCCTTGGTATGCACCTGCAGGATTAACTCGTGGTATACTACGTGATATTGTAGACATTGGTGTAAATCCATCTCAAAAACAAAGAGATTTGTTATACAAGAATGGTATCAACCCTACAGTATACTGGCCCGGTGATGGTTATGTGGTTTGGGGTCAAAAGACTCTACAAACCAAGCCTAGCGCATTTGACCGTATTAATGTTCGCCGATTGTTCTTATGGTTAGAAAAGGCTGTATTGGCATTGGCTCGATATTTCGTATTTGAACAAAATACAGTATTTACTCGTACTCGTTTGAAAGACGCTATTGATCCTATATTCCAGTTTGCTAAGGCTAATGAGGGTGTATATGATTACATGATCGTTTGTGATGAGCGTAACAATACCCCTGAAACAATTGATCGAAATGAATTAATTGTTGATATTTATATTAAGCCAGTTCGTGTAGCAGAGTTTATATTGATTAACTTTATCGCTACTCGTACAGGTCAGGATTTTACTGAACTTATATAAGGAAAATATATATTCGACAATAAGTAATTATAAAAGGAGAGTTTATTATGGGAATGGGATTAGGTGGTTTTTATACACAAGCATTGTCACGAGATTTTTCACGTGACTTTCAAATGAGGGTACTAAGCATTGGTCCCGGAGTATTAAATCAAGCAGATAATGTGCTTATTACTTCTACGACCTTGCCAGGCTATCAAATCAATAACCAAGTAGTTCCTTTTATGGGATTACAATTTAACGTTCCAGGGTCTGGATCATTTCCAGGCAGTGCAGGTTGGGCAGTAACATTTAGATGCGATCAGCAATTAAACATTCGTCAGAAATTAATTGTCTGGCAGCAATCTATATTTAATGCATTTCCATATGAAGCAGGAGAATCAGTCGGTGCATATGGCCCTAAGGGATTCGAAACTGTGGCTAACGTTATTGTGTTTGATAGGGACGGCAAAACAGCTAGAGGAATGAAACTTGTAGGTATTTATCCAGTTACGGTTGGTGACATCACTTATGACACCACTGGTTCAGGTAAAGAAGTGACCCTACAAGCAACATTGGCATATCAATGGTGGACAACGACTGGTGCAGTAACAGAATCTGTTATTCCTTAATTACTGATTAATATTAAATTGTGGAAAATTGGCAGGTGAAGAAACATCACCTGCTTTAATTTTTTCCTGTAAGCCTTTACCTGTAGTAACAACTTGTGAAATTTCAGTCTTTGCTGCGTCTGTATAACGTTGTGCTGCTTTAATTTGAGCCTCTTCAATTTTTGCATAATCACTATTTAATGATAACACAGTTGCACCAGCCTCTTTTTTTAAAGATGGAGGAATGGCAGATTTTACTAGAGTATTCTCAAATACAGGTTTATCTATTTCAAATTTGTTTGCAGCGTCGAATGTGCGTGGTTGTCCAGGAGCAGATTGCGCCAATGCTTCTAAATTAGCTGGACCTCCTTGAATAGCTCTTAAATTATTAACATTAACATATGTACCAGTTTCTTTATCAGTCCAACTATCAGTGACTTGTTGTGCTCGCTGTGAAGATTCAAATGGAGAAGTTATTTCTCTCAGGGCATTGTTAAATTGTTGAGTCCCCTCAACCCACTGAGTACCAGTACTAATAATATTACTTGCTTCAGATAATACTTCCCCTTGAACTTTATCATGTACAAATTTATCAACATTCTCTGCTACCTTATCGGCTCCAAATAATCTTAGTCCTGCTGTTACACTTCCTTGAACTCTGCCTATATAACTTTGTGCCGTATTATATGCCTGATTAACTGCTTGCGCTATATCTCTACCTTTATCAACAATATCGTCTATTTTTTCTAATAATCCCTCGCCAGTTGGAGATACTATTTTAGTGTATGTTGGTTCGGGTATTTTAACAGCATTTACAAGATTTGCAGCAGTGGGAGGTTTTTGTTTTATTAATTCCCTCTCTATAGAATTGTTTAGTGTATCTTTACCAAGTATTGTAACTGCCTCTGCATACTCATTACTATCGAAAAAGTTTTTGATATCCACATTTGCAATAACTTTATATCGTGTGTATACAAATTTAACTTGTCTATCAATAACCTTATCTGCTGTATAATTAAATTCTTCTTGATCTATACTAAAAGGTACAGCTTGTTCTAATTCAATTATCTTTCTTACTTGAACTGGACTATTAACTCCGTCTTTTTGAAAACATGTTAATTTAATAGGAATTCTGATAGCTTGTTCCTTTAAACTCCAATGGGAAGCTAAAATTGCCCATGGACGCATTATTAAATCAGCCACTGATTGATTGGTTTCTAAAAATGTTATAGTAACTTCTTGTAATTCGTTGCGTTCTGTTCCAACAGGGGCTTTAAGCATACCAGTAAAAGATGAACCAGCATGGTCTAATTTAAAACCATCACCTGGAAAGGTACACCCTCTAGCTAATAAATAATATTTTTTGCCTATAAAAAATACATCATTTAATGCGGCATTTATATTATATGCCACATCCCAACCAATATGTTCATATACATTGATACTTTCAACAATATGATTTTTAATATTGATTAAATGGCTTTGTTCAATTTCAACAAGCCATAATTGTGATAGTGCTAAACTATTTGAAGAAGTGGTTAAGCTTGCATAAAATTTGAGAGCAGCTGATTGGTTTGCATCTTGTATTAAAATAGCCATATATTGTAGATTATTTTATCCTTGTAAATACTTATATATATATAAATATTTAAGGAGAACGAAATATGGAAGAAAATCAAAAAAGATTAGATTCAGTGCAAGATGTATTGAATATTATAAATCGAAGGGAAATGGCCTATACCTCTCATATATGGATTCCATCGCTTGGACGCGACGTTCCGTTTAAAGAACTTAATACATCTCAGCAGAAGAGATTAATTAAATCAATTATAGATTCGCCTGTATATAACACTGAATTTATATACACATTTAAAGAAATTGTTAAAGAATGTTGTGCAGATTCATCAATTAACATTAATGATCTTACTATTTTAGATAAAGCAATAATTGCAATAGGTCTTCGAGCGGGCAGTATTGGTGATACCGTTGATATTGTAGTAGAATCTAAAAAAACTGAGGAAAAAATTCCCACAAAATTAGATTTAAAAACTATTTATACTATGGCTAAAGAAACTATGTCAGTTCCACAAAATACAATATTTGAAGACGAACTGTATAAAATAGAATGTGGTATTCCTACTATGGAAATGGAAGCAGTAATAGAAAAAGGTCTTAAAGAAAACATTGATGCTACTAAAACAACTGATGATGTTAAAAACGCTATTGGTGATATATTTGTAACAGAATTGGTTAAATATATTGTAGCTGTAAGTGTTAAAAATGATTCAGGCGAAGATACACCTATTAATTGGGTAAAATTGAGTATTAAAGATCGCATCCAAATCATTGAATCCTTTAAAACAAAAATATTAAAAAGTATTATTCAATTTGCTAATCAGGTTCGTACAGAAATAGATAAAGTAGAGATTGTTAATTTTTCTGTAAAAGATGAACAATTTAGCAGGAGGTTGACAATAGACGGAAATTTTTTTATGATTTCTTAAAGTTGTTATTTAATGAAGATCTTCACAGTGTGTACAAGGAGATTTATTATTTAACAACGAAGATAGGGATTGGTGATCCAATCTATATAGAAAGTTTAACACCTATGGAACGAAAATTATATATCAACTATTTCTTAAAAGATCAAGAGGAAAAAAGAAGTAAAGAAAGAGGCAATGTTTTTGATGCCACATCAAGTGGAGCGCCTATGGCTGGTATGAATTTAGCAGGAGATTTAACACAAAATGGCAATACAGGATCCTAAATTTGGTTTAGATGATGTAGCTGTAAATACAGAACCTTTAAACAAGGAAGATGTAATTAATCTAATTACAACTTCCTTAGAAACAAATGATGCTCTAGCTCGTGAATTTGCTGATAGAGTTATTCCTCATTTATCACATTTAATTAGGGAAAATATAGATGTAGATCCTGTTTCAATAGATGGAAGTGTTGTTGGCAAATATGTAACAGATGCACTTCAAAGTGGTATTAAAGAAGATATCAAAAAATCACAAGCCAATTTATCTAAACAACTTTCCAATATAAGCTTAGACGGGTCTATTAAATCGTTTAATTCGATAATGGCAAAATCCGTTAATCAAGCATCTACAACATTATCAGGAGATATACAAAAATATACAAATCATATTTCTGATAAATTGACACAATCATCAAAAGAATTTACAGCTCCTCAAATATCTGTTCCTGATGTAGAAACTACCAAGAAGAATGCTCCTGTAGAAAAAGTTAAAGCCACAGAACCTAACAAGGATATTGAAAAGTCTGTAGATAATAAGAAAACACAACAAACAAAATTTCAACCTGATGTAACATCTCCTATGTCAGTTGCTTCTATTGGCGATATTTTTTCTGGATTAAAATCTTCAGATTCCATATTAACACAAATGAAGTATGAACGCTTTCGTAGAGATTTGTTAGACAAGTTAATGAGAGCTTTTAATCCTGCTAATTTAAAACTTCAAGATGTTAAATTGGCTGATATTTTTACGCCACCTTCTACTGCATTAAGTGCCTATATTCCTTTTAGCAAAGGTTCAATATCACAATATGAGAAATTACAAAGAGAAATAATAGGCAAATTGACTACTGCAGTGAAGGAAGGGCTCACATTAGATAAGGAATTAAAATTATCTGATATATTCTCTCCGCCAAAAAATGGTTCACTAATGAGAGACCTTCCTTTCTTTGGCACAGCTGCTCAATATGAAAAATTGCAGAGACAAATTATATCCTCTCTTAATGCTATTGATTTTAGTGATATTGCTCTTAAAAATGATTTAAAACTTTCAGATATTTTTCAACCTCCTACTAATTCATTTTGGTCGTATATGCCTTCTGGCGCCGCAAACAAATTTGATGATCTACAAGGAAAAATTATAGATACATTAAGAGATCAATCAGAGGGCATTCAACTTACAGACAAGAAATTAAAATTATCGGATGTATTTCAGCCTCCTACAGATTCGTTTTGGTCAGCTACTCCTTTTACAGGTTCTGCTGCTAAGTTTGAAAAATTGCAAAGGTCAATGTTAAACAAGTTACAAAAACAGCTAGATGATGTAGAAGAAGTAGAAGATGAAAAAGAGACTGAAGATGTAAATGTTGTTAGTAAAGATGAAACATTTGAAAATATTTCTTCGAAAAAACAAGAGAGAGATAAACTTGGATATACATCGTTGCTTGAAGATAGGCCAACGCTAGTTAATATTGTAAGTTTTAGTGATGAAGCTGAAGAAGAATTAAAAGATCTTTTTGATTCTATAGATATAAAACCAGAGCAAGAAATAAAGAAAAAAGATGATGATTTCTTAGGTAAATTGTTTCCTGGATTAACTGGAATAATGGACAAATTTTTAGGGGCAGCGGCGATGGTAGCTTTAGCTGGATATATTGGGTATGAAGTTGGATCTGCTATTAGAAACTGGTGGGGTGGAGAAAAAAGAATTCAAGCTGGTAAAGCTACACAAGAAGGCATAAAAGCACTACAAGAAAGCCGAAAAGAATCTATTGTTTCACAGGGAGATGATGCAACTGACGTTTATAATATTGAACGACGAAAATTAAAAGGTGGAAAAAATCAAGCATTTTTAACAGAGCTTCTTAATCAAGGTTTTGACATTTCGCTTAATGAAATGAAAGATATATTATCTGATGAAAATTTATCCCCTGAAGAAAGAAAACAATATATCAATGAATTTAATAAAAGACATAAATTAGCTGAATTTGATCCTAAAAAAAGAGAACTGCAATTAGATGCATCTAGGGCAATGGATGATATTTTATGGAAAAATACCAATGAAATGTTGGATAAATTGAAAAAACAAGAAACCACATTAGATGAAATTAAAAAAACAGCAACGCCGGAAGTGGGGAAACAAGCCAGAACTGTTGCTGTAGATTCTGCACGAGATATTATTGATCAAGGAATTGAAGATTATATTGGATCTGAACGTACATATTATGCTCCACTAAAAAAACCAGCTGAAGATTTTATCTGGCGTCAAGGTGAACCAATTCAACCGTTTAAACCTACAGATAATATTATCGCCACCGAAGATCCTAAATTGTTTGAAAAGTTGTTGAAAGAAAAGGGAACTGAATCATCAGATTTTAAGAAAGATTTTATGCCAATATTTGATAAACAAGTTAAAGCATTTGATGAAATTAAACGTTCATTGTTAACATTAAATGAAACCGTAGCATCAAAGAAAGGGAGAATGGTTGAAGAACAGCAGCCTTATGGACAACAACCAATGACAGGCGTTTCTAATAATGCTGGAGATATAAGAGATCCTGCATATGTTTTAAGAGGACGAGTATGGGACCGTCTTAGAGATGCATACATTTTAATATAATATGAGCACTACAAGAACACGAGATAAATTAAAGATTAATACAGGGTGGACAAATTATTATGATTTTAGAGAAAAGAATATGATTTGTTTTGCCAATCAATCTGATAAAAAGGCTCTCTATGAAATACCACATGCAGAATTAGTTGAATATGATGTTGATCAATCTATTGTTGTTAATAATATCAACTATATAATCCATCATATAAAATTTGCCAAAGAGGATCCGGTATGGACATATAAGGGACTTTATATGGGCACAAAAACAGGGAATAGATATATTGTTCCGTATTTAGAACAATTTCATCACTCTGTTACAAGTAATTGGGATGATCCTGGTGGAACAGGGATTCCAGGTTTAAGCCAAGCAGAAAATCTTTTAACAAAAATTTCAAAAATAATGAAACCAGCAGCAGGTATATTGTATGCAAAACAGTTTACGGGGACAACAGAGGCTGCATATTCATTAAGATTTAATCTCATTAATACAGCTAATGATGAAAATGCAATTCAAAATAACTTTTCATTTATAACAAAATTGTTGCATCAAAATTTACACAATCAAACAAGTTATTCTGCTGTGCAACCTCCTTGTTTGTACGAGGTATATATTCCAGGTGTTAGATATTGTCCTGTTGCTTCATTGTCTATTACTGTTACAAATGTTGGAACTTTAAATAAATGGAAAACTACAGTAATACCAGATGCCTGGTCTGTGATTATAAACATTAGAGAACTTTTATCAGAATCTCAACAGATATACGAAGACTGTGTTAAAGGTCTTAGAGATGCCAGTGATGTAAATATTCACGTATTTGAGAAAAAGGAATAATATGAGTGAAAGAAAACCAAGAACACGAGCATCTTTTATGCCAACACATATGGCGGTCGGCAAGAACGGCGTGGTCAATTTTAAAAATCGAGATATTATTTGCTTTCCAAATCAAATTACACAATTTGAAGATGTTCCATATATTCAATTAATAGAATATCATATTGATAGAAGTGTTCAATTACAAAAAATAAGTCAGTTAATGAGTCACGGGTGGGAATATTTTACAAACAGAACATTTAGTTATGCTGATGTATATTCATTAGTGCCTACTAAATATTCATATATTTTGCCTTATTTAAATGACTATCATCATCAAATAAATCAAAATTGGGAAGATTCACAAGGAGTGTGTAAGCCAATAGATGCAGTTGTAGATGGGATAGTGTCGATGTATAAAACTTTTTCCCCTGCAGCCGGTATTTTATATCCTAAATCGTATTCAGGAGCAACAGATTCTACTTATGATGTGCCATTCTATTTACTCAACACAACAGGAACTATTGAAGATATTCATCATAACAAAGCATTTCTTGAACGTATTATTAAGATGAATTTGTTATCGAAATCTACAGCCATTGCTATTGCTCCGCCATGTGTTTATGAAGCATTTATTCCAGGAGTTAGATTTTCTCCTGTTGCTGCAATACATAATATAATTGTTGAAAATGTAGGAACATTAAACGATTGGTATAATTATACCGTTCCAGATGCATGGAAGGTGACACTACAAATAAGAGAATTGATAAACGAAACACGTGATATTTTTATGGACGGTGTTGGTGGACATGACATTATTAGTACCAGTATGAAGACCAGAGTTGCGAGAGGCTAAAATGAAACATAATGATATAAAAGATGTAAGCTATAAATTAACATATGAAAATTATGAAAATGTTTTTCCTGTTGAAATTGATGATTCTAATTATTATTTTTATAATATATTGAGCGTTGTTAATTTTCCTCAAAGTTTAGATCCAACAAAATATTCAGAATATACTGTATTAACAAATGATACATGGCCTTTAATTGCATGGAAATTTTATGGAAGTGTTAAATTATGGTGGGTGGTATGTGGAGCTAATCAAATTGTAAATCCTGTTGAACATCCTGTTCCTGGAACTAAATTAAAAATTATTAATACTAATCAATTAAAAACATTATTAAACCACATCATAGGAGTTAAATAAATGCCTCTAGGCGGATTAGATAATAATACAAAATCTTTTGGAAAAGATTTCGAGTATACAATAAAAGACACGGCTCCATCTAATGTTAAAGAAGAAGGAGTAGTAGTATATAATGAACAAGCATATAAATTAAGTTTTATATTTGATAACAGTCAACAAGAAAAATATAATTTAAATCCTCAATATGTTGTTCAATGGTGTTTAGAAACAGATTTATTAACTTGGCCACTTAGAGGATATGTAATAGTGAGATCGCAATGGGAAGCATTTGAAAAAAGTGAAACGCCGGATTGGTTTTATCACATCCGATCTGATAGTAGAGATAAATTAACAATTAAGCTTGAAGTAAAGCCCATACCTTTACAAGGAGTTCCTGATACAGATCCTGAAATATGGGATTTTGAAGTTAATGCTGTCATATATGATGTTGAAGATTTATCAACACCAAATAAAGAATTGAAAATGAAAAAGTTGTATTTTTGGGATGAAAAATTTCAATTTCTTCAAGAAAAAAGAATACAGTGGTGTACTGCAACTGGGAAAAGATATAAATCTCCACAACCAAAAGATCCTATTGCACATGCATCGGATATAGATAAGTCAATGTTAACCGGGGAAGCTGTATGGTCTTTATTGGTCGAAGCTGGATATGAAGAATATATAGATATTACTAAATGGAATTGGGGTAAGAGCAAAATCAATTATACAACTAAATCTAATTGGAGCATATGGGAAAACATACAATATATTTTGAAACATCATATTAGCGATATCAATGACGACATTTGTATTTTGCAATGGAACCGAGGCAGAAAAAAGTGGACTTTGATGCCTTTCAATGAAATATTTGTCCAAGCAGGACATGCTTCACCAGGCCCTCTTCAAAGAGAACATTTGATTTTTGAAGATGGTGTTAGTGAATTAGGGGATAAAGAAACTCGCCGACAAGATGTTAAGCCGAGTCCATGGAAAGCTCCTTGGATCGATGATCCTACATGGGATATAGATATTAAAAGTGTAAATAATAGCACTATATTATCTTATAGGTTTTCACAAACATCAGGATTAGATAGTAGTACAGCATGGAACACAAAACCTGTATATTCTCACTGGCACACTAAAAAACAATTTGATGTAGATGTAAGAGAAAATGAAATTGCTCAAATTAGAGACAATCATATTAAGCCTCAATATATAGAAGATAAATTATTATATGAAGAAATATATCCTGTAATGACATTAAACCAAACCAGAATGACTGAATATAATATAGATCCACAGTTTTCTCCTGTAGTAACATTAGGATATGAAAATGATAGACCTATTAGAAGTTTATATGGTAAAGGTAAAGTGTTATATTCTGCAATATTTTTAAATCAATGTATGACAGTTCGTCTTCTTGGAGCATCATATAGAACTGCGGGAACGTTTACAGGTGTTGATCGAACATATGAAAGTAGTGATACAGATTTTGATTATCAACTATGTGGACAATATTTGGTAACTAATGTAAAACACATATTTCAACTAAATAGATATGTAACAGATTTAACAATGGTTAAAATACATGCATATAAAACATTACAAGATAATGAGGACATACCCTAATGAATAATTGTTTTCCAGAAGATGCAAAACATAAAATAAAAAAGACATTAGCTGTCATTAATCTTGCAGACGATTGTAGGCCAGACGGCCCAATTAAACCCGCTATAGGCGGGCCTCCTATAGTTAGAGAACCTGTTAGCGTTCCAATAATTGTATCTCCGCCTGTGTCAGCAACGCCTGTATCACAACCATTGCCTTCACCTATTAGAAATATAGTAATTGATCCAACAGAAAAGGTTACTTTAAAACAAGAGTCTGTATCTTTTCCAAATCCAGGAAGAGGCAGCAATTTTGAAGCAGCTGAAATTATAAGCGGAGTAGATGATGTATTAGCACATTTAGCATCCACACTTGCTTTTTATGCAGCTGAAATAGCAAAAGCAGAAGAAAATAAAGCTGAAACAATTGAAGGATTTATGTGGCAAATAGCAATTTATGTAGAATTGATGATTGAAGCAGCAATAGCTGCAGGATTTCACGGAGTAGCTATGGTATTAGCTGCTGTATGGAAAGCTATATTAGTTGCATGGAGTGTTGTAAAAGCTGCAATGGCTGCAATTACCGCCTCAACCAATCTTACGGAACTTGCAACATGTGAAGTGCCCCATTTTCATACAGTAATTTTACCTCAATTGTCAAATTCATCAAATGAAGTCGCAGAAGCATTAAAGGCGTTTACAGAATCTATTACAGAACTTGCACAATCTGTAATAGATGATATAGGAAATATAATACTAGATATTGCTATTATTATTTTTTGTGCTAAGAATATTGCTTTATTAACATTAATGTTAGCAAAACAATTAGAACAATATGATATTTTTATAGCCGATATGGGTGAGCGCATAGTTAATACAGAAGCTAGTGTATTAGCAGGTGTTGAAGAAATGTTAGTAGTTGATGAAGGTCGTGTTTTTGTACAAGAAAAAGAAGCTGTACAAGATGAAGTATTGCAAGCTTCTGTTGAAGATTTAATAATTCATGTTGAGGTACCAGCATAATGGACATTCATCCAAACATTATAATACACCAACAAAGTCTAGATGAATTAAAAGGCTTAGAAAAAATATCTTTATTAGAAGTTCCTGATTGTGAATCTAAACCAAATATAGACGCAGGTAATATTGATAAAATTAGAAATCAATTATTACCTACTGATATTGATATACATACTACCTCTACTTATAAAGACGAAATAGTTCAAATGGTAAATCTTTTAAATTCACACTGCAAGGAATTATCTATTGATGAAATTATAAAAACAATTAAAGAAATACACGAAACATTGAATAATAAAAAGGCCTCCCTGATAAAGGGATGGACAAGATTATTAACCTCGTTACATCCGTTGATTGATGATGAAATTAAAAATCTTCCATATTGGAAAACTTTATATTCTGAAATTATTGGAACTAATACTATTCTATACCATGCAGATATGAATAGTATAGATATTATGTTTTGGAGTAAAAAACCTTTATCAAATGCTAAAACATGTAATATTGAATGGTCTTTATCTCCTAGTCAATCACCGTCTTATTTAAGAGATAGTGTTAGAGAAAAAATGGATTCAAAAGCTGTTGAGTTTTTACAAAATGCCGGGCAAGCTACTTCATCATGTTTGAGACGGAATATAATATTTGATGCTATTCAAACTACATTGCCTGAGACTGGTGGAGAGGTTCCTCAAAAAAGGCCTATATTAGAAGATGTTCCTCATGGTGTAAGTTTGGCCAATGATTGGTATCATCAAGTGTATAGAATAATAGATGGAGATGCTTCTAATAAAAATATGGGGCGGCATGATGCAATACATAAATTAAGCAGTGGCGGATATTTTGTACATTTACTAGTTAATCATTTAACTCCGTTATTAAATATTACCAAAGCAGAACGTAGAGCATATATTAATAAGAATCCACTGGGTGTTGAGGTTGACACCTTTCCATTTAAAGCTGATAAGGAATTGGAATATTGGAGTCTTGAAAACAATGATAGAGTATTGCCTGTTTCACAAACAGTTGACGATAATGTAATAAAACCTACTATTAATGAGACAACACAAGCATGAACGATATAAAACATAATGGCAATTATTTGGGCATAGTGGTTCAAAACAATGATCCTGAAAAAAGAGGTCGCGTTAAGGTTTTTGTTCCTCACATTAATATTGCTTTATATGAAAGCTGGAATAAAGATTTTGCTATGTTAAATGATAAGCATTTTGTATTTCCAGATGCAGCAACTAATCCTGATTTAGATAATGTATTAGAGTATTTAAAGAAAGCATTACCTTGGGCTGAAATAGCTCTTCCTTTGTTTGGTGGATCTGCATCAGGTCGATATAATGCTCATATGAAAGTGGGTACAACTTCAGATGCAAATTATTGGGATAAAGATAATACTAATTTTGGGTTTAGACCTTTAGTTAATTATGTGGGTGAAAACAGAATTTCAGATGCCTTTCATGAAACTAAGGCAACACATAATAGATTAGTAAATCCAAATGCAAACCAATATGCGCCTTCAGATTATTCTAATTTAGCTCGCGGATCATTTACTATTCCAAATGTTGGTGCTCATGTTTGGGTGTTTTTCATTGAAGGAGATATTAATTATCCTGTAGTGTTTGCAGTTTCACAAGGACAGGAAGATTGGAAACGTATTTATTCTAAAAACAAAGAATTAGAAGATTTGAGCAATTTCATATCTCCAGATTATCCTGAATCATATGAAAATCTTTCTCCTGAAGATCAACCAACTTTTGATCATAATAAAAAGACCTTTAGAGCAAAACATGTATTCAATTCTAATAAACATTCTTTAGAATTTATAGATACAGATAAAGCTGAAGTATTAAAAATGACGCATTATGCTGGTTCATTTTTAGAAATGAATAATAATGTGACCACTAGATTTGCCCATGCTAACGATCAAACTCTTGTATTAGGAGATCAATTTTTAACAGTTCGTAAGAATCAAGGGATTTATATTGCCAATTATCAAGAAACTATTATTGATGGCGATAGATTTTTAAAACTGGGAGATTTTGAAAAGCGTAGAAAGATTGTACTTAAAATAATGGATATTTTAAAGGATGTACATAATTATAAAATGCTTTTTGAACTTATGAGAACAGAAGCTAATGATCCGTTTACGTCATCTGAACAAAAAAAGGAAGGATCAAAAGCAAAATGTCCTGTATGTCAAGGAGAGGGTACAAAATTTGATATGCCTTGTGTAACATGTGGAGAATCTGGAGAAAGTCCTTCTTCACAAGATGGTGACTGGGAATTAGATCAAGTTGCAAAATGGATAGATTCGTCGGTATCTTTAGATATATGGCAAGGTGGTGACCCAGGTGATGATTATGGAGGTCCAGAGGATGGTACATTTGGAAGCACTTCATATAGTGTAAAGAAGATAGTCGAAACAATTAGAAATGCACAAAAACAAATTATAGATGAAGAACTCGAGTCAGGTTTTGGTAATGGCGGAGATGATATTCAAACTGTTACAGGAAACGTTGTTACAACTATAGGTACTGTTTTTAATGACATGCCCAGCTTTCGTGTTGATGAAATAGGTAAAATTAGAAATCAGGGAGCCCATATCGGTAAAACAGGAACCTATGTTAGTATGGCTGAATGTCCTTTAGTTGAATATGTTGATGTTGATTCTCCACCTGGTGGAGATTGGGATATAACTGCAGCTAATAAATTTAGATTAAATGTGGGTAGTAATGGTATTCATTTAAAGACTACAGGGGCAGTAGAAATATATGGCACTATAATGAATATTAATGCAGAATCTCTTAATGTATCATCTGAATGGGAATTATTGTTACAAGGTAAAAAGCGAGTTGAAATTCGTGGAGATATTATAAATATCCATCCTACAGAAGGTAAAAGAGGGTATGTGTTATTAGATGGTAATGTTGGTGTTAGAAATAACTTAACTGTAGTTGGAGGTACACATCTAGAAGGTGAGTTGTCATATTTACACTCCACAACGCCCAAGAAAATGTATATGACAGAAATAGGTTATGGCCCGCTGCCACATACACATATATATTGGGCGCCGCCTTGGACCTTAGAAGAAGAAGGATGTCCTAAAGTTCGTGAAGATCAACAAGGATTAAATAAAAATGAACCTGTTCCAAATCAGGGAGATTGTGGTGCAAAAGGCTTTTGGGTTCCTACAGGTACAGGAGAAGGAGCAGGTGGGCCTATTGAATCTGATGATGCTGGCGAAGAAGTTCCCGATAATTTAGAAGATGTTAATCCTGAACCGTGTGAAAATAAATAAGTTACTCTGATTTATCTTCTTCCATTAACATTCCAATTAGCACTTTTTTAGCTAATTGCATAAGGCCGTCAAATTGACGTGGTGTTTTAGCTTGGCGCATAATTACGCGTTGTTCATCTATAGTGTGTCCAATAATAATAAAGTCATCTAAAAATTCAGAAGCTACTGTGTGCAATCCTTCAGCGTTTTGTCGATATTCTCGTGTTTCTTTTTCTACAATATCTTCATATTTTTTAAGCGATTCATTTAAAATTGTATTTGTATCCATCTTACCATTCTTTATTGGTGCAGCTTTAGGTGCAGCAATCTTTTCATTTATAATTGCTTCTAATTTTGCTACGTCAGTAAGAGGAGTCTTTTTAGATTTCTTTTTTATATCACACCATCCTTGTAAATACTTAGGTATATTGTTTTAAATTTATACTGCCTTCCTAGTATTTTCTGAGGGGGAGCTATATTGCTTTGCTTTATTATTAATACCAAATTGTACTAAGTATTCAATTAAAACTTCAATAGAACTTGTTTTAATTATGAATTTGCTTGTGATGAATTGTCCTCCGTCATATAGCTCGAAGTAAAAATCATCAATATCCGATTTTTTAATATTGTCTTTATTGGCATTTTGATAGCACGTGCAAAATACAGAAGCACATCCAGGATCTATAACAACAGTCCACACTCTTGGATCTGTATATGAATAACTTCTAAACAAGTCATCTACCATATACCCACTATCTCTCATACGCTTCTTAAAATAACCTAATGTCGTCAATTTATTGGCCATCTTTAGTCTCCTGGTTTATTATTCCTTCTATTACTTCGTAGTACCCTTTTGGTTTTTCTTGTAAATATACTTCTACATTTACTTCTGTATCATTTACTCTTATACATTTAACTATATAATCCGTTAACAAATGTTCTTCTTTAATAAAATGTAATACAGATTCTAGATTATTAGCTACACACGATTCAAATTCAGGAGAGCTAATATCCATATTACACGTATTAACTGTTTTAGTAATAAGGCCTTGAATTGTTTTAATATAAGCTTTTTTCATTTATTTAACATACGCAGGAATTATATATTTTAATATCCCTGTTTGTTTTTTAATTTCAAACAATATAATTTTATACGAATTGTTAATTTTTATTTCAACATCTTCTTTATTATTTGATAACAATCTTAATATTTCTACGCTAAATGGTAGTGGAGTAGTTAATTCTATTCCTTGATAAGTAGGAGTAATGTTAAATGTAATATTATCTACCTGTTCAATCGCTTTGTCTGTAAGCTCAGCATAGATTACTTTATCTTTCGTAAAGAAATATACCTTATTTGATTCATTGGCAAACATACTGCCTTTAAGAATTTCATTAATTTTAGAATTTGTTAAAGAAAATGAAGTATCGTATGTTAATTTGTTAATTTTATTAAGACTTAATGTACATTTCTTAATAGCATCATCTAATACTAAATGCAATTTGAAACTTAAATTTGTAGAAGAGTATTTAATTGAACTATTATTGTCACCAATTTCAATTTCAAATTCGTCCGTTGGAATACATTCAAATACCCTGATAAGTTTTTTAACCCCTTTGATATTTAAACCAATAGAATCAGTATCTGATAATGTGTTATTATCCATTTGTGTTTCTGCATATAGAACTGTTGGCCCTGGATCAGCTGCAACCAAAGAATTAATAGTATTTTTAGTGACATTAATTGCACAATCATCAACTATTCTACTAATCGGGTTTAATATTTGATCAATGATTTGTTTTTTATTTATTTTCAGCTTCACTAATTTTACCTTCAGTTGATGGGGTGGGAAGAGGAGGCTGTGGTTGTTCAGATGATCTCAAAGGTGCCCTGGTTCTATTATTTCGATATACCATATTAATTACTCTTTTGCCTTTGTTAAAATCTGATTCTATTTTTTTTATTGTGTCTAATATCTTTTTAATATCATTTTCAATTTTAGATATTTTTCGTTGTACATGTTCTTGAAATGCTTGAGGAGAAAGCTTTCCGATGTCTATAGTTTCTCTAATTTTATCAAATCTCACTTTTTTTCTCTCTCTTTTTCTTACTGGTCAATTGTATTAATTTATCTTTAATTATTTTAACATCAATACTTAATAAATCAAGCCTTTCCATTATAATATCTGCTGTAGTTTTTTCGTTAATCGATTTTTGTGCAAATTCAAATTCGAGTTGATTTGGATCTTTATTTAAATCTTTGTCTAATGAAACAGTTTTACCTTCTTCCATCTCTTTTATTCTATGTATAAAATTTGGAAGTACTGGTGGATTTAAAATTTCTGGTGGCAATGGTGGAGGTGCCACAAAAGGTCTTACACTGCTGCCATCAAGAGATATAGATTCTGTAGGCATTATTTCTTTGACCCCCGGCTTAAATGCTTTAATTTTATTGCGAGATGATGGATCAGCCGAGGCATCTATAGCTGTTAAATGTGCCCCTAAAAATTCTACTAAATCTCTTTCTTCTTCTGATAATGGCATATTATACCCTTAACTTAATAATCTTCCTGCATTTAATATTGCAACGGCAGTATGACTGTGAATTGATTCTTCATGATTAACAGTTATTACATAATCACTAATATGTTTATCTAACCATTTATCTAATTCATTTCCCAACTGCCGAACTACATCTTCAACAAACTTTGGATTCTCATACATTAATTCAGTTTGCCATTTTTCATCTTCTCTTTTTAAACCATTAATAATAGGTGCAGATGCACATTTAATTATCATATCGTACAAATCTTCAATCCATACTATATCTGCTCCATCATTAATTTTTACTGTAATCTCTGCTGTGCTGCGCTGATTATGTGCTCCATGTTGTGAAATTTCTTTACTACACGGACAACATGAAGTATACGGAGCCCGAACGGTTATATACATAGAAACTTTATCATTTTCCAATTTACCCTCTACAGCTGCATATAATTCAATATGCGATTTAATCTTGCTTACAGGGGCTTCTTGTACTAGATAATAAGGGAAATGTATTTTAATAAACGCATTTTCTTGTTTCAATTTCTTTTTAGTGGCATGTAAAAGTTCATGAACAAAATCATGTAATACCAAATCCTTATTGATTAGAAATTCTTCAATAAGGATTCGGTATCTAGACATATTAGTTCCTTTTTCCCTTTTACTCAAGTCAGTATACATAGAAATATTAGCAGAACAAATATTAATTGTTCCATCTTTTCTTTGTACCTTTAACGGCACTTTAACTTCACGTATACCCACCTTTTTAATAGGTCTCTCAGGGAACCCAGTTGCTTGATTTTGAATATCTGGCAACTCATGTCTATGTTTAATTTCGGGCATATTTTATTCCTTATAGATTTTCAATATCATCTAATAGTTCTTTTAATTTATCTGAATCAGCAGTTGTTGTTGATTCACTTGGTTCGCCTTCAACTGGAACATTAATAGACGGCTCAATGGTTTCATCACCATCTGTAATAGCTACCGTATCCGTACTTTTAGGAGCTGTTAGTTTATTGGTAGTTCCTGATTTCTTATTGCTAGATTCGGCAACAATTGTAAAATCTGAAAACAAATGTTCTTGTAGCAATTCCTTCATTTCATCTGCAGACTTAGGCTCAACAAACTTTGTTAGATCAAAAATACTATCATAAATAGTTTTAATCTTTTGTGGTGTTAGTCCTTCAATTGGTCCTGGTGCAGTAAATCTAGAATTATTATAGTTAGCAAATTTTCGTGTACCTTCTACAGTGCTTTCTACCTTAATTTTAAAATTACAACCATTCTCTGTCAAATCAAATACTTTTGATCCGAATTCATCTGCATCACCACCCTCAATAGCTTCTGTAATCTTTTCGTGTAATCTTTTACCAAAACGAAGTACTTTAACAGTTCCCTCATTTTCTGAATTAGTAGGATCTGAAATTACATATACGTTCACCATATGTTTTTCCATACGTCGAATATTATATGCAACTTTCTTATCGTCTTCGTTCTTTGTTTTATACAGTTTAAATCTGTTTTCGCAAATGATACACCTTTCATCAAATGTGGTTGGGCAAAAACTATCTACATACTGTCCTGTAGATGTGCTGCTCCACCCATGGTGAAAATAGTGGAAAAATGTTGCTTTTGGATCTTTGACATTTGGAATCAATCGAACCAAATAAGTATTACCTGGCTCCATCTTCAAAATATCACGATATGCGGACGAATTATGCTTTGGATTATCTAACGACTCTTTAATACTATCAAACATACTTGTAATGTCTATATTCATTTATTTATTTTCCTTTATTATACTTTCTATTTTTTTAATACCTTCTTTTACTAATATTTTTGCATTTTTTGAATTTATATATTTTGTTTTATATTTTACCCAATCATTCATCAAATCCCCCAAAAATAATTCCTTTTCATCCTCTGCGATTTTGATAATGATATCATATATTTCAGGGAATTCAACGAGTACATAAAAATTTATTTCATGTCTCTTTAATTGTTTCATCCATTCATATGTTATACCCGTCCTTGTATGTATATACTCTTTCACACTCAGTTTGTGCTTATAGCAAAACTCACCTATTACTTTTAACGATTGTTTAATCATTGTTAGCTGTTCGGGGGTATCTGGTGGTAGTTCCTGAAGATATTTCATATACATTGCAAACGCTTCAATTCCACCCATTCCCGCATAAAATTTTAAATCTACATAATCTTCAGCGGGATGTAAAACAAAAGGGGCTTTAAAATATAACTCTGGATTAATGTGAGGATACTTGCTTAACATATTACTAATTCGTTTTATATTAAGCCTTTTATCATCTTCTAAATTATCAAAATCCTTGCGATAAGAAAACAATTTGTCGCGACTTTCTCGAGATACCCTTAAATATAAATTATACAATTGTTTTTCTTTAAAATTTAAATTGATTTTATTTGTGTTGTTGTCCATTACTGTTTCTTTTAGTTAATGCTATAGTTACTATTTTTGATTTACATAATGTAGGATATCTTTCAATAAGATTATTAACAAGTTCTTGAAAATTGTCAATGTCTGCTAATTGTAGTGCACAGTTTCTAAATGTAATACTTTGAATTAATGCTATTAATAGTTTTGCTTGATTAGTTTTTTTATTTTGTAATATAGATAATAAGGATCCAAGTTTTAATACAATCATATCTAGTTCTCGTTCAGCTAAATATTCTGGAGGGGATAAATTGGTTTCTTCAATGTACGTAGTTATCATTTTATTTCTTTTAATAATTTAGTAAATTCTAAAAATTTGCCAGTGATCTGTCCGCCAGCTGAATATTCATGTCCTGCACCATCTGCTAATTTTTCAGCTAATAAATTTAATTTACATGTTGATTTTTTATTTCTTCTAAAACTAATATGTTGTGTTGAAGTATTAACTACTATGGCAATATCTGGATTATATGTAGATAAAATATGATCACTAATATCGTTTACAGGTGAAGATTTATTAACAAATGTTGCTATAATATGATACTTGGTCCCTGATATAGAAATTTCTTTGTTTTCAAAAAGCTTTATATTTGCAAGAGTTTTATCTAATTGTTGTTTCCATAATTTGTAGATATTTTCTTGTTGTGCAGTAAAAGCTGTCATGCCTTTATCATACATTTCCATAAATGCTTTAAAGTTATTATGAGTGCTCCAAAATATTGAATTTAATTTTTTTGATTCTGGTACAGATAATGTATAAGAATCATAATCATTACCAAGTGCTATTAAAATCTTTTGATTTTTATTCAGTTCTAAATTATATAACTTTTTAAATATTTTATAAGCAAGCAGACAAGCAGAGGGATATTCTTTAACAATAACAGTAGCTGTTTCATATTTTGCATTATCTACATGAGACTTATGATGATCAATAATAAAAACATTCGATTTATCAATTAAATCTTTATGATCACTAACGTCTAAATCTAAAATGAATATTTTGTCATAGTCTTCTATTTTATGTTTTAGAAGCCATTTTGTAAAGTCTATTCTAAATCCAAAACCTGCAATGCTATCATATTCTATATGTGCTTGAGGATGAGCCCATTTAGTCACCAGAGCAGACACCACACCATCTAAATCATTATGACTAAATATAAATATACGGGGTATTTTCATCTAAAATATTTATTAGTAATATGTTAAAAAATCAACTGCTATTTAATATCCAATTTTCCCAATACACTATCTAATTCGCCCACTTCTTCAGTAGAAGAAAAGACATCATCTGTTTCACTAATAGTAAGAGTATCATAATCTATTTTGAATGATTGTTTTCCGAAATTTGGTCCAAATCTACTTTTCATCATTCCAATATTTAAAATTCCCAATTCTTTTTCTGCAGGAGTGCACCATATAGACATCATAGCATCTGCAGTATGAGAAATGCCCATACTTTCACCTGTTGATTTAATAGATGGCGATTCTATAGCACCATATCCACTTCTATTTAATTGGAATGCACTGATAATAGGACACGAAAATACATAACTTAGTGCTCTTAATTTTTCTGAAATATCTTTACCGTCTTCATATAGTGATCCATCACCTTTAGTGGATTCTAATAAAGTTAAATAATCTATGATAATTACATCTGGGCGAAATTTCTTTTTATTCTTTAATTTTTGAATGTATGCTTTAATATGATTAGTTGTAATAGAACTGGGCGGAAATTCTTTAATGATCAGCTTTGAAGACATATGTTTTTGTGTAAACTCTTTAACAAATCCTCTCAATAAATTTGTTTCTTCTTTAAGTCTGTTTGTTGGGATTTGTGATAATTGAGTACTGATTCTTTTAGAATATAACAATTCTGACATTTCTAATGATATGATTACTGCATTTAGATCCTGTTCTACTACCTTTCCTGCTGCATTAGCTAATACAATAGACTTTCCTATGTTAGTCTCGCCACCAAATAAATATAATGCTCGGCCAGACTGCATCCAGCCTCCTCCAAGCATTTTATTTAACCACTTATATCCTGTTGGGATAAATTTGTCAACAGTTGTAAGATCTGTTAAATGTTTTTCAATATCTTCAAAATAATCGTGACCTAAATTGTCAACTAAACTTATATTGCATGCCTTTTCAAACGTTTCTAGTATTTCATTAGTATCAGGGATGGCCTCTTTGTCCGATACTTTATTAACAGTTTCTTTGACTGCATAATATACTGCTTTCTCTTTAATAAATTGTTCTGTGTTGCGTAAAAGTTCATCTTGATTATATTGTGTGTCTAATGTTTTAAAATGTATCACTACATCTTTGTAAGCTTTTTTAAGATCATCATTTATTAATTTAGATTTAATTTCTGTAGCATTAGGTAGAGATGAATGTTCTTTATAAAAGTCAAATATTATTTGAATGTAAGATCGGATATTATCGTTTTTAATATATAATGGTTTTAATTCATCAATAATATTAGCTACGTAAATATCATTTAATGTGACATTTAACGCTACAACATATTCAAAAAAATCAGTATCTATTTTGCGAGGCTCAGACATTTATGTAGTTTGTTTATTTAGATTTTCAATTGACTCTACAAGTTTCTGCTGCAACATTTCAATAATCGTATCTTCTTCTTTTATTCTAACATTATATTCAACTACATTTTTAATAATCTGATCAGCTCTTTCTTTAACAGATCCTGTTACTATAATTGGATTTATTCTATAAGATTCAATATAGTCGTCATATAATTGTACAATAGCATTTCGATAATCTTGATTCATACTTCGCGAATCATCATCTATTAAGTCAAATTCTGGTTTAATATAAAAGTGTAAATCATATCTAAGATTTTCAAAAATTGCTTCAGCTATCCGTAAGGTTTCTTGAGTTATTTTTTCTGTTTGATACTGGTGTGTTGCATACACTAATGCATCTAAAGAACATCGATCTAATACAGAATTCCTCCATACATAATTTTTTAAATGAACAGCTTCTACCATTAACTGTGCATTATCATCCCCTACATCATTAAGTTTAAATCCTAATTCTTGAATACCTCTAATACTTTCAACAAAGGTATAATCTTTCAATTCTGGTCTAGTTCGAAGTTCATTAATTAGTGAAGTTTTTCCCGTTCCTTGAGCGCCTGAAATAGCTATTCTCATATATTCTCCTTATTATTAAACATTTTACGAAATAATCGTACATTATGCACGGCAGTTTCTATTTGTTCTAAAGAAAATTGATGTTCAAATAGTTCTACCATTTTAGTTGGATCTTTATCAATCGTCAATGTTGGCCATGAGTATTTAATGCCTAATAATCCTTGCACTATGGGGTTAGACGTGTCGATCGTATCGAACTTGCGGTATATGTCAGACGTCATAAATTCATTTGGCAACGCTGTTCCAAGCGCATGGTGAGGCTTGGTAAATCTAAGAATCCCCAATTTCTCCATTTCTGTAAGAAAATAGTGGCGACCTGATGCATATTTTTGCCAAATATTATCACCCGTTCCGTGCACTAAATAATAATCTTGAATAAAGTTAATAGCTATTTTGTCTGCTTTGCTGTGCATGAAATTATAACAGACTGTCAAATCTTCAAAATTCTTGCCTTGAACAACACCAATTTTCTTACCAGGCAGATTACCATAGTTTTCATTCCACTTTTTATAATTTTCAATAGTTTTTTCAGCATCACCAAATACATCAGGAACTATATATTCTGTTGGTTTTAATTCAAGAATTTTTAATGCAAATAAATCGGAATTAAATGCCTCACCTAATTCAAAGACACTATTATCCAAAATAACTCTACGCCCCATTTTTAATGAATCTTTAAAGAACTCTGAATATTTTGGATAGTCGTTTAGTAAATGCACCAAACAATAATCATAATCATTAAAGCTTCTAGAAATATCTAAAAGTTGTAATGGAACTTCGTGGGAGATTTGTGTCACTTTTCTTCCTTTATATTATCTACTTCTTTTTTAATTTCTTCAACAGAACTACTAAACACAAACTCTTTCTTTAATACTTCTTCAAGTTTAGGTATAATAATATTATCCCATACATTTGCATCTTTTTCAAATGCTTTTCTATATCCTAAAGTATTACCATTACATTCATAAGTTCTATCGCCTGTAATAACGCCTAGTCCATGAGCCAATTCAAACAACCCAGAGTATTTATCTACCCCTGTTTTAAAATTAAGGTAAATGTCTGTTGCTAGCATAGGTGGTAAAAATCTATTTTTAGCTGTAAGTGCATGCATTGTTATTCCGCCTACTTTCTTAGCTGCTGATAATATTTCTTCAGATTCAAATTCCTTTTCGTTCTTTTCTCGTTTAAATCCTAATTGAATAATTAGTGAAGAAAGATAAATTGGCGCTTTTCCTCCAGATTGATTTTTAATTGCAGACGGATACATAGCAGCCGGATCATCATATTCATGGTTAGAAAATAGAATAGTGGTTTTAGCCTTAGCAGCTCTATAGGTTAAGGTTCTTAACATGCTTTTAATTTCTTTAGCTCTCAATCCCATATCTGCTGCTGATTTGTCTTCTTCAGCATCTTTAATTTCTTTACCACTGGCCAAATTACCCAAAGAATCTATAATAATCATAAACTTCTTTTGCAGATTCTTTTCAAGGATTTTATTAAGAACCGCTAAAATTTGATTACGGGCACTATTTACAGTATTCACCGGATAGTGCTTAATTTGATCAGGATTGGCTCCTAAAGATCGTGCTGTAGCCGCATCTAATGCTACTTCTGAATCGAATACAATACCCCATCTTGTCGGATCTTCTTTTTGAAAGTTTCCTAATATCTTAGTCATAATCAAAGTTTTACCACAACCAGAAGGTCCTGATAATCCAATAATTCTTCCTTGTTGAATTCCTTTGAAACAGGAACCTGAAACAATTGCATTCAGGGCATACGATCCTGTGTCCACCCAAGCATCTACAACAGACAATGCATTGTCTGATAAAATTGTGGCATCAGGATTCAGAGCATCCGCATCTTTAAACACATCATCATATATATTAGTCTTTTTAGCCATAAATATACTCCTTAATATTTTATATTATAAATGAAATTTTATAAAAAGCAATAAAAAAGCCCTATTATTTCTAATAGGGCTTTTCTGTAGAAACTATTAATCGTCAAACAACTTAATTACGTTATCTCCAGCTGGAGCTACATTTCCTGCATTTTCAGGTAATACTATTCCAGAAGGATCGAAGATGTTTGAAATTTGAGCATACAATCTAAAATCAAATCCACCAGCAAATTCAATTTGTGTAATTTGGTTTTTTTGATAATTGAAATATACAGGTTCTGACTTATCCCCCATAAATTCTTTAAAAAATAACGGCAGCAATCTCAAGGCCATTTGACCAGTTGCTTGTCCAGTTACTTGATTAAATTGAGGAACCACATCTACAACAACAGGGTTCTTAATAACCACAATAGTATCAGAAGACTTATCCTCTACTATTTCACCAATAATAGTACGTTGAATACTATCTAAAAACGTCACAATATTTTTATTATCCATATTTTCTCCTATTTGTTATTATCTTATTATATTATTTACTAATGTCAAGGGTCAAACTTTAAAAAATTCGAACAAATCACACGTATATTCGTTTTTAAAATCAATCAATCTCCATCCAATACTAATAAATCTACTTTCTATTGCTCTAACTATATGCTTTTCAAACATCTTGTCATAATCAGGCTTAATAACAGATTCAAATTCTTTTGGAAATTTATCAGCGAATGCAATATTCTCAAATCCATACTTATTAGGCATTACATATATCCATTTAATTTTATTTCCAGAGCCAATAAAATCATATACGTTTTCTAATTTTAATGCTTTAATTAAATTGTTATGATTGATAGCTCCTTTAACATGCACTGGAGTTCCTTTAGCGTGTACTAATCCATTCATTCTGTTGTTATATTTATCAAACCCATTTATATTAGATCGTGATGCAATATCTTCATATGAAAGTTTTTTAAATTCTTCAAAAATTTGTTTATATACTTCTATTGTTTGTTCACGACTCTTAGTATAAATTATAGTTTCAACTACCTTTTTAATAAGATTTTTGCACTCTTTTGAAATAGTGCTTTTAGCTACCTCTACTCCTACATATTTAATTTTATCAGTTGGAAGCGGAGTATCACCTTTACTCTTGTCTTTAATATGCAAAATGTAATATTTCTTTGCTTCATAAATGCCAGCTGAACATATATATTCTCTTTTAAATACAAATTGAGGATTTAAAGAATTGATAGCATTTTTAGCCCATTCAATAATTTGTGTATTTAATACATTATTTAATTTTTTAACAATGTTGAAACTCTGTCTGCTTACTTCTCCTGTTTCGTCTAAAAGAGGAATTTTTAATTTCTTTAGAATAGGCTCTAAAGTTAGCACTGTGCTGTCCGTGTCATTATAAAATGTTATATTAGAATCTATACCGTATTCTGTTTTTGCAAAATTATCTAAAATATCATTAGCTGCTTTAATTGTTGCTTGTCCTGTTAAAGTAATACTACCAGAATGATCAATATCTGCTAAGGGAGCATATCTGTTAGCAAAACATCCATACAAACTATTTAATATAGTCTTTAAAGTGTTTTGAATAATATCTAATCTGCCTAAAGCGGCAATGTTTTCATTGTATTTATCTGAACCCTTTTTTGTGTGAGATTGAGAATGATTAATTTTGTCTATCTCTTCCACACTCTTAACTCGTTCATCATAAAGGGATTGTACGAATTCTGGAACTATACCCAGTGTCTTTTGTGTATATAATACTTTAGCTTTAGATATAGATATTTTTTCTTTTTCTATGAAAGTTTTAAAGTTGTCTTTTGTAAGTGTGTGCATTTTTCCATTTACTAATTTTAATTCAACTTCTGTATCAGACATAGATAAAATTTTACCTATTTTTGTCTCTGGTGAAATGTTCAAAGATATAATAGTATTAGGATATAGACTATTAGCATCGAATACAACAATACTTTCATATAATCCGGGCGTGATATCTCTAACAAATCCGCCGGCATAGGATCCCATTTCTTCATGCTTAAAGGTAGGTATAATTTTATTATGTTTTAATGCCTGTTGTGCAATAGCTCCTGTTACTACTGTTACTTTACCTAGAGCAGATTCTAATGCAGCTAATCCTTTATAAGATATTGTTCTCATTAATTGAAGAAAACGAAGCTTTTGTTCTAATTTTACCAATAGCTCAACATCCCTAACATTATATTCGACAAATTTGTCCCAATTAGTATCAGCTAATTTTGTAAGACTTGTAGCACTTACATTAACTTTACCTTCGCCTAATTCTAATTCACTAATATAATCCAAACTATAAGACTCTCTATCTCCTCTTGAAAATGTTTTATATGCTTTCCAATAGTCAATACAGCTTATGCCGCCAATATACCACCGGCCTATTTCTTTACCAAATTGTTTTTCTACATTTTCGCGATATCTTACTTGGCCTACCGGAGACAATTTATACACCCAATCTTCACCAATAACATTTTCAATTCTATTAATTATATAGGGTATATCAAAGCGTTCGCAATTGTGGGTCTTGATACCATTACAAATAAAATAATGTGTTTGTGTTTCTATGTCACACATTTCTACATTTTTGCCGGTTTTTTGTATATTTTTAATTTTAACCAACATTCCGTTCTCGATTTTAAACCACTTAATTTTATTAGATATTATATTTTTTTTAATGTAATATTTTATATTTTTGAGTTTATTTTTTCTGTCTTGGTGCCAAATATTTAAATCAGATATAAATTTTTTATTTTCATTAATAAAAGGAATCCCTGTATTATGCTTTGTTACAGAGGATATAACACCATTCCATAATAATAGTTGTTGCAAAATATTAATATTTGGAATATCATAACATTTATCATAATTACATACATTTAATTGTGTATCCGCAACATTACCATCACCGTCAATTAAACCGGAGTAAAATTCAATAAATTGATCATAAGACAACATTGAAATCATCGATATGTTTAATTGTTTTTTGTTTTCTGTATTATATATTAATGGCAATAATACTCCAAACTTGTTATTGCAAGATACTCTTTTATAAAAATTGTTATCACTTTGTTGTAATCTTGATAAAACTTTAATATTGGAGGGGCAATTTGTATCAATATTGTTATATATGGACGAATATTTTTCTACTAAATATTGGTGTTGGCTGCTGTACTGATTGGTAAAGGTTTTAAAATCAACACATCCATCTGTAAATGTATATCCTAAGAATCTTAATATATCACTAGATATAACTTCGTCTAAATTTATGTTTATAAATTTTTGTGTTAACAATATTGTTAATACTGTTTCGTTTTTTAAATATTCTAATATCATATCATCAGATATATATTTTTGAAGATTTTTATAATCCCATCCCTTTCTTTTCCAAAATATCTTTCCCTGCCAATATTCTGTTGGTATATTTATTGAATTTTTATATTGTTTTAAATGGTCTCTAATTTGAACGGATTTAATTTTAAAATTAAATCTGGTATAATTTTTTAAGCTGGTCCAGTTATCAATAATATAGTTTCTATAATTTAATTGTTTGTTATTATTATCTCTAATAGGTATAAATACATATGAATCTTTGTTTTGTGTATTTATGTCTTTTACTTTAGTATCTGTTAGAGTGGATAATAATGTATTTGAATTTTTGTATGCATTTTTGTTTTTAGAACATATCGGAAATATGTGTTCCTTCGAACATAAAATGCTGTGTCCTAATTCTGTTGTAAGGTTGTATTCTTCTTTAATTCCTGTATCTATATAATTATTTATATTATTTTGGAATTTTTCTGATGTAAAAAGGGGTATATTTTCACATTTTTTTGATAAATTTACTATTTTATTAGTGCCCCATAAATATTGGTTTTTGGTGAGACAATACCATCCAGAAACTATATCAGGATAATCCTCTCGCCAAAATTTAACAAAAGCTCTTAACATTTCAGCTTCTGTTTGAAATTCATAATATTTGTGATCTGAAGCTAAAGATAAGTGTCGATGAGCTAGACCAAACGTATGATATATTTTAGATAAAGAATCGTATACCGTAATTAAGTTGATTGGATGCGCAGCCTTTTCAGGTTCAGGAAATTCAACAGAGTATGTTTCAATATCTAGAAAGAAAGTTTTAAGTGGATGTTTAGTAAATTCAGCAGAAGCATTTAATCCATTAAATTTGTCAATTAAATATTGATGTTCTGCTTTAAGATTATAAAATATTCGTTGAGTTCCGCAACTTTCAACATATCTACGCCTATCAAATTGACTCGGAAATGTTATTTTTCTTAAAGGAGTATTATAAATAGAAACAGCATCTTTTTGTGTATTGCTTTCAATATAAATATAGGGATGATAATCCTCAATTTGTTCTATTCTATTGCCGCTTTCATCCCATGTCCACAAATGCATTTTTTGTGTTTTGGGATTATAAGAAATATTTCTATACATACTAGCTCCTTTATTGACCGTGCGTGTTAAAGATGCGCACACCCTTATTTTAATTAATTATATAAAATGCTATATAGAAATCAAGTTTATTTTTTTAATAATTGGTTTTCGAAAGGAACGGCTGCTTTTTCATCGGGATTTAATCGATATAAAGTTTTTCGATCCGGTGAGCCAATTTTTGTAAAGTATAATTCGTTAAATTCATCCAAATGATCATCTAACCACATTGTATCAGCATAAGCTCGTGCTTGTTTAGAATAGTTCATATAAGTATCTTCATCTTTTAGAAGCAGTTTTAACTGATCAATCAAATCTGTCCCCTTATTAAATTTTAATGGGGCATCTTGATAAGTTACTAGATTTTGAAACACTCCAGGAATTCCTAAACAAGCAGACTCTAAAAACTTAATATTGCTTTTAGCTTTGTTAAATGTAATATCTTGAAGAGGAGCAAATACAGCACTCATTTTAGGCTCATAATATGCTTTCCATAAATCCATTAAAGGAAACCATTGAATAAATTCCATTTCTCCGCGATCAATAAAAGGTTTGCAAGGTAGTGGAAAGCATCCAACAAACACCCATTTAAAATCATTTCGTGTTTTAATAATCGCATCCACGACATGATGAAAATCATCTCGCTGATTTGTTTTATTTAATACATCAATATGTGTACCCGATCCAACATAGGCAACTCGGGGTTTCTTTTTATTGTCTTGGTAATTCTTTAAAATTCTATCTGGTTCATAATGTTTATCCATCCACATTTTAGCAGGATAATTAGGAACAACAGTAATATTTTTATTACCAGTCTTATGAGTATAGTAATCTTTCATGAACTGACAAGTTACACTAATCTCATCACTCATCTTCATCATTTCAATACAACTGTTTAAAATTTGATCATTTTCAAATGCCACTTTACATCTATTAAAATCTGGAATATCGTCTTTGAAAATAATATCATCAATTTCATATATAATTTTATAGTTATGATGTGATGCAATGCTTTTTAAAAATTTCACAAATTCTAATTGAACTGGAGTTGCTTGTCTCTGTAATCTAACAGCTTTTATACCACCATAAAATCTAGGATCTAACACCATTGTAGTTAATCCGTTAATAACACATTTCTGGTTCATATTTAATAGCATTTCCGGAGCTATCATTCTCCACCAGCCGCAGCCGGCATAATCCGCATAGTAATTAACAGCTCTGTTTAATCCTTGTCCTGGTATTTCAAGAGGAGGAGGAGTTCGAGATTGGGGTATTTGGTGAGCAATGTGAGGTACATATGCTTGCCCCACTGGTTTTCCCATAACATTCCCCATACTGTGATATTTTGTAGGTATAACTTGTTGAGCAACATAAGCTGGAGCCTGCTCCGGAACGGGATTTTTAAATTTAAGAGCCATTATCGATTCTCCTGGTGTATCCATTATATTTTTCAAGATTTATAATTTCACCAGTAGCATGTTTGACTGCTTCTCTTTTATGGCTAATAATATAAATTGCTTCATTAAAATTACTAACTCTTTCTTGTAAAATCCCCATAACACATTCAATACCTTTGTCGTCTAATGAACTATCTAATAGCTCATCATAGATCACTGTATTAATAGATACATTAGATTGGAGTCGACGAATATCAATAAAGGTAAATAACATTGCTAGATCTATACGTTTCCTTTCTCCACCAGAAAAATTAAAATATGAACATTTTTGACCTCTTTCATTTAAAATGTTCTCTTCAAAATATTCATTAAATGTGCAAACACAATTAGCATCTAATTTTTTGAGATAATAGTTCAATCGACCGTTCAACAATTTTAACATCTTTTTAACAATAAAACTTTTTACACCCTCTTCTGATACTACAAATTTAGCAACATCTAAAAGGTGCAACTTTTCTTTGTACTTATTTAGTTCAATATTTAATATTTCAACCCGTGTTTGTGCTTCATTTATAAGTTCTATATATGTATCCTGTTCACCTTGTATTGTTTTTATATCTATTTCGGTTTGAGCACTCCAAATTTCTTTTTGTTTTATTTGTGTGGTGATTGTCTCATTTTCCATTTTAATTAATTCAAATTTATGTTTTTCATCAATTAAGATATCAATAATATTATTACATTTGTTCTTCTTGGTTTCAATTTCAGTTAGGGATTTATTAATTTCTATTAATGAATTATTAATGCTGTCAATTTCATTTTGATATTGTTTGATAATTTCTGTGTCTCGAGATTTATCTTTGGTGGTAAACGGCCTATTGCATGTAATACATATTCCACCTTTTTGCTCAATTTGATTGATCTTACCACTCAATTCTTTTGTTGTTAATATGTTTTGTATTTGTTGTGTAGTGATCTTTTTTTCTGTATCCGCAATATTTTTCTTTTTAGATTCTACAGTTCTTATTTTATCATCTAAAATATTATAGGTTTTAATATCTACATCTTTTATTGCATCTTTTAATGTTTTAATAGTTGTAATATTATCATCTAACCTAATTTGAAGATTGTTCACTCTATCAATTTTATTTTGATTATGAGCAAATTGTTGTTTTTTATATACTTCTAGTGACTGTTTAATTTCATTAGCTTTAACATTTTCAATATCATATTGTTTTTTTGCTTCATTTAAATCTTGTCTAATAACACTAAGCATATCCGTAAATAATGTGAGCTTAAATATGCCCTCAATAAAATTTTTCTTAGCTAAACCTTTTTTAGCTAAAAAGGGTTCTGTTTGATTTAGACTCATTACAACACTTTGTTCAAACAAATCAGACCCTGCGCCCAATATCTCTTCAACTAATTCGGTTGTTTTGGCCATCGTACGAGAAATATCTACAGTATCTTTGAACAATTGTACTCTAGAAGGATGTGTAGATCTTTGTAATACATATTCTGATTTAATCCCGTTTTCAATAACATCGAATAATAGAGATACTTCTCCACCCGATTTATTATTCCAATTTATTAGATTTTCTTTTTTGATATCTCTAAGAGGCCTTCCAAAAAGAGAATAAAAAAACGCATCAGCTATTGCAGATTTACCTACACCATTTCTACTATCTTCTTTGTCTTTATTGACACCCGTTATAATATTACACCCAATATTAAAATGAAGTTCTATGGGGTCTGAACCTATAGATAGAAAATTTTTAATACTAAGTTTTTTAAAATAAATCTCTTTCATAACAAGTCTACAAATAAATCAGGGCGGGTTGTTAAAAAATTTGTTATTTCCTCTTCTGTTGCCAATCGAACTTTAATATAATCCACCCATATATCATTTTCAACACACAGTACACCTTTATAATCATCAAATTTTAATAAATCAGAAACATAATATGTTTTATTATCAAATTTATTGACAATAAAACTTCCTCTTTTTATGTGTTTCATTCTTCGATTATTTATGTCCTAATTTAGTAGCAAGCTCAGATAGCTTTACAATTTTAGCTAACACATCTATTGACGTTTCTGGGCATAATACTGCATACATAGACTTTAGATAATACTGTACTGCTTCTACAATTAACTGACTATTTTCATTTTTTTCTTCTGCCATTTTAGTTCTCCTTAATATATTTCCACAAATTTCTAAAACGTATTCTTGTTAATAGCCAATCAAACAAATTAAGTTTTTCATCATAATATCTTAACATATATGTATTATGTATAGTATTATGTAAAATTTGATATACTATTATAAACTTATTTGTTTTAATAAAATCTTCGACATCTGTTAGAGTTGAAAATTTTAATGCACAGGCTTGGACCGCCTTTTTTCTAAAGTGTTTTATAACTATACCAACAGGGCATATTCCTTTAAGGAATTTCCCTTTAATCTGATTTGTTACATCAACATTTATTGTTGACGGGTCAATATCACTAATATCTATTTCTCCTTCTTTTAAAAAGGATTTCATATCGATAGGGGCTGCTGTTAATTGAACAGTAACCATTGTGTATTTGTTTATTTTATTTTCTTCTGCCATTTTAGTTCTCCTTATATTTTAATATAGTAATCTCCAAACTTTTCATTAATATATGTTCTGTTAAATGTAATTCCAATAGACTCTTGATCGTTTATAAACCACGTTTTGCTCCATCTATAAATCCTAGTATATTAAATTTCATTAGACATATTCAAGCTCGCAATTGTTTCTAAACTCTTGAAGATTCATTGCATTTACATAACTAAACGCTGATTTTAATCCATGCTCTATCTCACGCAAGATATACTTAGCATGTCCTTTAAACGGAACCTTCAACATCTCACCCTCTACAAACTCATTCTTTAACCCTGAAGATACTTTATTTTCCATACTAGCTGAACCACCATACATCTTATAGTATCTTCTATCTACTAAATTAGTTCCTGGTTCTGGATATACATTTCCTGGAGTTTCTGTAGTACCTGCTAGTACAGCACCTACCATAACAGCATCTGCATACTTTAATGCTTTAGCAACATCACCAGAACTTGTAATACCTCCATCAGATATCATTTTAATGGGAAGCCCTTGTCTAACAATTTCATCATAACAAGAATGTAAGGCTCCTAATTGTGGATGGCCTACACCCGTACGTTGAGTTGTAACACAAACAGAATTATGAACAACCATTCCTTCTGCAATATATGAATGGGGGTCTCCAACCTCTAGGTCATAAACAGGCCCAGAGTATTTATATTTTTTAATATTAGTAATAGGAACAAGATTAAATTTCATTTCGCCTCCAAAAAATCTATGCATTTCTTAATAATTATATCTTTATTTTTCTTATAGTCAAGTGAAAGAATTCTTAAACATTTAGCGCCAGGCAGCTCCTTTTTAATATTTGTCTCTCTAATTTTATCTTTTTGTACATCATGCCATTTTGGATCATCATACTCTACCCATTTGTTAAGATCTTTAATATAAAAATCTAATCTATAATACTTCCCGTTTTTCAGCTCTACTAAAAACTCATTATTTATATGATCGTTTCGTATACCATTATCATTGGTTGCAAAATATATATTTTTATATTTGTGTGATATATTTTTATAAATTTCCCAAAAAATCTCTTGTGATATATTAGACCATCCATGAGTTTTTAGTTTTTTAAGTATTTGTTTATTTTTATATCTATAATCTTTCCACCTTTTTGTTCCATTTATTTTTCCATAAATTCTTATGAATTTTTCTAATGTTTGTGCTTTAGATTTTTTATATTGATTGTATATTTCTGTGCCTTTATGTATACCATATTTTTCAATATATTTTTCAATAGTATGTTTATTTTTAAGACGATTTTTATATTCTTTTACTTTTATATTTGCTTCCTCTATTGATAATCCTTTCTTAATCCAATATTCCGGCAAAAAACAACTCACATATTTGTCAGGATACATTTTTTTATATATTCCGAATTTCAAGCCTGCATTTCTTGAGTTGTCACTTAAAATTTTTTGTGCTTCGTCTGATGTGTGTCCTCTTTTAATCCAGTATTCTGGACATCTACAACTTCCCGTTCGATACTTTTTCTTATTATTTGTATACCATTTGCGTATTTTTGATCCTGCCTCCGCAAGAAACTGGCTTCTTTTATTTTCAATTTCTTCGCCTGTATACCCCTTATCAATCCAATATTCTTTACAATTCTTTAAACATTTTCGGTGAATGCAATAATTGCAGTATTTTTTATATCCCAACACTCCATTAATATATTCTGTTGATTTATTACATACCTTACACACACCTTCGTTGGCTTTTTTAAAATGTGTATCGTAATAGTCCTTAATCTGTTTTTTGTTGAATTTGTGTTTATTAGATAAATGCTTACTGAAATTATACAAATTGCTGCTTTGTTTTTGACATAAAATACATATAGGTTGCATACTTATCCGCCTTCTATATATATTTATGCTAATTTGCTAATTTTTCTTGAGATTCTATCAAAAAATAATCAGTTGTTAATTGATCTGCAGGAACCCATTTGGCAAAAAGATGGATATTATCATCTGTAATTTTATTAACATCATTTTTATGAACAACATATATTTTATGATCATTAGTGCACTTTAATGAATTGTTAATTTCAACCACTTCTTTACTATTATCAAATTTAAATGTTGTTGTAACTTCTTCGTATTTACCTGTATGAGTTAATACTATTTCACCTGGTTTAATGTCCTGTATTTTTCTTTGTCCTGTAGATGTTGTAATTTTTGTATCAGGTAAAAAACACCCACCCGCTATGCCAACTTTTGCTACATCAGCACCCCATTCATTTAAATCATAAACAGCTTCCGGTGTACAAACATTACCTGCAATTAAGCATATTTTAGACCTCTCTGATCGAGACCATTTAAACAATTCGCTTGTAATCCATAGTAACATTTTTTTTGTATGTTCATGATGACCATGAGCTACATCAATACAAAAGATTCGAGCACCAGCGCAATATAATTCTGCAAACCTTTCTTTATCTTCTGCTTGTACACCAAGAGAAACACCAATGAGAGGTATATTATAATCATTATCAGGGGTTGTTACCCATCTATAATCATCTCTTGCTTGTTGTATAGTATCAAATCTGTGTAAAATACCTAACCCACCAGCGTCCCACATTGTAGTTGCCATTTTAGGACCTGTAATATTTTTCATATTAGCAGAAATTACAGGAAGTTTTAAAATTACATTATTATGGATCTTGCTGGAAATGTCTACATCATTGCGACTAGCAATAGTGCTATAAACTGGTTTAATAACTACATCACTAAAATGCTCTGAGTATTTATTGTTGTTCATATCCACATTTCCTTTGAATACATTTATGATACCAAAATTTGGGGAACTTCCACCTGTATTTTCTAGTCATATGGCTTTCACACTTTGGACAAAAACCAACTATGCAATCCAACGGGCTGTCAAAAAGTACGCGGTTAAGTGGTGGTTTCGGAGGCGCCGGCGGGTTTATGTGTTTTTCTGATCCATTTTTATTACATAGTATTATATTCATAAGACAAATTATATAATGAATTTTAAAAAAAGCAAGTTACTTTAAGGTCATTTTTATAGTAATTGATTCTTTGAAAATTGTCGATTCATAATTGGAGATTTGGCAAGATTCAAAATTGTAGTCTTTCGATTCGTAGCTGAAACTTTATTCAATATAGTTAACCAAAGAAATATAATACTCACAATCTTCCTTTATTTAACAGGGCATACACCACTAGCACATTCGATTCCTTCAATATCCTCACCTGAAGATTTTATAATATGAATAGGCTGGAGTTTAGAGGTAAGCTCGGTATATTCTTCTTTAGTAATTTCTTGTAAAACAGGTTGCGCAAATCCATGATCACTATGAAGCAAAAAACTAACTGATTTAATACTATTATCGTAATTATGTTTTAGCCATTCTTTTATTCCTGTTAGCTCTTCTTTTTTATAATACACAGTTACGCTAATAGAATTATCTGACCAAATAGTTTGAAGATTTTTAACCATCTCAAGCTGTTGAATAGCAGACATATCTTTTGCTAAAATGGTTTGTTCAGAAGACTCACAAGGAAAAGAAACTACACAAGTATTATGATCATATGAACCATCAAAATTTAAAACGAATTCAATAGGATATCCTAAACTACGACAATATGCAACTAATGGATCAGTAGCACCAATTCTCACTCTACGAATATAGTGTTGACTATAAGCAGGATGAATCCCAGGAGTGGAACCACTTAATAATGAAAGAGTTCCGCTTGGCTTACATGTAGAAAGCTTAATACTTTCATTCCATCCTCTTTCTTTACTCCATTGTTTATCAAATTTTCTAAGCTCTTTATAACATTCATCCAACCATTCTAATTTATCTATTGATTGACATATACCGGTCACTCCCAATCCTAATCTCATATTCTTATGTACTACTTTAGTTGTTTCCTCATGAATAAAGTTCATTGAAGCAACAGCTTTCTGTGTTTTATATAAAAGTTTAGCACAGGTAATAAGTTCTTCTTTTGAGGTAATATTGTTCAAATATAATTCCGCAAGATTACAACATTCTTTATCTGATAGAAAAATTTCAACGCACGGATTTGCGCCATCAACAGGATCTTTACATGGTTCACCTAAACGACCCATTTTTTGTGCTAATGGCAGATTAATAAAACCATAAGGCTCACCCTGTCCATTATACCCATCCCATACATCTCTCATAATGTGTGAATATTCATCTGCATAGATGGTATTATTAGACATAGCTCGCCAATTTGGAATATTGCCTAAATCCCATCGTTTAGCTCTAAGGAATAGATAATCATCTGGATCGCCAAGAGCAACCTCAGCACTTCTCCTCACATTGCCCGATACCACAAGCATTCCAATGATATTACAAATGTCTAAAACATCTATAGAACGTAACTTCTTTCCTTCTCTGCTTCTAAGAACATTTACAATTTTATCCATATTTTCAACAAGCAATTTCGGTCCACTTGCTTGACCACCAAAACTTCTAATATCTTCACCTTGACCTCTAACTAAGATAGTAGAATACGTAAATGATTTTCCTTTAATAAAATATGCTTTTAAAATTTGTCTAAGCAATAAAATAAAACCTTCGCGGGAATCGGGTACAATAAAATTAGCATCTTTAGTTAATTCGTGTTTAATAAAAACATCTCTTTTAACTCTTGGCAATTCGTGAATATCTTCTGATTTTACAGAAAATCCAACACCGCCACCTAACATTAAATTCTCAAAAAGAAAACAGAAATCATCAATATTACGAATAGAAGTAAACCAGCAATTTAATAAACTGTTACCGCCAAACTTACGAACTACATTTGTACCTAACTGCCACAACATCCGCCCGGCATAATTACACTTTAAATTGAACATTAAATCATAAAGTTGTTCTGCTTCTTCTTTAGTGTAACCCGCTCCTATTTCTTGAGCGCCTTCAATACTCCGCGCAATAGTTTCCCACCATTCTTCTGAAGTATCATCTTCTTTTTTACGCGCATAGGTTCTTTTGAAAACAATATACCCTAATCCGTTAAACCCCCAATTGGGTTGTTTGTTTTTATATTTGCTGAGAAAGTCTGGTGAAAAAGATTTAAACATTATTTTTAACTTGCTCCTCAATCCATTTATATGTTGGTTCAATGCCTCTTACTAGTGGCCATTGTGATTTCCATCCTGTTGAATATATTTTGTTGTTACTAAAATTGCGAGATTGTACACCTACTGGACCATCTATATGATTAATGATTATATCTTTATTTGCAATTTTTGCAATAGTGTATGCTAGTTCATCTACAGAAACATATTCAGGATTGCCTATGTTAGTAGGACCTTTTAAATCAGAATGCATTAATCTGTAAATACCTTCAACCATATCTTCTACGTAAGTATATGATCTTACGGCAGTTCCATCACCCCAAACATCTATAGTTCCTTTATTACCTTTTATTTCCGCAATTTTTCGACATAGTGCAGCTGGAGCCTTTTCTCTTCCACCTTTCCATGTTCCATACGGCCCATAACAATTTTGAAAACGTGCAATACGTACAGAAATATTATATTTTCTTCCGTATGCTTCTACAACACGTTCTGAATATAATTTCTCGAAACCGTACTCATTATGAGGCATTGCTGGATAGGCTTGTACTTCATTCATTTCAGGTTCTCCTATTTTCATGTCACGGTATACACAAACAGAAGAAGAATAAAAATACCTTCCAGGTACTCCAGGTACTCCATAGTTTGCTGTACAAGCAGCATGTATCATATTAACATTAATAAGAACATTGTTTCGCATGATATCTGTTTCTGCGCTGTGAATGAATCCCATTCCGCCCATGTCAGCTGCTAAAGAATATATTTCATCATAAGGTTTCCAAAAAGGATTTAACATAGCCAAATCACAATTTTGTGGAATTCTTAAATCTAATAGTTTAAATTCGTCACAAGAAAGAGATCGATATTCTGGATTCTTAATATCTACACCTCGAACCCAATATCCTTGTTTTTTAAGATACTCTACCAAATGCCCGGCAATGAAACCGCCGGCGCCAGTTACTAGTGCTGTTTTCATAGACTCCTTTACATATAATTACTAAGTTTAATATAATCTAAATATTCTTCAAGGAATATCTCTTTAATTTGTTTATCTTCTATTTGCAAATCGTGAGGCTCTGTAAAAAACAATCCACTATCCTTTAATTCATCATACCAATAGTACATGTCAGACAACATTTGTTGAACAGGAATAGTTCCTAATCTAATTGCTTCAAAAAAACGCAAACATATAAATTTACCTACACCCAATGGACATAATGCATATTTATATTCACTGAGTGTTTGTAAATATTGCTGGTACGTTAATTTTCTATCTGTACTGATTATTTCTAATGGAATTTTACCATTAAGCTTTCTTAGCATATCTGCACGTTTACTATACTCGTTTTGGTTAAATCTCCCTAAAAATAATACAACATCTTTCTTAGGTTTCTTTTCAACATTAAACACCATACTCTTCGATAGGTAAAATTTATTAAGAATTGTTTTATTCAATAAATTAGCATCGTCAATGTCTGCAACAAATTGCGTTACATTTTTAAATGAATTTACAGCATTTTGATTATCAATATTCCACGGAAATGGAGAATTGTAAATTTTATCAAAGTTAAAAATGATAACTTTGACATTTTGTTCATTTACACTATTAATAAATTGTTTTGTACTCCACACGTCTCTGTTTGGATGAAAATGTTCATCTACAATATATAAATGCGAAATACCTTCTATATCATTTATTGTGTTAATATCTTTAAAGGCCTCATTTGGAAAAAAGTTTTTTAATGCCATTCTATAATTTTGAAACATACTATGGCCTACTAATTCTAAACTGTCGTGACATAATAGTCCTATCATGTTATTTCCTTCTGAGGATCTAAAAATATAACGCCTTGTTTAGACCCTTCTGCTTTATTATTATACCTGTAAATTACATTATTTCCATATATATTTTTAAAGTATTTTTCGTAGTTTTTAAATGTGTATGAAATATTATCATGAGTGTCATATCCATATTCAGGATGGTATGGATTATGAAAGTCGTGTATAACTAAATATGGCTTAATTGATAATTTGGCCATAAACTCTAGTTCTCTTTGTAGTATCATTCCTCCACCCCAATGTGCATCTAAAAAGGCAAGGATTTTTTTATTTTTTAATCCATCTAAATTGTTTTCAAGCACTGTAGGGCTATCTCCCAAAAAAATATCAAAATATTCACATTTTTTCACTGCATTAGTTGTAATGGTTAAAAATTCTTCGTTTTTTTCAATTGCCATTACAGGAATTTTAAATTTAACCAAAAACTGGGTTGTATTTCCTAGATGCGTACCTGTTTCGATAATTAGATTTGGTTTAAATGTTGATACTATCTTAATAAATGCTTTTTGCAAATATGTATCCCCTTCAAATGCAATTTTATCTATCATACTATTTCCTGTTGTATTAAATTTTTCCAATATTCTAAATCCAATTTTTCATAATTATATACTTTTTCCGTAATTTTTCTATAGGCACTTTTTAAAAATTCTTGATTTAACATTTTCCACGCACCTTCTTGTCGGGGTATTTTTAACATAGGCAGATCATTAAACCCTTCATTATGAACACAGTCTACAACAATAGGTATAGAATTTAAATACAAACTTTCCCACATTCTGTGACTATCTGTTCCTCCGCCCATAGGACAGATATTAAAAACTGATTTTGAAATATCTCTCCAATAATCTTCTTGTGATCTGCCTCTAATCATTGGTATAAACTGAGTATCTTTAGCAACATGCATTCTATTACAATGTGAAGTGTTTATGTCAAAATTTTTATACACTAAAAATTCTTTTTTGTTATTCTCTCTTCTTATTTTATCAAACAGATTTAAATTTCCATGAGGCCATTGTGAATTAGCTACTCCAATTGGAATGGGTATTAATTTATCATGTCTGTATTCAACGTTTTGTGCAAACCATTTTTTAATTTTAGGATCATCTAAATACTGTTTATATTTTTCAGAAATCCATGCATCTGAATTGTGTGTAACTAGTATAAAGTTATTTTTTAATAATGGATAAATTTTATTAAAGAAAAAGTCTAATATGTGTGTATATACAAATATTGATTTAGCTTTTTGTAACTCAAATGGAATATCAGTAGTATTAGATTCAAAAAAATGATAATTTGTTTTTGTATTTTTAAGTTGATTTCTTAAAAGAGCTGAATCCCCATTGTCTTTGGCATTTAGAATAACAGTAAAATCTGTTAATTCTTGTATTTTTTCACCTGTTATATAATTTATTTGTAAACTGTCCATAAGTCTCTTTCAGATAATGCTTTTTTTGTTATTTTAAAAATATATTTATATAATTTAAACGGAAGTGGTATTCTAATAAGCACAGGCGTAATAGGCCTAAAAATTTTTGGATAAGCTGTTATTAACGGCCACAGTTTATGTAATCTTTCTATTAAAATTTTTTTCTTAAGGTTTAAGGTAGACACTCCAAAAAATCCATCATCAACACTATCATCATCTGGAATGAATCCATCTTTTTTAGCCTTTAAATAAATTTGAGATCCTTTATAACATTGAAGTAAAGCACTCCATGAAGATGTAGGTTTACATTTAATATTAAAATCTAACGTTTCAAAGGCATCTGATAAAGAATTCTCAATAGGTAAACCAATAATATTTTGTAATCTAGTGCGTATATTGTAATTATTACATATTTGAATTGCTTGTTTAACTTGTTCTTTGTTTCCGACTCTGTTTAAAATTGTTTTTCTATTCTCATCATTAGCAGATTCTAATGCCAAACTTATTATTGCACAACCAGCACTAGATAAAATTTTTGCTGCTTCATCTGTTATATCATTTGGATGAGCATTACATATAAAAGGCAAGTTAATTTTTTTCTTGTATAATATTGCAAATTCTTTTAGCCATTCAATTGGCTTTATAAAACCATCATCCATTATATGAATCATTTTTAGAGGTTGCCACTTTTCTTTAAGTTCTAATGCTTCATTTATAACATCTTCAACATTTCTAATTCTTATAATATTTTTACATTGACCTTTATGTAATTTGTTCCACCTATTATTAAAACAATACGAACAATTAAATTTACACCCTCGCCTTGTTATCATATTTTTAATTGGATTGTTTTTTATATCTGGATATGAATATATCAATTTTCTATCTGGAAAAGGAATTTTATTTATATCTATAAGTATAAGATCTTTATATTTTTGGCCGTTTATAAAATCTAAAATTGAATTCTCTCCTTCACCTCTAATATAATTTTTTCCTTGAAAAATGTCAGGATCAAAGGTTGCAGCAGGACCACCATAAAGTGTTATATAGTTTAAATTGGGCAACTTGTTTTTAATTGTTGCATCCAGATCAAAATAATATTTTTCCGATCCAGAATATACAGAATAACATATATAATCTGGATTGATTTGTTGTACATAATAAAAAAAGCTATCGTTGTTGTATATATCCCGGCGCAACAAATATGTCAAATTTCCGGCGCTTTTCAATGAAGACAACAAATACATAATACCCAAATGTTCCATTTTCATTTCTTTTACAATGAATAATATTTTTTTCATTTAATCATCCACATTTGGTAATATACGATATGTGTCTAGTGTAATATGTGTTGTATTTTTGAAATGAGTAAATGAATAATTAGTAGGAGGTATAAATCTTTCTGTGGCAAACATAAACAGATTTGTATTATTTTTATATATATTTTTAACTGTGCTTGCCAAACAAGATTGACCTGAAGTCACAGATATATAATTTTTACAAGAAAACATAACATCACAATAATGTTCTAAACTGTTCACATGATAGTCATTGTTAATATCTTTTATAAAGGGCAATTTAGGTGCTACAGTATATTTACCATTATGTGTAATATTAACAGGATGATCTAATTTATATTTTTCTATGAGTTTATATACACATTTATTAAGATTGTCAATATTACGTGGAATATCACAATTATAAAATTGTGTATAAAATGAATATGTGCAAAAATCAAAAACACTTGTATTTTCAAGTTCTTTAATAAACTTTGGTTTATAATATATTTTACCATAATGAAATTTAGGCTCTAGTTTATAGGCGACTTGAATTTCTAAAAAATTATTCCAATTTCTGTTATGCTGATTTAAATGTTTAATTGGTGTATCCATCCACCACATATCTGTACTGTCTTTTTTGCCTAACAAGTATGGGTTTTTGCCCCATATGAAATCGTATATTTCTTGATTGCGGCACGCATTTTGATTACTCAAATAGCATTTAATTCCTAAATTATGACACATTTCTGGTATAGGAGAATGAGTTAAATTGTCTCCCAACCCTCCCCACGGCTGATATATTATTATTTCATCCATTATATTTTATCCATTACCACGTTAACAAAACATTATTAGAACACGTTTGAGGTGTTTCTTTTATGATATTATTTTTTATTCCTTTTTCTGATAAAAATACTGACAATTCATTAGCCGTGTATCCTCTTAAATTATTGTGTATAATATAACCATGTTTTGATTTTGATAAAACATTATCAATATAAAAATCTTGAACCTCTTTAGTACATTCTGAAATGGCATAGTTACTAATAACCAAATCATATGTATTATTAAATACACAATTATTGTTTGTCCCAATTATATAATTGGTTTGATCTGCTAAATTTAATGTATCCAAATACTTTTTAATCAAATTTATTACTTCTTCTAAATCAACAAAGGTATATAATTTAGGTTTGAACAATTGTCTTAAAACCGTATATTGACCTCCATAACCAGCACCAATCTCTATAATATTTAAATCATTTAAATCGTGTAGATCTTTTAAATCTTTAAGCACCTTTATGTATCGTAAAGTAGTTGGTGAAAAGGTTCCAAAATTGTATTTATATTTTGTAGGATTGCCTATTATATCGTTTTTGCTAAATTTGTTTAAATTATCACTGATATCTTTGTCATATTTAAAAGCTTCATAATATGCTAAGCCTTCTTCATATGATACATGTTCTAATATTTCTTTATATTGTGGCATATTTTTAAAGTTATTAAAATAAGTATTATTCTCACCGGCTTTTGCACATATTTGTTTATATGTTATAATATCTGATACTGAAGTTTTTTTTGTATAAAATTCTTGTAATTTTTTGTTGTGAATATGTAGATTAAAAATGTTATATTCTTTATTGTTCATTATTAAAATGGGCCGATTGTTTTTAAATTCAACTGATATTTTGTTTTCAATTAATTTTGATCCCACATATTTATCCGTTTCAGGTTTAGCACCACCAAGAAATTGTCCGTAAGAAGAGGGGTCAAAACAATAATTAAAGTTGTTGAAATTGTTATCTGAAGGCAATATTGGTAATATATCAATATATTTTTTGTGTTGATTGATGTAATTTAGTAATCGCATTTCATGTGGCATTCCGCCTACTTGTTTTTCAAGACTGTTTTCTCCTTGTATTATTAAATTAAGTAGTTGATTGTTAACCTCATATAAACTTTTATCGCTTTTAATGTAACTAAAACCAAACGAATAATTTAACGGATCTGCACATGACATCAAAAAATCATGTTTTATTAATTCATTTTCTATTTTATTTATATTATCATATATTAATACATCATTATCAATATGAATAATATTTTTTATATTGTATTGTTTTAAAAAAGCTTCAATATAAAAAATTCTTAACATAGCATTTCTAAATAACTCTCCCATAGGATCGTGTAAATAATAATTACCAATATCTGGAACTGTTAATGTAGTAAGAGGTATATGTATAATTTGTTCATGGTGTTCAATATTAAAATTTGTTATAATATAAATTTTACTGCACGGATTTGTATAGAGTATTTGTTTTATACAATACTGTATATGTTTAGGCCATTTAGATCCCTTATGGAATAATACAAAGTTCATATTTTTATAAAATTTTTATTAGGAATAAACAAATCTATATCATCTTTTTCAGGTGGTTCCTTCCACATGCTCTTACTTACTACAGGATAAAATATTTTCTCTTGATTTCCTAAAAATGCCGGCCACCATGAAAAGGTAGAATGTGAAATTAACAAATGTTTAGATTTTAGCATATATGCATAGTCTAACATTTCTGCTTCTGTATTAGCCACATCAAACTTATTAACTCTTTGTGTGCTTAATACTTTAATACCTTCACTCATTAATTCTTGAATATATTTTGTTGTACAATCATCAGTTACAATTGACACTTTTGTATACCCTAATGTTTTAATTGCATTTTTATAGAAATCATGGGATATAGTTATCCCAATGTCTACATAATCGGTCTCTCTTAAATGTATAACCAATTCATCTTCGTCTGGCTCGGCCATGCCCTCTTTTTCCCACCAAAAAAATTCACTTAAAAAATCTTTATAATCTATATAGTATTCTGCTTTTTGAAGAAAAGAATTAACTACTACATCTCTCTCTGTGGTTAATAAATCGTTCATATCAACCCAATGATTGCCATATTTTCTGGTCGTAATGGGATTAGCTATAAAGCCTATTTGTGATGGAAGACCAACGTCTTGCGATGTTTTGGGAAAGTTTGGAAGAGGCGCACAGAAACATTCACATCCTCTTTTTTGAGCTAGTATTCTACTAAAGGCATACACAAACATTCTATTGCCCATTCTGCCCCAAGGATCATATTGTCCAATAACTTTAATAGTAGCATCCTCCCTCTACATTTTCAGGTTTTTCAGGAATTTCATCTTTTGAGGGTCTTGTCCAAAAATCATTATAAAGAGTTTTAAATTGTTCTATATCATCCCATCTTCGCCCTCTTATACCAAATAGGATTTGTGTAGGACCGCCCATGTGAATTCCTATCTTGCCCATTTTCTTTGCATGTGCAGTTAATAAAATAGATGCCCCACCAGTTCCTATAATAGCTACATCATAATCAATTTTATTCATTTCATTTTCAGCCCATTGTGCTGCTTCTAAAGTAGAATTAAATGGTGTTGAGGGATTGATAACTTTTGAATGAGGATATTTAATTGTTTTAAGTTCGAAATCTGGCAATATACCATTTGGCCATATTTTATCTTTTATCTTGTATTGCTTTTCTATAGAATTAGCGAAGGGACTTATAACTAGAACTTTTTTATCTTTTAATGAATGAGACCATGGTGGAGTTCTAAGATATGGTTCAATGTCTTGTAATTGTATAATATGAGATTTTATTTGTTGTATTATAGATTGCTCAAAGCCTGGTAATATTTTATTCCACAATGGGATAGCATCTAGTGTATATAATGCCTTTAAATATTCTGCTCCAAATTTATTATATTCTTCTTCACTAAAAGGATATATACCTGCAATATTAGTGCCTTCAAATTCTAAATCTGAAAATATTTTAAAATTCTTTTTATAATATGAAAACAATAGTTTCAATTCGACAACACCAATTTTGCCTACAGCACACTTTTCGCCTGTTTTTAAATAATGACTGATAAAATTGTTGCCATCTACGAAATTCATATTTTATGTATCCAAGTATCCGTATTACCCCAATGTGTATTAGTTCCTAATAGTTTGCTTATATGTTGAGGAAAACTTGTTTCATTTTGCAACAATTTCCACCTGTCATAAATGCCTTCATGCCCACCATACCACATATTTTTAAATTTAACATCTTTTTCAAAATAAACTGCATAATGATTAAATCTAACCGGAATGAGAATTCCTAATCCATTGCCGTTAACCAAACATGGAGGCTCATGTGACTTAAACATATCTTTCTTCCAATGCCATAATCTTCTATATGGAAGTGCTTTGCCTTCACCCCATTGCCCTCTTGCAAACAAATTAGGGCCGACAAAATAATTACATAAAAATGCTCCTGTTTTGGCTTTATTTTGTGTTAAAATTTCTTCTGCTTTCTTAATATTTTCAATTGTCCATTGTTCATCAACGTCTATTTCCCATACAAAAGCTTCATCTGCAAGTTTATTAATTTCTTCTGCAGCTTTATTAACTTGCTGATCTTTTCCTTCCCACATTTTATCGGCTAATACTAATATCAAATTATCATTCTTAGAAGATAGTTCAATTAGATATTCTCTAGTACCATCTACTGAAGCACCATTATTTTGATATTCATTGGACATATTATTACACCAACTGGTGCTGCCTTGATTCTTTGATGCTCCTTCTATTACTACCCAATAATCAAAATTTTTAAGAATATATTCTGCATAATCGTTATGTTTTAAATGATGTACTCCATTTAAAACGATTGTAAATGCGATTCTTTTCAATTTCTTTTCCTTTATATATAATGCATCTCCCCAAGTAGTCATTCCATTCTCCGTATCCCATTCAATTTCTTTTCTTACAAATCCAAATTTGGCTAAAAATTCATCTAAGTCTTGAATTAGTGCACAATCTTTATACACTTCTTCTCTGTTAACTTCGGTGAATATATAGTCAATGTTTTTTAAAGTAGTAGTGGCCCCTTTTAAAATTTCGAGTTCGAATCCTTGTGCATCCATTACTAAACAGTTGTATGATTCATCTAAATCATATCCATCTATTTCTTTAACACTAACTTTAGTTTTTTTAGGAAAACTAATGTGTGGATATTGTTGTAGATGTACTTTAGGCTCAAGTAAAGAATTTGATGCTCCGTTATTGTCTGTTTCCGTATACATAATACCAATATAAGAACGTGCTCCTAATGCTGCATTAATACATTTTATTTTAGGAAAGGGCTTAGCCGCTTCTTCCATCTTTTTAAAATTATTTTTGTCTGGCTCGAACAATATAGCATTTTTAAGTGTTGGAATAGAATTATATAGTGGAGCTTCTTGACCCACATGACCACCAGCATGGATAACTCCAGTTATGTGCATGTTATATTTTGAATATAAATATGGAAAGCTTAATTTCATTGAGCAAACCTATTAACTATGTTTTCATCAAATTTAATCATTTCTTTTAGTCCAGGACCGCCATGTGGATAAGTTGGTATATATTTATATCTCTTAACACAGGAAGGCCAATTGATATTTTTTCTTGACCCTCTTAATAACTTAGATGTTTCAACACTTCGATCATTATCTTCAATGATGAAAGTGCACGGCAATCTTAAATTTTGTACATATCTAACGGCTTCGTAAAAATGACCACCGTCTTCACCACCGTCTCCAATAAAACACCATACTTTGTTTTTTGATCCTTTCAATTTAAGAGCTAATGCCACTCCAGCAGCAATACCAGCAGTTCCGGCTAATACAGACGAAGTTAGAAAGTTTAACTTCTTATCAAACACAAACATGCTATCTCCATTTCGTATTTTTTGTTCTAATACTTTTGGATCTCCGCCTTTTAGCAAATAATGATAATGGGATCGATGAGTTGAAAAAACATAATCATCTGGTTTTATATCTTTAAATATGTGCAACAACTGATCTTCATTTCCACCTGAAAAGTGTACCAAAAAAGGCAATTTGCCCTCTTTAAATACTTCCTTCATTTTGGTTTCAAAGTCTATTAATTCTTTTTTAGTCATTAGACAAAGTTATCCCCATAAGCATTTAATAATTCGTGAATAAATATATTCTTATTATCATTCGCACAAAAACATTTGCAACATATTTGTGGGTTAAATTTATCAAAATGTTTTTTAGTTTCTTCACTAAACCATAATTGTTTAAATGATTGGTTTTTAATGGATCCTATTATTCCATCCGTAGAATATGCTTTGTTATGACAATTATACACAAAACTATCAGCGCCTATTACAGGAATGGTTTGCATAATATAACATCTATTATAGGGTCGTTTAAAACTTTCTGGCTCAATTTTGTATCCATCATATATTTTAAATTCACTGTTTTCATAAAACTTTTTTGTACACTCTAGTATATATGAAACTTCTTTAGTAATATTACGATGATATTCAACATAATTATCTACTTGAACTGGAAAATATCTTATATTATTAATACCTATTTCTTTTAACAATTTTGTCATTTCATGTATATTGTCTACATTTTCTTTGGTTATAATATAATTAACAGATAATTCACATACATCATTTTTGATTTTATTAAACTCTATAATGTTAGATATTATTTGATCAAACATTTTTTCATTTCCGCCGCGTGATTTGACAAAAGATTCTGCGTCGTAATAATCCATAGAAATTCTAATCCATTTAGCTTTAGATAAAACCTCCGCGCGCTTTCCATTCAATAATTGGGCATTTGTTAATAGAGATAAATCTAGTCCATTGTCCAAAGTTCTTTGCATGGCTTCTGCTATATTAGGATGCATTAACGGTTCTCCACCGCCAGAATATGTTACACATTTTGTTCCCATATCTTTTAAATCATCTAGTACTTCAAACAGTTTATCTTTGGGCAACATATCAGATTCATTCATTGTTTCATGCATATGAACATTTTTAGCTCTATAAATACAAAATGAACAACTATGGCAACATTTATTAATAGGCTTTATTCGTACGTAGATAGGAGGTGTTATTCGTCCATCTTTAAAGGAATTAAGCTTTTCAGGAAACCATACTATTTTTTTGTTACTATATTTATTTGTTGTTTTTACCATACTCAATTCCTATTAAATAAATTCATCATTATTTTCGGGGTGTTTAAGTCTGTCTAAATATCTATTAATTACGTCTAATCGACAGCAATAATTTTTGCACGTTTTAAATTTCAATTTATTAATTTGTGCAATTATATCTTTTCTTTTCTGACTTGTCCAAATTTCTTTAAACGTATTGTTATACAGATTACCATAAACATATTTTGAATTATAAAAAATAGAACAAGGTATAATATCTCCTTTAGCATCTATAATAACATAAAAATCAAAACCATGACATCCTGTATAATTTTTTTCTTGTGTAAGTCTTTCTGCACTTTTAACTCTAACCACTACAGTAAATTTATCATCTTCCAATTTTTCCAAATTTTCTTTTAATGTTTGGTGTGCAAATTTATATATTCCAGTAGAGTATGAACTCTTTGGATGGTTATGCGCTGGTTTTAATTGAAAATTATCAACACCAGCATTTTTACACCACAAGGCTAGCATTTCAGCTTCATTAATATTTTCATTCATTAAAATTAACTGTACGCCAATATCAACCTTAAAATTGTTGGCCTTTTTAATTTCAACACAGTCTTTTATATTTTGTAATATAATATCGTAATTTTTTGGTGATATACCATGAATGAGTGCATGGGTTTCTGCCGTACCCGCATCTATACTAAATCGTAACCAAGAAAGATCTCCTAATATTTCTGTTGCCATTTTTTTATTAAAAAGAGATCCGTTTGTGGATATAGCTTGTCCCATTCCTAATTGTTTTCCATACTTTATAAATTCAACTAGATTCTTATGTAAGGTGGGTTCTCCTTCACCAGCATAGTAAACTGATTTAACTCCCATTTCAGCCATTTCTTTTAATGTATTCATAAATACATCTTTATCTATTTCATTCTTTCCATGTGTAGACCAATCTAAAATGCAAAACTTACATTTATGATTGCATTTATTTGTTATGCCCACTTCTGCATGAAAGGGTACATATTCACCGTTCATCCACTTTATTAAACATTGAGGATGATACATCAGTTTATGTGAATCACTATCTTTAACACTCATTATTTTTCTCCTTGTTTATCCAGTATTTAACAAGATCTTTTAATGTATTTTTTAAACTATATTTTGGTTTCCAATTTAAAAACCTCTTAACTTTTACACTATTTGGATGTACTGTCAACGTATCTATAGGTCTATAAAGTTTTTCATCTATTGTTAATTCAACATCTTTTAATTTGAATTCATTTAACATAATCTTTATATAATGTTCTATATCATATGTTTTTGTTGCGCTTATGTTAAACACTTCTCCATTGTTTATTGCTCCGTTTAAATGATTTGTCATTAGTTGATAATACACATCTACCATATCTCGTACATCTAAAACTGCTCGACTGGCTTTTATATTACCTACACGAATAATCTTATCTTGTTTGTTTAATATAATTTTAGCTATTTGTCTTGCATCAGAAGATATAGAAAATGTTGAAGGTCTGCCTGGACCTGTATGTGAAAATGGTCTAACAATAAAATTTTTCAATTTGGCGTTTTGTGATCTTTCTAAAATATACATATCAGCAGCAGCTTTAGATACCCCATAAGGATTGTTAGGTTGTAATGGACAATTTTCCTTTATTTGTTCTTTCACATTTCCATACACATCGCCCGTAGAACACTGCATTATAATGCTTTGCGGGGCATTAGATAAAATGGATTCGCATAGATTTATAGTGCCTATAGTATTAGTGTTAAATGTAAGTAGAGGATCTTGAAATGCTAGTGGTATATGTGTTTGCGCTGCCAAATGAAAAATTCCGTCAAATGTGTTATTAGTTAAAATATTAACTATTTGTTGTTTATATGTTAAGTCACACCGGTGATAATTAATACCTGTAATAGGCTGAAATCCTTCAGTTTTATATGTACCATGAACTATATGATTTTCAGCTAACAACTTTTGAGCTAAATGTTGTCCTGCAAAACCAGATACTCCTGTTATTAGAAATTTTAGCATTGTTCAGTATATAAATCCTTATCTTCCACAATTAAACAACTTTCATCAGCATTATATATGGTTATAATATCATCTGCTCTCAAAGGCAGTTCAATAACTGGCATATCACACATCTCTCTAAACGCTTTAGAAAAATTTTGTGTATGAGTGGCTCCAGTAAATAGTGGGTTTGCTTTATTTCCTACTACAGTTCTTATGATAACACGCGGATCAAATTCTCCGTGTGACATTTGTTTAATTTTATCTAAATGGTTTACAATAGCATCGGCGGCATGGATAACAAAATCAAATCTTTCAATATATACAACAGGTTTAAATCCTTCTAAGCTTAATCCAATAGCCATAGAAACAATAAGATTTTCTGCTACAGGTGTTTCTATTAATTGATTATCTGGAATATTCACAAGAGTTCCATTGGCTTTAGATCCATACTTCACATTATATCCAATAAACAATGTTTTTGGATCTTCAGCTAATATTTCCATTGAAGTTCTGATAGCGTCTTTATAGGTCATATATAGTCCATTTATTTTTAAGAGTTGGTTTTTCATCGGGTGGATATCGGCGCGCATATCTGTGACTGTACAATTTATCTGTAATGTTTAAAGTGTCCGCAAGAAACAAAAAACTGCTTTCTACTACATGAATTTCTTTCGCGTGTTCAATAATGTAACAGTAGTCGAATATATTATTTGTGTAATTTTCTTTAGCGTAAATGGTTGGAACATTTTGTGGTACAAGTTTTCTATTAATTATAAATTTACCTTTATAGTTATTTCCATTATCTTCGTGAAAAAATATATATTCTCCTTCTTTTACATTGAATCTTTTAAAAAAAGATTTTTCTCTTTCCATGTCTCTGTCAAGATAAAAATCGGTCCATCTTTTTTCAAAATCGATATTATATTGCTTGTAGAAAGCTTGATCAAAGTTTATGTTATTGTCTCTAAACTCATACCCTATTTTTAACAATTTTTGTGGATTATTTAGTTTAATCCATTCTTCAGCTTGTGGTTCTTTTTGGACCATTAAATACTTAATATTTTTTAAATCCCTATACATCCACATTACAGAGGGAGCTTTAGATTGTTTAATAAACAAATTAATTTGATCATAATCTTTAATAAGATTTCTTATTAATCCGTTGCACACTATATTATCCCCAAGGTGGAGATGTGGATAAATGTATACATTGTTATACATTATAATTTCCCCCATGCCTATAAGGAAGATCGGTGAACATATGAATCTTTTCTGGTGGGACTAATAAATTAACGCCAAAATATTTAATAGGAGCATCACCCCATCGCTTAATAAAAATGTTTCCTGTTTTATCAATATAGTTGAAATAGTCCATATAGTTTTTTATAAACCACTGCACATTTGTAAGATCAAAATGTGTATGAAAAGTACCATTATATTTCAATTCACCTATTTTAGGATTGTTTGGTTGATATTTTTTAACGGTTTCATATAATCCTTCTATTACATAATCATCATCTATTCCCTCTCCAACAGAAGCGTACAGATAATCTTTTTCTTGCATTACAGCAAACGGATCATATTTCATTTTATCATAAAAATATGAATCAGAATCTATTCTAAGCAAATATTGAGCCGCTTTTATTATAGGCAGTTCAAAAATTTTACCAGAATACAGTCTACACATATGCCTATAACCCATACTAAAAAATGCAGTCTTATCCCAATGTCCTTTAAATTTAATTGGTATTTGATCAATAATATCTTTAGAATAATCGAGATCAAATTGTATTTCTTGGAAAATAAATTTAATGTTTGGAAACATTTGTTGTAGCCTTTTAATATTGTTTGCGGGGCCTCCCTCGTGTAAAATTATTACAGGATAGTCCCACGTGCTTAAAAAATTATTGTATAACAATTTAAGACTTGACACAATCCTATATGCATGAAGAGGGTGATGATAGTATAAATAACAGATTGCGGCATTAGGTATAATTTTCATTTAATTATATATTATCCAATTTCTTTTAAGTGTAGGTTGAGCAAAAGGTTCAATATTTCTACTGTATTTATGAAGATATAATTTATTCCCAATGTCTAAAGAATCAATTAAAGGAGAGAAGCTACTAGGTATTACATGAATTTCTTTTGCTCTTTCAATGATCGTTAAATAATCAAATATATTTGGGGTTAATCCTTTTTCTGAAAAAACTATTTTTGGAATTGATATTAACTTTTTGTCTACAATCATATTTCTGGCTACATCCTCGTGTACAAAGGCATATTCAGAATCGTCCAAGTTATATTTAATCTTTATTTTTTTATAAAATTGTTCTTCGCTAGGCAAATCTCTTATAACCTTAAACCCCTCCCACCGTTTACTAAAATCTACTCCCATCTTATAATAAAAACTAAAATCATAAACTCTACTAGATCTATCAAAGGTTTGCATGCCTATCATGATATGAGGCAATTTTTTTTGATGAACGGTTAACATCATATTATATTCATTAAGAGTAGATATGCACTCTAAATTTTTAATGTCTCTATACATAAAAATGACAGAATCAATATGAGTGTGCATTACAAACAAGTAACATTTGTCAAATTTCGTACAGATAGCTCGAATGAGAGCATTGCACACTATAAAATCTCCTAATCCTTGGCTTTGACATATATAAATTTCTGGCATATTACATGATTCTTTTTCTTTTACTTTCAATCATAATCAACTTCTAAATTTATTACTTACAACCGACCAGTCCGGGACTTGTTTAATATATGCAGCTAACTTTAAAACATCCTTATCTCTTTCAGGGCCAAGGTCTTCCCACAATTTATCACTAATTCTTTCTCTATTATCGCCTATCATTCTTTGCGCGGTTTTGTCTGGCGCAGTCTTTTTAATAGTCCAGTGATTGTGTTCTATTAATATATGTGGAATATATGTAATTCTTTTAAAAGCACTAAAAGTTTCCCACATCCAGCTATCAGAATAGTTTATTGGAAATTCGGGGCGGCACAAATATCCTAAAATCTCGTAATATTTTTTATGGATAAAAGCATTTACACACAGGCGCGGGCCATGATACCCATCATTACAATGTACCATTTTAATTTGGTCTGGAGGACAATTTTTATCTGTAAATTCATTTAATATTTCTGAATCCCATGCAGGCGTTCTAAAAACCATATCGTCACCAATATATCCAAAGATATCGTGATCGACCTGTGCTACAGCTGCCAGTTGATTCCATATTCTATTAATTCCAATAAACTTGCCTTCATTATGTATTGGAACTATATGAACAAAAGGTATAGCACTAGATATTTTTTTGACTATATCCTTTGTTGGATCATCGTCATCTATTCCAAAATATAAACTCACATTATTAATATCACTGACAGTAGTGATGATAGAACTTATCAAAGTAAGTTTTAAGTTGAGTCTTTCTCGACTGGGAACTAGCAATGCAATTTTCATAATATCTTTTTAGCATACTTCTTTTGTATATCTTCACAAATAGCTAATACCTTTTCAGGTGGTGTATCTGGAGTTTTAGTAGGAATGAATCCGTGCTTCTGAGCATACCATTGAGCTCCTTTTTGCATGCCCTCTGTCCATTCAGAGGTTTTTCGAATTACTGAATTGACTTCACTGCTTGCTAATTCATTAATATATTCATCACTATTAGCCAAATCAGCAAACCACCAAAATGGAGGATGTAATCCAGCTTTAATAATTCTATATGTATGATCTACATGCTCCCAAGCATTTTGAAATCTTTCATCCATATATCCAATAGATTTAATAACACCTCTCAAATAATAACTAAAAGATCCTACAGAATTTGGATTTAATCCAATCTCAATTCCATTCTCATAATCAACTATTTGTCTAGGATTCTTAACGCCATATTGTCCTGGTTTAAAGTTAGCAGGCCCGTGGTATGCAAAATTAAGGTGCCATATTCCAGAAGCCTCTGCTGCTTTGATATATGCATTAAAAACATCTGGATTTTTAATTAACATATCATCTTCTATTAAAAACAAATGCTGACATCCATCTTGAATCAAATATCTCAGTGCTTCGTTTTTAGAAATGCCTACACATTTATTAGAACTGTGTTGAATAACTTCTTTTACATTGCGTGTATAAACATCACTATCGTATGGCTTTCCATCATTGACTACTATTAATGTTTCTACACCAGGTATAGAAGCAAGACACTGTTTAAAGAAGTCTACTCTGTTACACGTTAGTATTGCTGCGCCAATTTTATTATTCATTCTTTTTCTTCTTTGGTTTTTTAACAGTTTTCTTTTTTACTGCTTTCTTTTTTACTGCTTTATCTTTTGGATCTTTATCATCCTTGTGCTTTTCAATGTCTCTATCAGGTTTGCCCTTTTCTTTGACAGTTACCTTTCCAAGTACGATACCTTCTTTTTTCATACTTTTCTTAAATTTTCCTGTATCAAAGTCAATAGCACCAATAATAGCATTCATTATGTTCTTATATTCGCCTTCTGGTTTTAGTTTAGCCATTTTTTGTCTCCACTTTTTTATACACTTCTTGAAGATAGTTTGTTAGCTCTTCTTTCTTATCGAAGTTTTCTAAATTCTTAATAAACTCTTCAATATCACCCTGAATATTTATACCTGAAAATACAAAATCAATCTCATCTATGACTTCAATATTTCCTATTGTACTATATTCTACTTTTAATTCCAATGGTTTAAGTAACGAGAACTTGTTAATCAGTGATTCTATCATTTGCGGATTTGCTTTTGCATCTACAATAAAAGATACAATATTGTCAGCAAATTCCTTTTTAATAGTACTTGTCAATTTTCCTACTGCTATTAGTTCTGATAGTCTTACCTTTCTATGTCGTGGTGATTGTAGATTGGGTATGAAATTTGCATTTTTAGTTGGTATATCTAAAAGATAAATACCTTTTGGTGAATTAGCCTCTCCCCAGTTTTGTTCATACGGAGAACCTAAATATACAATAGTTCCATTAGAATATTTTCGAGCTTCAGTTAAATGAAAATGTCCTGTAATAATTAAATCTGCTTTTGTTAATAAATCATTAGAATTAATGCCGTATTCACAAATTCTTCTAGAATTCATTTTAAATGTCTTAATATCAAAATGTCCAAAAATAATATCACTATTAGGAATTTCATCTAACGGCGTATTCCATGGAACAAAGGTTAACATTTTTTCATGAGATGTAATAGTGGTCAATTTATCAATAACTGTTATATTTTCCCACTGATCTAATAAATCTAAAGAATGTACATCTGACCTTTTATTATAATAACAGTCATGATTTCCTACAAGCACAATAATATTAAAGCAATCTAATATTTCGAAAAATTTAGATAATTGTTGTAAAGTGGTCACAGGCACTTCATTTCGATCATCTAAAATATCTCCTGCAATTATAATATCTTTGATATTGTTAGATAATAATGTTTCCTTTAGCCAGTGTGCAAAATTTAATATTATTTTATGCCATTGAGTAGAGGAGCCATGTAACCCTACATGCAAATCTGATATTAGTGCAACTTGTTCTTTAATTAGCTTCATTTATAAGTCCTCTATCATCTCCATAATCATTATCATATGAATCATGATACGTTCTGTGTTGTGCGGGCAATTCTCCGGAGCCGACCATATTATCAAAGGTTTCTGCTTGTAGTTCATCTAATGCTTTTCTTGCCCGTTTTTCTTTTTTGATTCTATTGCAAAATGCATGAAAGGCTATTTTTGTAAAATATGAAAAAGGATTTCCTTTCTTCGGTTTAAATTTTTTGGTGGTTAATGCTTCTAACATTTTTATTAGAGCATCGCCTGACATTTCTTCTCTATAAGAATAATTTACGAAATTAGGGGCATAAGCTAATCTGTTTGCAATTTGTTGAATAGAATTAGCCAATTCATCTGTCATATTATTATCTTTATAGTATTGAACAATTTGGTTTTTTAATACTTCAGGATCTATATAATTATTAGATACTTTTGTGATAATATTTTTAATAACAAGCACAGGCATTACATATGTATGATTTGCAGAATATGCTGTTGCTCCTATTCCTAGTGTTGTTTTGCCTACTTGCTTTGGTCTAAATGTATGAGCTACTTCAATTTTATCAATATCTTGTTTTCTATTAGTGATAATGGTTATTTTAGTATTGTCCCCAAAATCCCAGGCCATTTTTTTAACAGGGACTGTTAAAGGCAAATGAATCAATCTAAAAAATACAGGACACGGAATAATAATTTCTTGAACACATTCTGACCATTCAAAATCTTCTGGACCCTTTCCTTGTATTTTAATTTCATGTTTCGCACACTGTTTTTGTTTCATATTTTATTTTCTCATTATCATAATGTCTAACTCGAACTTCTAAGTGCTTCCGCCCATAGTATAGTTCGTCTGCTATATCAAATATAACCAATAGATTTTTCTTAGGATGTAATCTTAACCCTCTTCCAATACTTTGCAACAATGTAATTTTAGCCTTACCACTTTGTGCAAAAAGCAAATAGTGAATATTCTTAACACTAATACCTGTAGAAAATATTTTAGTCATAGCAATACATACTATATTGTTCTTTGCTTCCATTAATTTTTTAACAGATTCACGATCATTCATTTCTACAGAACCTCTAATAAAGTACACTTCTTTATTAGGAATATTGGTTTGTAGTGTTTTTTCTAGAAGTTCACCATGATCTAATTTGTCTACCATAATTAAAATATTATTGTCTACCTTTTGAGCAAGTCGGGATATAATTTTATTTCTATATTCACTATTATAAATAAACGCGCACTCTTGTAAATATCCTTTAGTTGGATCATCAGCATCTCGTTTTATGTGAGGTGGATGTTTATATTTAATATTAATCACTTGTGCAAATACAGGAGAAATAGCTCCACTCTTCTGCAACTCCGCTGAATTCACATCTAAAATTATAGGCCCAATTTTACCTATAATATTCCATGTATCAATTAAGCTTTCTGGTAGAGTTCCTGTTAGTCCAAATTTATGTGGAGTTTTAAAAATATCTACTGTCTCATTTATCAAATTAGCCTTTTTTAAGGTGTGTACTTCGTCTATGATAACTAAATCCACATCTGATAATTCTGTTAAATATTCATCTCTCTGTTGTTTCCATTCACTGTCTTTTTTACGTTTTGATTTTACTATTTTGCCATCTTTTCTACAGTATTGATTAATACGAGCTTGTACAATTGGATAAGTGGCTAAAATGATAGGAGCTTTTTTAAATTCGTGATCGCCACTCCACTGACTTATGTTTTCTTTAGGTATACCATATTCTATTAAATCATTATATGTTTGTTCAATTAAATTGGGAGGTAATAGGACGAATGTGGTAGTAGGCTTAATAGCGCTAATAAGACCTGCCATTAAAAGAGTTTTTCCTCCAGCTGTGCCTATTACAAAAATACCTTTACCATATTTCAATCCCTCTAATATACCCTGTTCTTGAAAATCGCGGTAGGGAAGATTTAAAACAGGCACATCAACAGGTTCTGGTGTATATCCTGTTTCAATTTTATCTTTTAAAAGTGGAGTTGTAATTACATCATAGTCGATATCGCAATTGATTAAATAGTCATGTATATCGTAATAAAGTCCTATATTGAATCTTCCTGTATCTGTGATAGCAAATAATCTCTTTGGAATATGCGATCCTTGAAATTTAGACAGTTTAGCTAGAGGGTTAGGTACAGAAAAATAGTGTCTGATATTATTTAAAAAATCAGATGTTATTATTCCCTTACTATATCTAGTATCCCAGTCTAATATTACTTTAGGCATTAACTAAGCTCTGCTCTTTTTATCTCTATTATATTCTTTATATCAAATGTAGACGACTTTAATATTTGTTCAGCTTTTTCTAAATATTCAATTAATATATCACAATCTGTTATTTTAGAATCGATTTTTTGCACAACCTCGTGTTGCTCTGCATGAAGCATTAAACTTCGATCAGAAAGAGTAACAATTTGTTTATCTTTGTTTTTAGTGATTAAATTAATAATAGCTTCTTTCCTTAACTCTTTTAGTTTGTTTCTTTCAATTTTTTGTTCAATTAATCTAGACACCCATTTGTGTTTGATAGCGGGTAGCTTCATTTGTGTGTCTTTTAAGTTAATATCATCCAATTGCAGATCTTCTTTAAGTTCTGCGTTATACTTCTCAAATAGATTTTTATCCATAGTAGATTCCTATATGTAATAAGTATAAGTAATTATTGAGGAAAGGCAACTAAAATTATGAAAAAAGTAAATGAAACAACAACAGCCGGTGTATTTGGACCATCACAAAATCATGCAGAGACACCAGGATTTAGTGGCGACTTTTATGCTCCCGGAGATGCTCGTAATTTGTGGGGTGCTGAAAATCTAAAAGGTAAAAAGAAAAAGAAAAGAAGTAAAAAAATTCCCCTGTATAGAAGGACATTTAATGAACTAATCAATTCTTCAACAGAGTCTAAAAAATCACCTTTAATGGAATGCGCCGTTAAATCTGAGCAAAAAGAATATTGCAATATTCTAAAATCAATACTGGAAAAATCAAATGTTAGATATATAATAGATGATGATGGAGTGGTGTTATTTTGGGAAAGTGATATTGGTGTTAAAAAAGTAATTGATAAATTACAAACTATTATAACAGAAGAACCTTTCGAGGATGAAAAAATTGCAGTGATAATCGGAGAGGCAAATGAAATTACATTAAAATCTCCTAAAAAGGATTATAATGAATATGATCAAAAGGAATTTGAAATGGGTATAGAAGTTGAAAAAGAACATACCAATGATATTGAGATAGCTAAAAACATCACAGCAAACCATTTAGATGAATTTCCTACTTATTATACAGCCTTGAAACAAATGGAGGATAAATTAAAACAACATGAGCAACGCAAACAAAAATAAAGGTAAAGGTTGGGAAAGAGAATTAGCTAAGCACTTGTCTAAAGTGACTGGTAAGTCCTTTACTCGTGTCCCAAACAGTGGAGCTTTTGTTGGTGGTAAAAATTTCTTCCGAACTGAAACACTCTCTAAGGAACAAATAGGCATGTTTGAAGGTGATTTAATTACACCAAAAGAATGGGATCATGTTAGATTTGAATGCAAGTTTTATAAGAAGATGGCTTGGGCTAAATTGTTTGCACCAGAAGGCGAAAGCCAAATGAATAAGTGGATTGAACAAGTCTCACAAGGAACCCGGCCTTATTGGTTCCTTTGCTTTAAGATTAATAACATTGGAAGATTTGTTCTATTTTTAGATAATGTAAAATACATTTACCAAAATTCTCTTTATTATTTTATTCCACCAAAAACTGATAATATATCAACTACACATTATCCACCTTGTAAAATAGTATCAATGGATACCTTCTTTGAACTAAATAAAGATATAATAGAGGGATTAAAAAATGACACAGATAATCGGAACTAACAGAGATAGTAAATGTATGTATTGTGATGCGAAATCTTATGGCAACGGATGTCCATATTCCCCACATAAACGACACGTTCATGGAGATGATCCAAAAAGATGTATTTATTGTGGATCTGCCTCTTTTGGTATTGGATGCCCATATAATCCATTTGGAAGAGTTCATATTCATGGTGTAGAATATAATCAAATGATGAAAGAATCTGCTTACAATAGCTATACTGTTGGAATATTCTTACACAGATTGATTCAACCAATAAAAGAAATGGAAGCATATAAAATTGGTTTGATAGACGATGAAGGTAAAAAATTAAGAGAAAGTGTAAATGCAGAAGACAGTATTGCATTAACACCACTTGATTCACTTATATTGAAAGTAAGAAGATTAATAGGTGAAGATAAATTGGAGCTATTAAATGCTAATGTTTTATTTGATCTTGTTAATAAAGAACCGTCAACACAAAAATTTGATACCAAGTTATATGAAAATGAAGTAAAACTAAAACAAAGAATAAACACTCTTGTGCAAGATTATAAAAATATTATTGCAGATGGAATAAATAGTGGATTATCCTCAAGTACAATAGAAAATATAGTAATTGAAGGATTTCTTAATGACACAACAAAAACTGAATGATATTATAGAGACACCAGAATTTAAAATAGTTCTTTTTGATCAAATACTCGAAAAGTCTCAAAATGATTTAGTCAAAGAAATTAGTCTCTCAATTCATCAAAATATTATATTATATATACAAAGTTTAGACCAAGATATAAAACGACTACTTCTTCACTTCATAACTATCAATATTTTCAACAAGATACAAGAATTAAATGGATCAGACAAGATATTGTTTGTACAACCAACCTTCAAAGATCACATAATGAAAGAGTTTGTTGAAGCTCGAAAGACCACTAAAGTATATAATTTTGTTTTCAATACTCTTTTATTGTTAAGCAAAAGGGTTCCTTTTCCAATGTATGTTTCAAGAAACGTTATAGATTTGAACAATATGTCAGCAGGTGAAACTAAAGAATTGATTCATAAACTCCAAGGCAAAATTAACAAGTTTAAAAATTCTAATATGTCCAGTAAACTTCTTAAAAAATTTACACAAAAGAAAGGATTAATATATCTAGAAAAGGAATATTTACAATCTAAAGAGTTTAAAAAGCTTTTTTATTAATGATTTTCATAAATATTTAAAGGAGAAATACTATGAGTAAATTTGATGATGTTATTAAGAATAAGTTAGAACAGTTAGATGAGATTGCACCAGTCCAGTCTCAAGGCATCCCGCAGCAAGCTCCGCAACAAGCAGGAGCAGCTCCACAGCAACCTGTAGATATAGCGGCTATGATTAAAAAGCCCACGTTTGCACAAAACTTAAATGGGTTTTTAGATAGTTTAAAGCAGACAGATGCTCAGGCCTATGAACAAGTTATACAAGCTCTAAATGCGGACCAACAGGCGCAACAGCAAGTACAACCACAACAGGGCCAAACACAACAGACATCACCTCAACAGGGCTCTTCGGGTATGGACAGTCAGCAATTTACTACATAAGCTAGATGGGAGTTATATATGAACACATTATTTGGATCAAAGCTAAGTGAGGCATATAAAATATTATTAGAACAAGATATGCCATCGTCACCCGGACCAACAGCACCTCCGATGGGTCCAGATACTGGTGCAGGTCCAATAGATGTGGCACCCGGTGATACTCCTAGTGCACTTCCTGGTCAAGATGGCGCACCACCTAGTGCAGGAGATATGGAAGATGATGTTAAACGAGACACAGATGCTGTTGCCTATACTGAAAATATGTTAGCTACATTGGTTGATCCTGAAAAAGGTATTACTCCTGAAATGTTTGCTCAGTATTTAAATACGTTTGATATAGCATCAACAAAAGTTAAAGACAAAGAAGGCTTTGCTAAGTTTTATAGTAACTTCTATAATAAGCTTAGAAATGTAGTAGAAACAAAAGAAGAAATGAAAAGACTGTTTGCAACTTTCTTAGGATCTGCTAAGAATGTATTAACCCACCAAGAACAAACACCAGACAATGCAGGTGGTGGCATTGGAAAAGATAGTCATCAAGGACCTACGGGGCCTGGCGTTAGATAATGCAACTATCTGAAACATATAAACTCGTAAGAGAAGGCAAAGACTTTCCAAAAGAAGAGGAAGTTCAAGAAGAGCCTTTTAAGACATTACGAGATGTGTATGAAGATGTTAACATTATAGCCCGCGGAGATATTGGAGATGAGAAATTTGATTTCTCTGGAGTAACTAATAATAAAAGATATGTTCAATATATTCAACGATTAGTGGCACCTGAATTAGATAAAATAACTACTATATTGCGAGCTGAAAGAGGATGGGGTGTTATTGGAGATAATAATATTGATTCTTTTATATTGTTATACTTACTTCCTGTGTTTAATAATAATGCAGGCAATATATTAAATGTATTAAACCAATCAACAAACGTAGATTTTCCAATAAACGACTTATTAAAAAACACTAACACTCCCTTGACAGAAATATTTAAACCTCCACAAGATATCAATTTTCACGATTTAATTCAGCTTGAAATGCCAAATGTACATGTAAAACAAAAATTTAATACAGGTGGATTTGAAGTTATGTTCACTTTACTAACAAACGCTCAAAAAAGTCACAGTGAAGGAGATATTACTTTTGGTTCTTCTAAAATGGAAATAAAGGGATTTTTATCCAGAAGCAGAGCTTCTGGTGCTCGAATTATTATAAACGATTTAAATTATATTTTAAATAAGAAAAAAATAATGCTTAAAGCATTATTTAATGTATTTAAAAACAGTGGTATAAATTATATGTTTATTGGTATTAAAGATTCTGTAGATGAATATGTTACGTTAAATATTGAAGAGCTATCAGGCAAAGAAGAAAGAAATATTTTGATAGAACTTAAAAACAAAAATGTAATGTTTTTTAAAAATCCAAAAGAGACATACATTAGAGTTACATTAACTGCACCAGGTTTACAATCAAATAAAAATGCTGTATATAATGAATATGCAAATCTTGTTAAAACATGTGAAAAAGGTATACAAACTATTATTAATAATCAGCATGTATTGGACACAACCCTTATAGGCCAATTATCAAAACTTAAAAATATAATTAAAAATTCCAACAATACAAGTAAGGACATAGACATAATTCAGTTACAAATAAATAATATTATTAGAGATCATCCGAGAAAGGGAAACGAACTTAGGTGGATAAAAGATATACCAGATAAATTGAAATTATATAATCTACAACAATGAAAAACTTTGACATACTAATTAATCAGTTTCATGAAGGGATTAAACCACATTCCCCAACACCTTTAATGCCTATTGAAGGCAAAACACTTATATTTTTTGATACAGAGACTACAGGATTAAATCCATTTACCAGTCAGATTACTGAAATAGCAGCTATGGCAGTAGAAGGAAGTACAAATACAACATTAGACATTTTTCATAGAAAGATAATGTTACTACAAGAATTGAAGGCTAAATTGTCTAATGATACTGTATATGAAAACTATTATGAATTGAATAGTAAATTTAAAAATATAGAGCGCAATTTAGATTTTTTAAAAAAAGAAATTGCGGAAGCTAAATATAACAAAATGATTGTTTCGGGTATAGTTATGAGTCTCCAAAATACTCCAGCCATGCAAGGGCTGGATATTATAAAAAGTATAGCCAAGTTTGTATTAATCGGAGAATTTAATCCTCTTCGAATTGAGTTTAGAGGCTTGCGTCAAAAGAGAAAATATTTAAAAATTAACAGAGGCGCCAAAGATTTGTTTTTGAATATGGTTTATCGTAATTGGCTTGTACCTACAACACCCCCTTTGCCTGAAATAGAAAATAAACCAAAAAGTGGTAAGTTGAGTTTAAGGGATGTATTAGATAAAACTCAGTATTCAAAAGAAGATGCAGATATTGAAGAAGTACAAGCTATTAATGAATTTAGAGAATTTGTACAAAAACAAAAGAATCCAATATTAATAGCTCACAATGCATCTTTTGATATGAAGATGGTTAACACGAGAGCAAAAAATTATAATGTGCCACAAATAAATGCTCCTGTATATGACACTATTGCCTTTGCTCGTATTTTCTATATTCCTTTATTACAACATTTGGAAAATGGTGGCGATGCTAATGCTAAAACTATTTTAGATGGATTAACACAAAAAATTACTAAGAAAGGAAAAAGATATAATATTAGTGCTGTTCTATCTAAGATGGCAGCAGCTAACAATATCGAAATTAATCCAGAAGATCTACAAAGAGAATATTCACAATTAGTGTCTCGATATAATTTTGATATAGATCAAACATATCATACAGCCATATATGATGTGTTTATTTTAGCAAAAGTGTTTGCGGTAGTAAACGATTATGTAGATAAAAATCTTACACCAGAAGTTCAATCTTCTCCTTCTTTTATGTCTATATCAGACCCTGCATATAAAAGACATTTGAGAATGGTCAATCCAGCGCAACATAAAAAGCCTAAGCCTAAAAAGAAAGTCGAAGTTCCAATAATTCCATAATTCTTCTTGACTTCTTCTTGAAATATATTATTATATACAAAAAGGAGAAATATGCCGCAGGACAAATGGGTTATAGGAAAACAGTTTGATTTTTGTTACTCACACAGAGTTTGGTCACAAAAGCTTAATGAAAAATTTAGTTTAGACTCTGGGTGTGCTTGTAGACATTTACATGGACACCAAGGAACTATTATTGTAAAGTTGTCTTCTATTGGATTAAAAGACGGAATGGTTACAGATTTTAAACACCTCAATTTCTTTAAAAAGTTTGTAGATGATGTCTTAGATCATAAGTTTATTTTAGATATAGAAGATCCTTTGTTTCATACTTTAGTACCAGAATATAAAGGACAGGATATTCCAATTAAATGGAATGAAGGAAATTGGACAGGTGTATATGGAATTGTTGATCCTAACTTCTTTAAATTCATCACAGAACCACATATGATTGAATTGTATGAAAGTTTTGTATTTGTAAGATTTGTGCCTACTTCTGAAAACTTGTGCAGGTGGTTCTATGATCTTTTAGAAGATAAGATAGAAGAATTAGATGCATATATTGAATCAGTTCAATTTTTTGAAACCCCAAAATCACAATGTACGTTTAGTAAGGATATATAAATGAAAAAGATAGCACTAGAAGATATTGCGACTGTATTTGTCACTGATTTTGTAAAGATGTTTAAGGAATATTTACAAGGCAGCACTAGTTGGCCGAATAGGGCATGGGCTAGAAACATTCCTTTTCTTAAAATGAACTATGTTCGAAGACGCGAGCTGATTGACAAATTGCTAAGTAGCCCTAATTACTTTGGAGATAAAAAATGGTTTTAGGAGAAGCACCATTCTATACGATTCAAGGGGAAGGCATGTCTGTGGGTGTTCCTTCTGTGTTTATTAGATTCGCAGGATGCAATTTGCATTGTGGATTAAATGGATTATTAGAAGCTGGAGAGGCTTCTTGGAAATGTGATTCTGCTGCCCAATGGAAAAATGGAGTGGAATATACAAATGAACAGCTTGAACAAAAAATTATAGAATTTGGATGTTTAAAGCAAGTATTAGAAGGGTATGTACATTTAGTATGGACAGGAGGAGAACCTGCTCTACCTCGCGCTTCTAAAGAGATTGTATCTTTTGTAAAGTATATGGAAAACAAATATCCTGATAGTTTTATTTTTAATGAAATTGAAACTAATGGAACTGTTAAATTTTCTAAAGAACTAAACGAAGTTATAAATCAAATCAATTGTTCGCCCAAATTAGCTAATTCAGGCATGTCTGAAAGTATGAGAATAGTTCCGGCGGCTCTTAATAATATTAAATTGCATACTAATCATTGGTGGAAGTTTGTAGTATCTTCTGAAACAGATATTAAAGAAATTGAAAAAAGTTTTATCATTCCGTATAAGCTAAATTTCAATAGAATAATTTTAATGCCTGCTGCTTCCAATAGAGTTGAATTACAAGATGTTAGTTTAAATATGGTTGAATGGTGTAAGAAATATGGTTATAGAATGTGCTCACGATTACAGGTGATTTTATGGGATAAATTGACTGGAGTATAATATGAAGTGGATATGGTTAAAAATTACTTTAATCAGAGAATGGATTATTAAATATTTGTGCAAGAATGCAGAATTTAAAGAAACGGAGAAACATTAACCATCCCAATAAACGATTTTTCTCAATTGACATTTAAAGAAGTTGAGATATTATATAATAATAAAGATATCGTGTGGTTAGACAGATATCTTGAAAAATATTTAAACTTATATGGAGGTAAACTATTATGTTGATTAGTGTTTCAGGATGCCAAAATATTGGCAAAACCACATTTTGTAAAGACTTTATTAAACAGTGGCCTATGTACACCACTCCCACTGAAAGATATACAAACTTGGTTAAAGAAGGTAAAGTTAAGTTAAACAAAGAAGGTTCTGAAGAAAGTCAACTAGCTGTGTTAAATCACTTGTGCGATCAAGTCATCAATCAGCCTAAAGATGTTAATGTTATTTTAGATCGTGGCGTTTTGGATAATCTAATATACACTTTGCATTTAAATCATAATAAGAAGGTGAGCGATAAGTTTGTTCAGAAGACTATTGATATTGTTAAGAATACTTTGATTTTTTATGATTTAATATTTTTCTTGCCTATTACTAAATACTCACCTGTAAATATAGAAGAAGCACCAAATCGAAATATTGATCCTGTTTATAGAGATGAAGTTGATGTTTTGTTTAAGGCCCTAATGAATCGGTATGTTAAACATGATATAGTCTATTTTCCTTTTGATCATGAGAAAGGATGCCCAGGAATAGTAGAAATTTTTGGGAATAGAGAACAACGAATTCAAGTAGCAAAAATGTATATAGATACAGATGGTCAACTCTATGATGCTTCTAAATCTTTGATTACTTCTGAGGATGAAGACCCAGAAACACAAAAAATAGCAGAACAGCTAAAATTAATTAGATAATTGTATAATACAATTTTTCTGTCAAATTTCATAAATATTTAAAAGAATAATTAGGAGATCTATCTATGCAATTTGATAAACTATGCAGTATTATTGTTAATGAGGGCAGGTTGTCCAAGTCGGATAAGTTCGCAAAATTAGTGATTGGTAACACCGAACCTACATTTTCACAAAATGATATTTTAATAAATCCACAAGATCCAACCAGCGGAACTGTGTTTGATAAGATTCAGCAACAGACCAATATTCAAGGTTGGGAAGGCAAGGGCGACAATTCATTAAGGCGCCAATTACGCAGATTAAATTGGGTTGCATATAAACTTATTAAAAAATTCAAGAATCGCACAGAAGGTGCTATTAATATTGATGCACTGAATACTGCTATTAAAAACACATTAGAAGAGTATCAAATTAAAGTATTAGGCAAAAGACCTGAACAGATTCATCAGACCTATACAACCCGTGAAGCCCGTGTAATTGGCAATTTATTATTGCCTCCAACAGGACACACACCTAATGCTAAAAGTGTATTTATAGTTCCTGGTATGGATCCACATGCTACTGTGGCAGATGCTAATAGGCCTGTCATTGCTAAAGTTAGAAATCGTTTGACAGGTAAAATAGATGTTAAGCCACCTGTAACAGCACAAGAATTAGTAGCCCGTTTTCAAACCATGGCCGACTTTGCTGAGGAAATTTTGGATACAGATCTAACTCAAATCATTAAAGATATTGTAAGCGGTCAAGATTATGTCCCAGAAGATGAACCTGAATTTGAAGAAGGTCCTGATTCCTTTGAAGGCGAAGGAGAGGGCGAAGAGGTTATGCCTAGTGAAACACCTGTGGAAGAAGAACCTGTAGGCGAAGCAGTGGAAGGGGAAGATCCTTCAATTGTCCCTGAGGAGCCTATCGAGGCACCTGCTGAAGTGCCTATCAATCGGGGCCCAACAGGAGTTACACTAAGAGATATTATAAATCATCCAAGAATTAAAGGATTGTTTAATCCTAAGGCAGTTAAATTGGCGGTTAAAGGTTTAGTAAATGCTGGTGAATTAGATGAAGATCTATATGGCAATTTGGTTATTGGTAAAATAGAATCTTTTGGATCTAAAGTCAGAGGGGATGTTGGATCTGCTATTGAACCAGATGCTGAAGAATTAGATTTAGCGGCAAGCAAATTTGGCGATGAAGAAGCTGCTGCTATAGCTCCTACCGTTCCTGAAGATGAAGAAAACATTGAAGGTGATCTACCAGATGTTCCATCTACAGACTATCCATTGCCTGAAGATGAACCTGATACAGAAGAAGAGGAAGAACCTGAGGAAGAGCCAGAGTCAGAGCCTGAAGAAGAGGAAGAGAAAGATTGGTGGAAGTAATATGGGCACATTTGAAAAAGAATCAAAACAAATACTAAATGAGTCTGGTTGGACAGATTCTATTAAAATTGCCGTACAACAATTAGGTAAAAATTTCCCACGAGTGGCTCAATCTTTTAAAGCATTTGATGTAAATGCAATGAAAAAATATGGGATAGATAAACAATATTATCCACAAGTGCGTAAAGGATCTGGAATGGTTAACAAATCTGTTACAGAAGCACTGCGCGATTTTCAAGTAGCAATTAAAAAAGTAAAGTACACTAATATTTTTGATATGACTCCTGGTCAAATGCCACTAAAACCTGAAAAACCTGAAGACCTAGATACTACAGGCACATATTCTATTGCGAACCGTGCCCCAACTTATACATCAAGACTGATAGGTGCCTCTCCCCCAGGACATCCTGATGTAACAACAAAAGCGTGGACTTACACCTCAAATACTAACATCCCCCCACATAACGAGTCTGTGTCAAACAACTTTAATGACGAATATTATATATTGTTAAATGCTACTTCTAAACCATTAATAAACGTGACACAACAAAGTAGAGTAAAACAAGAAAAAGAACAAGCTGAAAAAATATGGATTCAAATTGAAGAATTGGGTATTAAAGTTATAGCTCCACATGATGAAAGTTTTAATATCACTGGTGATTTTGAAGAAATTAAAGTAACGCACCCAAACATATTAAACAATGTTATAGAAGGTGGAATTACCCAAGCCTTTAGAAATAAAGGAGGCGTATCTACAATAGACATTTTGAATAAACGTATTGAAGGACAATGGAGTACATACTCCAAAGCCAGTGATAAGAACAGGTCACAAAAACCTGATGTTGCGTTTAAAGGGTCCAAGTTTTCCGAAAATGATGCGGGACTTTTTCATAATACAGTAATGGTGCCGTATTTTATAGATACAAACATATTAGTTTATATGAAACCTGTTGATTTTAGTGTTGTATCTGCTGGCGGATGGGCAGCTAAAGGATTAGGATGGTTGGGAGCCGGAGCAATTAATGCTGTAAATCAAATGGCATCAAAAACACCAACGGTGAAATTATAATATGAAAAAATTTAAAAAACTATATGAATCATTAAACACTATTAAGAAAGTAGTTATTATGCGATACCCAAAGCAAATAGCACTTAGTGAAGATTTTAAGAAAGCACTTGCATCTGAGATAGCGCGTTTTAATACTTTGCAAGAATCTAAACAGCCTATTATCAATGTTGCTGAAAAATTCCTAAAGGCACTTCGATTTCATGTATTAGAGTTAATGGAAAAGAAAATTAAAGGAGACAAAAAAAGCTTGTCTCAAAGAGATTTTTTAAATAGTGTTCGAAAACCTGGCATTCCTGCAGAAAAAATTATAGAACCCAAGAAAGGCAAAGCTTATGACCGTCGGAAAGAAAAGAGAGAGTGGAAGAAGGAGATTGAGTAATGAATAAAAGATCTGAAAACTGTATAATGTATGAAACATATATGTGTAGTACATTATTAGAATCATTAGAAGATGGGGTTATAAAAGACTTGGGACCTACTGCTAATCAAGCTATAGATAAAGATGCAGAACAGGGTAATATGATGGATGCTTTTAGAACAATGGATGGAATATTAGAAGGTGTACCTGTTGCAAAACTAAACTCAAAGCGCTTACATGTATTTAAAGAGAATGGATTGATAGATTTTGATGAAACAGGAGATGTGTATTTTACTCAACAAGGTATTAATTGGTTATCTCTTCTCTTTCCTGAAATTTATAAAATGTATGTTCATAAAAACCCTAGGTTGCAGAAATTTAAACAACTAAAAGCGACTGGTGAGGCTTGAAAAGGAGATTGAGTAATGGATAATTTTAATGTATTAGTTGAAGAAATACAAAGTAACGCTCAGAAAAGTTTAACACCTGAACAAATGAAAGTATGGATAGATAAGGCCACCCCCTATGAAATAATGGAAAAATGGAGATTTGAACCTGCCGGATCTCCATGGTGTACTGGTGAAGTTGGGGAGTATCTTGGCAAGAAATGGATTGAGATGCGAAAAAATATTACCCCTGCTGAATATGTTCAAATGAGTAAAGCTTTAACTCGGTAAAGTTTTTAATTTTAATAGCGCTTCCATTCCAGTAAACGAGTTTTTAATAAAGAAGTTCGGTGATATCTTATTTATTATTTATCATCAGCTCAAATACCATGCTTCCACAATCCCATATTCTGTCATATCCGTTGTTTTGCATATTTTGCCATTCAGATAAACTAGGATCAAAAGTTTCTAATTTTTTAGATAAAATGTTTTTTCTAAAATTGTATCTGTGAAGTCTGAAAGGCATCCCGTGTCGCCAGTACCAATAATTGGGCGGGCTTATATGTTTTAAATCAAATCCCAGTTTGTAGTATAAATTTCCTTGAGACCATCTTAAATCTGCATAGCTTAATATTTTAGTAGGTTTATAGTTTTTAATAAAATGCATTAATATTTTGCCAGCAATACCAACAATATTAAAATTTGAAATTGTACAAAATCTTATTAATTCGTATTGATCTATTTTTGCTGAAAGGCCCATAGAAGATCGCAACTGGCCAAATGTCATAACAGCTATTAACTTGTTTTTATAAAAAGCACCCAATTTTATAGAAGATTTATCTTTTCCTTGAATATGATATTTATTTAAGAATTTATTTTTGAGTAAATTATCTATGTTTGTGATAATGCACTTTCTTGCATAAATATTTCTTTTTACGCCCCCAAGAATATGACGAATTCGAGCTTTAACTATTTGTTGTTTATTCAACCACTCATCTTCAAATATTTGTATGAGATTTATGTTATTGCTTTGTGCAGCATGTAATTTATTAATATGATATTGTCTTTCTTTTCCTCCGGATATTTCCGTATGCCAATACAGACCATGATATTCAAAACCTATTTTTTTAGAAGGAATGTACACATCTATTTCTTGTCCCTTCAAAGGTTTTCTGAGATTCATTGAGGCGGGCACTTTAAGAATATTGTTGATGTAGTTATAAATATTTGTTTGCTGGGTGGATTTTGGAGAAGGAAAACAACTGGGGCATCGCGGGCGAAATCCATCTGTCATAAAAAATGTAAAAACATGTAAACATTTATTGCATTTCCAGCTATAAAAATTATGACATCCTTTATATTGATTTATTGAAAACATAGGAACCGTAAAAGGATCTTGGCATAGCTTGTTATACATCTTCTCTTTGCGCATTTGTTGGATATGAGGAGCTTGCCCTATATTTTCAACCCCATATTTATTAAAACAAGTTTTTTTGCTTTTTTCTTTAAACTCTTTTAATTGTATAGGCCACTCAACACCATATTTGTTAAGATTTGTATTTTTACATATATCTTTAAATTCGGTTCGCTGGTTTGGATGTGAGCCGTACCTCGCTAGACAAGTTTCTTTTATTTTTTGTTTTATGTCACTGTTTTGTATAGGAAATTCGGTACCAAATTTTTTTAAGCTTGCAATTTTCTTTTTTTCTTTAACAAACCCTATTTGGCTTATATTTGTTACACCATACCTGTTTGATATAGTTTTTTGTATTCTTGCATACCTGTTTGAATCAGAAAGAGCACAAATAGATGAGCAATATTTAGCGTATCCTCTCCCGAAATGTATAAATTTTGTGAAAGAACCGCACACAGAACATACTGGAAGAAGTGTAATATTATTGATAATACAATAAATTCTTTCAGAAAATTTTGATGATTTGATAAACTTTGTATGATCAATAATATCTTTATAAAGAGCTTGATGCTTACTTCTAAGAGTATTAGTAATGTGCTTTAAGTCTACAGTTTTTAATATTTCTTGTAATTGTATTTTAATATCTTTTTGCATAATACCTCTATAATTAATTATCAAACGAACATTAAATCTATAGAGTCTTCAACTTTATACTTGCATTTAATCCATTAAAAGAATTCTTAATTAAAAACTGAGGAGATATCTTGTTTAGTTTGTATTTTACACAAATCTCGTTTAAATCTTTTTCTTTAAACTTGTTTGGCCATATAACGATAGTTTCACCTTGTTCTATTAAATCTTGATATTTCTTTTTAACATCTTCATTATCTAGTTGATTATCTAAAACCCATATCTTCTTATGCAATGGATATTTAGTTAATTGTTTCTTTTGTAGTTCTGTTAAAACTAATCCACATATTGCAACTCCATTCTTCACGAACATACTATCTATTGGTCCTTCAAATATAAGGATATGAGGAAACTCTGAATCTATTTTGTCTATTCCAAACACAGATTTGTCTGCATCTACTTTAGACAAATATTTTCCAAACTCTTCATCCTTCTCAAATAGTGCTCGTGTTTGATAGAATATAATCTTTCCATTTTCATCAAAGAATGGAATACATAATCTGTTCTTGTGGATCTTATCATTTAAACTAATATAAAAGGTTTTACATCTATTAATAGCCACATTCAGCCTCCGCTGTTTAATATAACTTAGAACCGCTTTAACTGCGCGGTCATCGCGATAGAAATGTGTTTGCGTATCATCTAGCAGGTTAATAGAATCATTTGGCAATGAAGAGGTATGTTTTAAGAATTTGACTTCTTTCTTTCGGTCTTCATATTGACGTAAAACATCGTCTACATCAGATTCATATTCACTAGCTTCTTTAGTTACAGTATAATAAGAATCTCCTGTGACTTCCATGATCCATTTGAGAGGACTCCAGCTCCTCTGTTCGTTTTGACAGAAAAACTGGTTCTTGTTGATTATAAAGTAACCTCTCTTGCGGTTTTTAGACTTTCCTTCGCCACAAATAGGACAAGAAAAATTATAAACCTTTTGAGTTTTTTTGTAAATTGGTTTACGAGTGTATTTATAGATCGTATCTATAATATAAGGTAAAGGAAGATTCATTTACTTATATATTATATGAAACTAAAAGAGAGGCAAGTTATCTTACAGGCTGTGCATGAATAAATTTTTGTTTTAACCAGGATAACGCTTTTTGATCACCGTTAGCTGCTAAAGACAAATACCACATCATATTCTTATCGGTTTTATATTTACCTACTAGCTCTGCAAGACCGGGTTCCCCCATTTGTGTTAATTTTGCAGAGATATCTTCAATACTAAGTTGAGGTCCTTGATAGGTTGTTTCTCTTCCATATTTAACATTTTGTTTATAGGGGTTATCACTTTTACTTTGACCAGCATAGGTATTTTGATTTCCTGTTGAATTAATTGGAACTGCCCAAATTTCCTCTAAATATTTCTCAAATATCAAACTATTTTCTTTTTTCATATTTACTTTTTATCTCCATTCTATTACTGTTTCTACACAATCATTTTATGCTCCCAATGAATTTATCTTTTCTTTACGTTCCTTGCTAGCATCGCTAATAGCTAGTTTAACGGTTTCTCCTAAATCTTCTACTTGTGATTTGAAAGAAGCTAAGTCGCTCTTTAAACCGGGAACGGCCTTGAGAATAGAAGAAAACTGATCACTTCCAGGTGCAGCAGCTAGCTTTTCAGAAGTAGCAAATTTAATCATTTCTGTTAGCTGTTCAATAGCAGTTTGAATACCATCCTTCCACATATTAATCTTCTGTGAATATTTTTCAATTTCTTGCTTGTCCAACCCCTGTGTATCAAATTGCTGAGATAGTGCAGGATTATCAACAATCTTTGGGTTCTGATTAGCCCAAGTATCTTGATCAGAAGGCTCAGTAGCTGCTTGCTGTGGTACTTGACCAGCTGACATTGGTTCTTCTCTAAGTATTACTTTCTTGAAAACATCTTGATATTTCATAGTTCTCCTCTATTATATGTATAGTGTTATATCTTTTAAATATTTATTGATTTTCGCTAAAAATATATTATAATTTGTAGAATGAAAAGACTTGTAATGTTTTTAGATGTAATTAGGTGGAAAATAGTTTGGAGAATTCATGGTATTTGTTATACCAAACACGATATTCAGTGCAAGAAAAAGGAGCTCTATGGATAAAAAAGTATGTGTACTTCATTCAGGTGGACAGGATAGTCTAGCATGTATGTTAGAAGCTATTGAGAAATATGGCGCAGAAAATATTATTAGTCTAGGAATCAAATATGGTCAAAAACATTTTGAACAGGAAAATGCTGCGGCCTGGAGATTTTGTAATAGTTATGATCCGCCAATTTCAAGATTTATTATTTCAGTATTTGTGTTAGATTATAAAGACAGTTCGCTTACAAATGCAAATGTTGATATTCCTACAGAAATGGCTGATCAAAGAAAAACTGTTGTACCTTTTAGAAATACGCTATTTTTGATTTATGCAGCTGCCTTCGCACAAGAACATGATTGTGATAGAATTATATTAGGCCCTTGTAAAGAAGATTTTGAAAATTATAGAGACTGCCGCCCTGATTATTTTGAAATTATGCAAATGGTCATCCAGGCAGGATTAACTAAGCCAACTAAAGGAAGCGAACAAATCAAGGATGATTTCGTTGTTGAGGTTAATCCATTTGGCGCACATCAGTTTGTACCTGAAGAAAAATTAGATATTGTAATTGAAACGCCATTAATTAACGAAACAAAAGAAGAAACCTTAAAGAGAATTCTTTTAAAGCACCCTGTTAGTATTTATAAATACACCTATACTTGTTATAAAGGTGGATTAAAATCTTGCGGCAAATGTCCTGCATGCCAAGAAAGATTAGCAGCATTTAAAGATTGTGGTGTGGAGGATCCAATAGAATATGAAAAATAATATTGCGACAGTAACAGATGAAGGCAGGGAAACTAAAAGTGGTACATTATTTCATGCTTATAAACTTTCATTAGATGTCTTAGCTATTCAAGAATTGATTGCTGACGGAAAGGCTAATAAAGTTCTTACAAACATAAAACATGCGATTGATTATTTTTTTGAAAGAAAGTTTCAATGATTTTTTGGTGAAATACGTGAAGGATGGTCTGATAAACACATGAATCAAACTGATGATAATTTAGAGTTGTATAAAAAACATATACATGGATATTTGTTATTGAACTGGAAAACTGGACAAATTGTTGCCAAAAAAAGAAAGCCTAAAAATATAAAAGGTTTTGAAATACCTATAGAAATTGATTTAACAATTACACCACCAAAAGATCAGAATTATAAAGTAAGTGGTCATATACCTTTAACGGTGGCAAAATTGGGTGAAATTTTTGTGGAGTGTTTATAATGGAGTCTAGTAAAAATGAAAGATAGACTAATTTATTTCATTGAAATTGAAAAGACTTTTGATAAAATAATAATGTTATTAGATGAATATGTAAATCAATTAGAAAGGAAAATAAAGTGAATGTATATACATGCACGTCGTTTGATGGACTTTGGCCAGTAGGAACAGCTGCTGTGATTGTTGCTGAAAGTAAACGAGCAGCTAAGATGTTATTAGAAAAAGAATTAAAAAGAATAAAACTTGATCAAAAAATTGATATTAATACAATTAATGAAATTGACTTAACTGAAGCAAAGGCTATAATCATTAAATGATGGAGATTATTAATGATACTAAACAGAGAACAAATTAAAAACATTTTTGGTGTAGACTATTATGATGGGTCTCAAATACATTCAAGATTTGCATATAAGTGTTTTAGAGATCAAGTACAACCCGTAGGTAATATTATGGCATTTGTGTCTCCAACGGAAGTAACGACTAATCTAATTGATCTTGAAGATGCTATTACTAAAGACTATATATTTTCAGAGAAGATGATTAATTTCTGTTATGAGATTCCTAATATTGATTTATGGGGTGGAATAGCTTTTCAAAGATTATATAATTCGTATATAGGAGATATTCTTTCAAATACTATTCAGGCTCCTGTGGAAGTTGACGGTGATGACATTTTTGTTAAAAAAGAATTTACTCAAGGCGGAGTAGTACAACTTAGAGGCAAAGCGAGTGTGAGTATTGTACACAAAATACAAGATGCAGTAGTTGGACATACAGGAATCAATATTATAGCTGGAAAGAAAGCACCCGCTTTTGCCTATTCAACTAATATGACAGATGAGCAATCTGACAAGTTTATGAAGGATTGTATGTTAGTATTTTATCAGACATCTAAAGATATTTTCATTGCGAGTACAAAGGTAATATGAAATTGTGGTTACAGTTCAGTCAACTAAAGGAATACAATGAAAACAGATTATCCAATTGATACTGAAATATTATATAAACCTTGGCGAGCTGCATACTTTATAATTGAGCATGGGTATATTAAAGAGTATTCACCCACTAAGACATATGTAAGAATTGCGTCTCACATTAATATTACAGGTGATTGGTATTTGTCAGAAAATATAAATGTATTAGAAAAACTATCAAAATAAAATGCAACTCTTTGATCAATTGTTCGATATTCTTAATCGCAAAAATTCTGATTTCTGTAAAGGATCAGAAGATGATGAATTTCAATCAGGGTATATGCTCCAACGATGGCTTTCAATGTATTCAGAAACTTTAGCAAGATTAATAAATAATTCTACAAATATACTATGGTCAACAATAAACACCAAGCAGGATTGGCATCAAATATTAGCAGTATTAATTCCACAACTTCCTCGGAAGAAAATACAGTATCTTAAAAAGAATGCAGAAAAACGAAAAACAATTAAATCTGATAAATGTGTTTTAGAAGTTCTTGCTAATAATATAGAATTATCTGAAAAAGAAATTAAAGAGTATATTGATAGTAGTGATTTAACTACTAAGAAGTTAAAGAAAATGTTAGGAATAGAAAATGAGCAAAGTTGATTGGGCGTCAGTGATTGATGAAAAACCAAAGTTTCATAAAAAGTTTAATAAAGAAGTTTATTGTAAGAAAAATAAGATAAGTGGCAATAAGTACGGCCCACACATATATATTAATGGATACTGTAAGAATTGTAGTAAAATAGATCCACAAAAGAAAAAGAAAATAGGAGTGATAGAAGATGCCAACTGTGCTTAATTTAGATGATTGTAAAAATATGTCGTTACCAAGTGAATATGATATCACAGGGGTCTTGGGTGATGTGATTATGGGTGAGCAAGTGGATGTAGATGATTCAGGACAGGCCTATGTAGAAAGAGATGGTATTCTGGTCGATACCAATATTCAAAAGAATGTTTGGAGGGTGGCTCGAGCTATAATGGTAGGCCCAGATGTTAAATTAATCAAAGCTGGAGACCATTTTATTTATCCTAATGATAAAGGTATTACTGCTGTTAAATTTAGTGCTAGAATTAAACGCCCTGTAATATTTCTTAATGAGGCACGAATATTTTGTCGTTGTGAACCTAAGAAAACCTAAGTATCTTTAGATACTTATGAGAGTTACACAAGGCACTTTATTAGGACTATTGCAAGAAAATATAGTAGAGCTGAGGTTCAAACGCCGACGCCCTAAGAATGCTTGGCCTCCTTATCGCCGAATGCTAGCTACTAATAACGTTAAAATATTAAATAGTGCTCCAGGTCAACTTGCATTACACTTTAAACCACCAACACGTCCACCGCCATATCCATGGCTTAAAATGAATTTAGTATGTACATGGAGTTTGTTTATGCAAGATTGGCGGATGGTTTCTTGTAATGATGCAGAGGTCATTACTGTTATTCCATGTAAGCCAGAAGAACGGTTTTGGAATTATTTCAACATTTATTTACAAGGGATGGGCCCACAAGAGAAAATACAATTTATGCAGACTTAGTTGATTGTTATAGATGTTGGATAAGTATGTTTAAATGTCTATTGTAATATCAAACACGGAATTAGAAGAAAGTTTAAAACCTTTGTTACAATGTAATATAAAATTAATGTTGGGAAACAAAGTATGGCGCACTGGAAAACTGGTTTTATTTAATCAACGCACATTTAATATTGAGTTTAATATATTAAACAAAAAAGATAAAATAGAACGGTTTGAGATACCTATTCCTTTTGAAGTATATATTAAATATCCAAATATTGTATTATTTGATTACAGTTTGAAAAAAATGGGAATTGATGAAGATGTGGTGGGTAAGATAATGAAGGAAATGAAATTTGATAAAAAAAGCAAATTTTACAATACTGTATTGAAAATAGAAAATGAAAATATCATCCAACAAATTTAATAATCTAGCTAATGCTCTTAAAACCGATGAATCAGTTCAATATGCATTAAATGAGGCGGGTAGAAAGGCCTTGAAAGAGTATTATGAACTGATTAAAAGTTTAGGGGATTCTATTTATCCACTAGTGAAAAAATATTTAGTTGATCCTGATACGTTTTCAAAGATTTTAGCCGTCCAGGTTATTTCTATTATCAGTTCTAGAGAATTAGGTACAGAAGAATTTAAATTGATGACACGCTTGGATGCTTTGACAAATGGTGGTAAAACTAATATAGACACTTCTCGCCTGCCTGTAAGCCTTGATGATAATCTAATGAAATACCTTGAAAAAAATAATATATAATATATTATTATGAAAAGAGGTATTTATGATTGAAAAATTAATTGTCTTATCTTTAGTCAGTGGTGAAGTATACGAAATTGAAGCGGATGAGATTAAAACCTTAGAATTGTATCATGCTATTTTAAAAGAATATCCTAAATCTAATTGTTCACAGTGTCATGGTAGAGGAATAATTGGTTTAAATGTTGCCAATAACTTTTATGAACCGTGCATGAAATGTTTACGAAAATGTTTGGATACAGAAAGGACTAATGAAATCGCTAAACATAAAAAGTCATTTTCCTGAGAATTATACACCACGAATACCTCAAGAATCTATTGTAAGCCAAGTAGCCGATGCTCTACAATCTGATACTAAATTTATAATAATTCAAGCTCCGACAGGCAGTGGAAAGTCTCATATTGCAGCCACTATTGCTAATGCAGCATCTCTGCCTCCTCAACGATTTTGTGATTTGGTGAACACACATGAAATTTATAAGAAAGATTATGTATCAGACACTTATATATATGAAAAAGAAGTTCTGAAGATGCCTCCTTTTGGATGTGTTGCATTAACTGTTACAAAAGCTTTACAAGATCAATATACTGAAATATTTGATAATTGCACAGCACTGAAAGGAAAACAGAATTATGTTTGTGAAGTAGATGGAGATTTTGATTGTGATTTAGCTCCGTGTTTATTGTCTTCAAATTTATTAAATGATTGTTGGAATACTAAAAAATGTCATTTTCATAATGCTCGAGATGCTGCTTTACAGTCTAAATTTGGAGCTTTAAATTATAGTGTATTTTTGAATATGCCCGATTTTCTTAAAAGAAAACAAATAATTGTATGTGATGAAGCCTCTGAATTAGAAGATGAATTGGTTAAACATTATTCCTGTGAAGTTAATTATAAGACGATAAATGTAGACGAAATGGGAATATCTAAATTGACTACTACAGATCCATTTATTGCTCATAGATGGTTGTCTGATCTATTGGTAAAAGTAAAACTTAAAGTGGATGCGTATGTAGCTATATTAAAAACATCTAAAAAGGCAAGTAAACGAAAATTATTAGGAGATGTTACTCGCGCCAGGATTTATAAAAATTTATATGACAAAATTAGATTGATATTATGTAATTGGTCAACAGCAGAGTTTATTATTACAATTGATGGGACATCTACTAAATTTGTTCCGTTGTATGTAGATACACTAGCACAAAATTTTTATAAACATAATGATCATATTATTTTAATGTCTGGAACAATTATTAATCATAAACTATTTGCAGAAACATTGGGTATTAAAGACTATAAATACATTGAAGTAGATTCTGAATTCGCTGCAGATAAATCACCAATTTATAGTATGTCTAAAGTTAAATTGACATATAAAAATGTAGATGTAGAAATGCCAAAATTGATGCATACAGTTAAAGAGTTATGCGATCATTATAAGGATCAAAAGGGAATTATTCACACTCATACAAACAAGATTACAAAAATTGTTCAAGCAAAATTTGGAAAAGATAAACGCTTTATTTTTAGAGAACCTGGTGTTACAAATGAAGTTGTGTTGCGAGAACACTTCTTAAGAGATGATGCCTCTATTATAGTTTCGCCTAGTTTGGGGTTTGGCACAGATTTATGTGACGAATTTGGAAGGTTCTCGATTGTTCTAAAAACACCTTATTTACCATTAGGAGATGAAAGAATTAAAAAATTAGCTAAAAAGAATCAAGGGTGGTATGAAATGAAAGCTATGATCAATTTGGTTCAAATGTGTGGAAGAACAACACGAAGTAAAGATGATTTTTCAGATACGTATATTTTAGATGGAACAGCGGTACAATTGATTAAAAAGAATGTAAAACATTTACCTATATGGTTTAGAAATCGTCTTGCGTGATTATTAAAATAAAGGAGAAAAATGAAAAAGAGGGTATTGATTGGTATATGCTTATTAGTAGCACAATGTGTATTAGGTTCTGATAGATTATTAGAAATACTAATTCCTACTGGGTATGTCAATGATTATGCTGCAATTTTTACTGCAGATCAAGAAGCATTGTTAGAATCTAAACTAATAGAGTTTGAAGCAAAAAACTCTACAGAGATTTCAGTAGTAACAATAAAGTCTTTAGAGGGTGGAGAAATAAATGATTTTGCAACCAGATTGTTTGAAAAGTGGGGTATTGGAAAGAAAGACAAAGATAATGGAGTATTGTTTCTTATTGCTATTGAAGATCGGGATGTTCGAATTGAAGTAGGATACGGACTTGAATCACAATTAAATGATTCTAAAGTAGGAAGAATATTAGATACCAGTGTAATACCACATTTCAAAACGGGTAATTATGCCCAAGGAATGATTGATGGAACCGATGCAATTATTAGAAATATTTTAGTTCCAGTAACACAGCCAGTTAAAAACACAAGTAATGATTTGTTTTTTATTGTGATTTTTATAGGTATAGTAGTGTTTATGGTTATCATTGTAGTAGCTTCTAGTAATTTGAAAAGAGCAAGTAAAAATGTTCCACCAAAAATAACAGAGAGATATATTCCTCCATCGTATTATATACCTTCTCCGCCATCGCAATCCTCCAGCACACCACGTAGAACAAGTAGTTCATCAAGTTCGTATAAGCCTAGTAGGCCATATAAAGCTCCGAGTTTTAGTGGTTTTAAAGGATTTGGTGGTGGAATGTCTGGTGGCGGTGGCGCATCTCGAAAGTGGTAAATATGTACGCTTTTTGTAAAACTAAATCCTTTATGGATCACGGCGGATGGGTTGTTTTGAGTCAGTGTGAGTCGCTAAAAGAAACATGGAACGAATTAGGATGTTATTCAGAGGCATCCGGGGTTTTACATAGTTATTTAGGATTAATTAATTTACCAATATCAAACGTTTTATATAATTACTCAAATACAGATTGTCCAATAATAGAAGTAATCCTTACGTCTATATATTACGACATTAAATTATATAATAATATGGAAGAATTAGCAGAAGACAATTTTGTGGATTTACTCTAAGATCACAATATCGTAATGATAAAACTCTCCGTTATCATCCACGCCTGACATTGATATCCAAGTTTCTGCAGGACTATTTGAGTACACTATTTGAACATAAGATAATGTTTCCAAATAGTTTAGTCTAGTGGTTGTAAATGTATTAGCACGAGGAATCCATTTAAAGAAACATCTTGAATATAAACCTGGATGTGGATCACTGTCTTTAGAGTAATAATGATTACTAGCTAACCAGAAATGTCCAAATTCATGTTTTATTACGAAACCTTTAACATCGCCACCCGTTTGTGGATTACATCCTATTTTAATATATGTTCCCCGTTGCCATCCTCCAACATACATACCCAAATTAGGTTCAAACCAACACCAATATCCGCTAGTTGCGAGTTTGTCACAGGTCATTACTTTTTTAACAGTACAACTCCACCTTTCTTCTAATTTAGTGCCTTTACTTACAATACAGGCCCGTGCACTATTCAATTCTCCGTAACACATATCTTTTATATCATTGGGAAAGTTATATTTGATTTTATCACAATTTCCAAATAATAATGCAAGACTGAAACAAAACAGACTATTTATGTGTTTAAAGTTCATTTACTTTCTTCCCTTATTAATAAATACTTATAGAACTTATGAGAAACTATACGTATCATTTTGAGATTAAGACCATTTTGCTTCAATTTGCTAATGCTCTTAATGACATAATCATTAAAAGATATAATACAGACAAGGAAGCAGAAGATCAAATTCATGTTAATTTTATGCGGGCTCCTAAATCTAGAACTTTATGGGAATTAACAAACAAGAATCAACATTTTAAGCTTCCTATAATTAGCATATGGCCTTCTAATATTCGCCGTAATCCAGCCCGTGTTTTTGAAAAATTAGATGGGGCTAATTATCCTGAAACCTTTTCAAGAACCACATCCGCCTGGTGGTATTTAAAGCAACCAGTACCAGTAGATTTTACTGTTAATGTAGCCATTGTTGCTCGCTTTCAAGAAGACATAGATCAAATATTAACGAATTTTATTCCATATACAAACGATTATTTTGTTGTAAGTTGGAAATGGCCTGACACACTTCCATTTACTTTAGAGATTCGAAGTCATTGTATTTGGGATGGTAGTGTAAATTTAGAATATCCTTTAGACATTCAAAATACTGCACCTTATAGAGTTATTGCCAATACTACATTTACTGTAGAGTCTTGGTTGTTTAAGAACAGTCCAAATCCTTGGGGACCCATTTATAAGATTGATACATCCTTTACGGCTGTAAGTGATATTGAAAAATTTGAAATTATGAGGGACTGGGAAGAAACATACAATACAGATTATTATACAGATTACACAGTTATTTCAGCTCGACCACAATTTACAGTAGTTCGTCCGTTTGCTGTGTATACAGGAGCCCCTAGAAGTTTTAATGTAACTGGAAAAATGTTAGATTACACAGATAGATTGTTTATTAGTGGATCTAATCAGAGTATGTTTCTTTCATCCGATAATTTAGGATTAAGTGGAGGATACAATTATTTTGATTTGTTTAGTAGCGTATCTAGTATGTCAGCTGCATATCCTGGATTTAGCGCTGTTGAATTAGAACAAAATTGTTGGAATATAGAAGATCAATATAAGATTACATTTTCATTAACCCCTACAGCAGAGGGATGGTTTGATATTGTAGCACTTAACAATGCAGGGTATGGCATCATGTCAGTAGATTGTGTAAGACCAACAACTAATCCATATCCATCAGCCATGCCAGAATATGATACGTATGTTGAGTACCAGCATGATTGTATTTCAGGTATTGAAGTGCGTGAACTTTAAATAAAAAATAATAAGTAATATAAAGGTAAAATACTATGGTAGATAATGCAATGGGTGGAATGAGTAGGGCAGGCACTAGTTCTGCTGGTCAAAGTTTTATTAGCACATTAGTTGCCAGAATGCCATATTCCTATCGCATTCTTCAAAATGCTATTGAAGCTAATCCAAAGTATGAAATATTTAATGATTTAGTAACGCGCAAAGATCAACGCATTCGGGCGCAATCTATTATTCAACATCAAGATGCCTTTGGTGGGCAATTGATGATTGATAAACGATATCATCAATTTATATATGCTGATGTAGATACAGATAAAGTTCGCAGAATACAAGACTATCGTAAGATGGCTGCATATGCAGAATTAGCAGATTGTATAGATGAAATTGCAGATGAAACTATAGTAAGAGATGAACAAGGAGATATTGCTAAATTATTTATTAGAGGAGATTATAGCAATATAGTTATAGATCAATTACAAAAAGAATGGAACAAATTTGCCCAAGTATTCGATTTAGATAACAGAGGGTGGGAAATAGTTAGACAATTCATGGTAGAAGGTGAATTGTTTTTTGAAAATGTTATTTCTGAAAACCGTCCCGATTACGGAGTTATTGGTGTAGTGGGTATTCCTACAGAACTTATTAATCCAATTTACGACAATGTGCAAAATCAACTTATACAGGGGTTCTTACTAAGAAAGCCTATTATTAGTCCTAAGCACACATTCACGACACAATCACATGAAGAATTAATTACATTAGATAAAAATCAAGTTACATATATACATTCCGGATTATGGAATGAAGATCGAACAATAAGATTGCCGTATATTGAAAACGCACGTAAAGCATATAAACAATTATCGCTTATCGAAGACAGTATTATCATTTACCGCTTAGTAAGGGCCCCTGAAAGATTAGTATTTAAAATTGATGTAGGCAATATGCCAGTACCAAAAGCTGAAGAATATGTCAAAAAATTAATGCAGCAATTTTGGTCTAAAAAGAATTTTGATGGTTCTCAAGGTCGAGTAAACAATGTATATGATCCTCAAAGCATGTTAGATGCGTATTTCTTTACAAAGAGAGGACAATCTTCTGGAACAGAATTGAATCAATTGCCTGGCGGGGCAAACTTGGGCGAATTAGCAGATTTATTATACTTTCAAAAGAAGTTATATAAGAGTTTAAAAGTTCCAACAACACGATTAGATCCTGCAGATCCTTTTAAAGATGGTTCAGAAATCACACGTGAAGAATTAAGATTCATGAGATTTATTATTCGCATTCAACAACAAATAGCTCAAGGTATAAAGAATTCATTTATCACCCATTTAAAATTAAGAGAGAAGAAAATAGATGATGAAGATTCAGATAGTTTATGGACCCGCCTAAAATTGAGAGAACATAATATCAGAATAGAATTTAATACGCCTACTAGTTTTGGTATTATGCGTGAACAACAAATATTCAATATAAAGAAAGACAATTATGCAGGAATAACACAAGGTGAATTAATTGCTCCTAGTTTTGCTCAGAAATATTACTTAGGATTGACAAATGAACAAATGGCTGAGAATAGAGAATGGTTGCGTAAAGATGCAGCATTGTCATGGGAACAGCAACAGATTATAGCTAGTGGACCAGATTTTAGAAAGCAATTACAAGCTGAAAACGAAATAGCTCAAGCAACAGGTGGGATGTCTACTGGAGGCGGAGGAATGCCAGGAGGTTCGTCGGAATTACCTATGGGAGAAGAAATACCTCCTGCGTTCGGTCCAGGACCACAAATGGGAGCAA